TTCTAGTTCGAGTTCAAGATCTAGTTCTAGCTCTTCTTCTTCAAGTTCTAGTAGCAGTTCCAGATCAAGTAGCAGTTCTTCCTCGTCCAGTTCTAGTTCCAGTTCAGGATTAGTTGTCAGTTCTAGTTCCAGCTCCAGCTCTAGATCTTCCAGTAGTTCTAGCTCACATTCCAGTTCTTCAGCATCTGTTGGTCACTACTCAACTGATTTTAGTAAATATTCTAACAACGAAAATCTTTTAACAAATGATTGGACTTCGAGATGGAATACAGCACCGGGGCTATATTGGTTAGGTGCAAATGATTATGGTGATTATGGCGGTATGTCTGGTGAGGCATATGTTGATGCCATTGCCAGTAGAAGAGGTATGTCGTGGGATGATGTTGGAGATCAAACAGACGCAGAAATTTTATTCAGAGCACGACAGTCTACAGAGGCAAATTATAATACAAGAGTTGTTATAAGAGGTTCTGGTTCTGGTGATAGTATATCAGGTTATATGCTAACACTGTATGGTACCAGTCACATAATACGAGTACACGAATGGAGTTCGGGTACTGCATCTACAGTTGGTAGCTATTCCCTAACAATTGATAAGGATACTTGGTATTGGGGAAGATTTCGAGTTGTTGATGATAATATTAAAGCAAAATGTTGGACAGGAAGTTTAGGTGACGAACCAGGATGGCAAATAGAGGAAACAGACTCAACACATTCAAGTGGCTGGGTAGGGGTCTCTGCATACGATCATAGCTGTTATACATACTACGACTGGTTTGCTGTAGCTACTGGTGGTGGTACGGCTGAGGGACCATCTTCATCTAGCTCATCCAGTTCTAGCTCTCGATCTTCAAGTTCCAGTTCTAGTAGTTCTCGGTCAAGTAGCAGCTCTTCTTCTTCAAATTCAAGTTCCAGTTCAAGTTCCAGTTTAAGTTCAAGTTCCAGTTCAAGATCGAGTAGTAGTTCCTCATCTTCAAGTTTTTCTTGCGGTTACAATGACGATTTTACAGGAGATAATGGAGATCCTCCAGACCCAACTAAATGGATAAATATTAGTGCGGGTAATGGTAGTGCTGAAATTCAATCGAATAAGTTACGTGGTATTTATGGAAGTGGAGGAGCAGGAAATTCAGCAGGAGCTATACTACTACCGTGGATTACAGGTGATTTTGATGTAGAGATTCAGGTAGATGCTCAAGTTGCTCCTAATGCAAGTGGTTGGCAAGCATATCTACGCTTTGATATTGATAGCAATCATTGGTACTGGATTTCTTTGTGGGCGGAATTCAATAATAAAAAATGGCAAGCTGGATATAGAAATGGTGACGGTGTTCAATATCCTGATAATGACAGCCGTACTCTAGATAATGGTTGGTTGCGGATTACTCGTAGTGGAAGTACGGTAAAGGTATTTTATGATGAAGGTGCAAAAAGTGGTTGGACACAGTTAGATGGACCTAATGGGCGGGATATAGGCGATGGTGATGGTAGAATAGCTTTATCTGTCAATGCCTGGAGTAATTACCCAGAGCCAACCGTTGATTTTGATAACTTTACATTCAATGAGGGATGTGAAGGGTTATCTATTTCAAGTTCTTCTAGTAGTACAAGTTCTAGTTCTAGATCCTCAAGTAGTTCGAGTTCCAGAAGCTCAAGTTCCAGTTCACGTTCTTCTAGTTCATTTAGTACTTGTTGGTGTGATGATGATTTTACAGGAGATAATGGAGATCCTTTAGATGAAACTAAGTGGAGTGATGAAAGTCTTGGTAGTGGTTATATTGAGATACAAAATAATAAAGCTAGATTTGTAAAACCAAGCGGAGAAAATAATCCAAGAGCCGATTTATTGGCAATAGTTTCAGGTGATTTTGATGTAAGGGTAGATATAGATGGTGTAGTTACACCAGATAATTCTGGATGGCAGGCTGGAATTCAATTTACTATAGACGATACGCATTTGTTTCGGATGCGTATGTGGCAAAGTCTCGCTAATCCTGATTGGCGAAGTGGGTATGTTAATGGTGGTTCTGAGATAGAGGATAATGATTCTAGGTCAGGTACAGTTGGTGCCCTTAGATTAACACGTTCTTCAAGTACTGTTAGGGGTTATTATGATGAAGATAGAACAGGTGATTGGGTAGAGCTTGAGGTAGGTGGGGCCTCTATTGGTAGTGGAGATGGAACAGTACGTCTTTATGTAGATGGTTGGAATGCGGATCCAGCCGTAACTGTTGATTTTGATAATTTTAGATTCTATGCTGGTTGTCCTTCTTATAGTTCATCGTCATCAAGTTCAAGTTCTAGCTCTCAATCAAGTTCGAGTTCCAGTTCGAGATCAAGTAGTAGTTCTTCTTCATCTAGTTCCAGTTCCAGTTCAAAGTCTAGTTCTAGTTCAAGTTCATCAAGTTCCAGTTCAAGTGTTGCTACTAGCTCTTCGTGTTCAAGTAGCAGTTCCAGTTCCAGCTTTAGGTCAAGTAGTAGTTCATCCAGTTCTAGTTCTTCAAGTAGTTCCAGATCAAGTAGTAGTTCTTCTTCGTCAAGTTCCAGTTCCAGTTCCAGATCGAGTAGTAGTTCATCCAGTTCTAGTTCTTCAAGTAGTTCCAGATCAAGTAGTAGTTCCAGTTCGAGATCTAGTTCTAGTTCTAGTTCATCAAGTAGTAGTTCTAGTTCATCAAGTTCTAGTTCCAGTTCGAGATCAAGTAGTAGTTCTTCTTCATCTAGTTCCAGTTCCAGTTCTAGCTCAAGATCTAGTTCCAGTTCTAGTTCCAGTTCCAGTTCTGCACTCACTTCGAGTTCGAGTTCACGGTCTAGTTCAAGCTCAAGCTCTAGCTCAAGTTCTAGCTCCAAATCTAGTTCTAGCTCTTCATCCTCTAGATCAAGCAGTAGTTCCTCCTCATCAAGTTCCAGTTCCAGTTCTAGATCAAGTAGCAGTTCTTCATCATCTAGTTCCAGTTCCAGCTCCAGATCGAGTAGTAGTTCTTCCAGTTCTAGTTCCAGTTCAAGTTCTAAATCGAGTAGTAGTTCTTCCAGTTCTAGTTCCAGTTCAAGTTCTAAATCGAGTAGTAGTTCTAGCTCGTCTAGTTCTAGTTCGAGTTCAAGATCGAGTAGTAGTTCCTCATCATCTAGTTCCAGTTCCAGCTCTAGGTCGAGTAGTAGTTCTTCTTCATCTAGCTCCAGTTCCAGCTCAAGATCAAGTAGTAGTTTCTCTTCATCTAGTTCCAGTTCTAGCTCTAGTTCGCAATCAAGTTCTAGTTCCAGTTTAAGTTCCAGTTCAGCATTTACATCTAGTTCATCAAGCTCTAGCATAAGTTCTAGTTCGAGTTCAAGATCGAGTAGTAGTTCATCCAGTTCTAGTTCTTCAAGTAGTTCCAGATCAAGTAGCAGTTCTTCTTCGTCAAGTTCCAGTTCCAGTTCAAGATCAAGTAGTAGTTCTTCTTCATCAAGTTCAAGTTCCAGTTCCAGATCGAGTAGTAGTTCTAGTTCCAGCTGCAGTTCAAGTTTAAGTAGTAGTTCTAGTTCTAGTTTATCAATATCGTCATCAAGTTCTAGTTCATCATTGTCATCATCAAGTTCGAGTTCAAGATCGAGTAGTAGTTCTAGTTCCAGTTCAGCTTCTGTGTTCACTTCTAGTTCTTCTAGTTCAAGTTACTCATCAACTTCCTCTTCTAGTTCTTCATCCAAATCTGCTTGTACTGATGTGGATGATGACTTCACAGGATCTAACGGAGATCCCCCAGATTCTAGTAAGTGGTTTATAACTTCCGGCAGTCCTGACATACAAAGCAACGCTCTAGAATTGACTCAAGCATCAGGGGCATTGGGAACCACTGATGCTGTCCGTTCAAAATTCGTGTTTACAAGTGATTTTGATATTCAGGTTGATTTTGAAGTTACAAGCGGCCCCGCATCTCATCAATGGTTCTTACGAATATCAGCCTATGCGACTGATCTGGGCTGTAACGTCAAACTATTGGAATATGGGTATTATAGTGCTGGTTACCGATACCAAGCACATTCAAGAAGTAATTGTGGGTCTGGTTTTACAACTAAACCATATGCTATTTATCCTAGTAGCGACACTACAGGCAAATTAAGACTTACCAGAACAGGTAATTACATAAAAGCCTACTACTGGAGAAATAGTCAATGGAATGAACTTGTAGATACTTACGGACATACAACAGATAGCGATTTCCAGATTGAGCTCACTACAGTAAATGGAGAAACCAATTATCCTGGTGCTACATGGCGAGCAGATAATTTTACGGTTAATGAGGGTTGCGACAATCTAGAATGGAGTTCAAGTTCTTCTAGTTCCATATCGAGTTCCAGTTCAAGTTCAAGTAGTAGTTCCAGTTCTCGATCCAGCTCCAGTTCAAGTAGTAGTTCCAGTTCACGATCTAGTTCCAGTTCCAGCTCCAGTTCCAGTTCTCGATCCAGCTCTAGTTCGAGCTCTAGTTCATCTTCTAGATCTTCTTCCTCAAGTTCGAGTTCGAGCTCCTATTCCAGTTCGAGCTCATCTTCTAGATCTTCTTCTTCGAGCTCCAGATCGAGTTCAAGTAGAAGCTCATCATCATTTAGTTCCAGTTCCAGTTCGAGATCGAGTAGTAGTTCTAGTTCCAGTTCGAGTCGTAGTAGTTCTAGCTCAAGTTCATCTTCTCGATCTTTCTGTACACCTGTTAATGATTATTTCACAGGAGATGATGGCGATCCTCCAGATTCTACGAAGTGGTGGATAACAGCGGGTACTCCTGAGATCCAAAGTAATGCTCTTGAATTTACTAAACTATCAGGAGAAGGTACTGGCACAGATCGAGTACTATCGAAATTTATGTTTGTTGGTAATTTTGATATACAACTCGATTTCGACATGATTTCTTGGTCTACTGCCAACCAGTCCTATGTCCGTTTCGGTTTATATGATACTGATCTAGGTTGTAATATAGCCTATATAAATTATGGGCGCTTGAACAGTTTTTGGAGATATTTCTTTTGGTATAAAACGAGTTGCGGAGCAGGGTGGAGTAGTTTAAATGACAGTTATAGTTCTATAGACGATCCAGGTAAGCTACGTTTCGTAAGGTCTGGAAGTTCGGTAACTGCCTACTACTGGAGAAATAGTCAATGGAATTCGATTAGTACAAGGACTGTAACTAGTAATAGGATGCAAATTCAGCTAGATGCCTCTAATGCTGGAGCTTCATATCCAGCTCTTACATGGCGAGCTGACAATTTTATAGTGAATGAGGGTTGTGAAAACATACAATGGAGTAGCAGTTCTAGTTCCAGTTTTAGTTCTGAATCAAGTAGCAGTTTTAGTTCCTCATCATTATCTTCAAGTTCCAGTTCCAGATCGAGCAGCAGTCTTAGTTCTAGTTCATGCTCATCTTCTTCTAGCTCTAGTTCTAGCTCTACTTCCAGTTCCAGTAGTTCTCGATCTAGCTCATCTTCTTCAAGTTCAAGTTCTTCTCGATCCAGTTCCAGTTCGAGTAGGAGTTCACGCAGTTCCTGTTCCAGCTCTAGTTCGAGGTCAAGTTCCTCTTCTAGTTCTAGTTCCAGTTCTCGATCTAGTTCTTCATCATCAAGTTCAAGTTCGTCTTCCAGTTCCAGTTCCAGTTCTCGATCTAGTTCTTCATCATCAAGTTCAAGTTCGTCTTCCAGTTCTAGTTCCAGTTCTCGATCTAGTTCTTCATCATCAAGTTCAAGTTCCTCTTCCAGTTCTAGTTCTAGTTCTTGGTCTAGCTCGTCATCTTCGAGTTCGAGTTCAAGTAGAAGTTCGTCATCATCAAGTTCCAGTTCTAGTTCACGATCAAGTAGTAGTTCTAGTTCTTCAAGTTCTTCACGATCCAGTTCTAGTTCTTCTCGGTCAAGTTCCAGTTCTTCCCGTTCCAGTTCGAGTAGGAGCTCGTCATCATCAAGTTCAAGTTCTAGCTCTCAATCAAGTTCGAGTTCCAGTTCTAGTTCCAGTTCACGCTCTAGTTCTAGTTCCAGCTCCAGTTCCAGCTCTCGATCAAGTTCCAGTTCCAGTTCTAGTTCCAAGTCAAGTTCTTGTTCATCTAGTTCGAGCTCCTACTCAACTGGAGGCTGGGAATTTGAAGGTTGGTGTTATCGCCGCCGAATCGATATCAATCAAGATCTCGTTGAAGCGGATCTGACTAACTTCCCAGTATTGATTCATCTACAAAACGATACGAACCTGTATGATCATGCTAGAGATGATGGTTATGATATCATATTTGCAAGCAGAACAGGTGTACAGCTTGATCACGAGATACAAAAATTTGAGAAGGACGGAGGATCTGGAGAAGCTGAGTTAGTTGCATGGGTGAAAGTACCGGAGGTTCATGCTGACAGTGCGACGATCATTTGGATTCTCTATGGAAACCCAACACAAGCTATACCAACGGGTACTTCTGACACATGGGATAACAATTTCACTAGAGTATGGCATTTAGATGAACAAGCTAACGGAACAGCAGGGGAATATGCCGATTCGTCTGGAAATGCGGTTTCAGGTACTGGTGGTGGGGGTGTAGCTAGCAGAACACCGTCTAGAACTGATGGGAAAATCTCTTATGCGCAACTATTCGATGGTATTGATGATTGGATCCAAGTTCTAGATACAGATGATCTAACAGAATATACAATTACTGCTTGGGTAAGAGCAAATGATATTACTTCTACTAGTATCTTACTTAGAACAAATAACCTAGGATCGGTATTTTCAACACAGCTGAGAATTACTGCAAATAGTAAATTTGAACATTACATAAGAACGACAGAACCGGCAGATGAAGTAGCTACTGGAACAACTACTATCCAAACCGGTCCCGATCCAGATACTTGGTACTATGTTGCAGCGTGTCATGAAGATAATAGCCAAATTTCGATCCACGTAAATGGTGTGAGGGAAGATATAGAAGTTGTACAAGAAATATCAATAGTTACAGATAGGTGGCGCTTCGGAAGATCGGGGAATGGATTTGGTTATTTTAATGGAATTCTAGATGAAGTACGGATTTCAAATACAGTCAGATCAATAGAGTGGATCCAAACTGAATATAATAACCAAGTTGATACGGTAATTGGTGATGATAAATTCATTAAATCTATAAGCGATGAGGAATGGCTCTGTAGTAGTTCCAGTTCCAGTCGTAGTAGCAGCTCAAGTTCTAGATCGAGTAGTAGTTCGAGTTCGAGTTCCTCTTCGTCATTCTCTAGTTCCAGTTCCAGTTCCAGCTCACGTTCCAGTTCTAGTAGTTCGAGTTCCAGTCGTAGTTCCAGTTCGAGATCCAGTTCATCTTCCAGTTCATCTTCTGCTAGTTTGGCTGGAATTGTATTGATCGGTGACTTGACAATTTACTGGTTGGAATCTTGTAGTTCTAGTTCTAGTTGTTCCTCAAGTAGTATTTCTCTTGAAGTAGCTGAACAACTAACTGGCATCAGAGCAATTGTACCGGAAAGAGGTACAGTTAAAGTACGGATAGTATTCAAGGATATGGATGGAAACACAATAAAACCAGATTCGGCTAGTTACATACTTTATGATAAATTTACTGGAAATATCAGGCAGGAAGGTAATATTACACCTATACAAACGGCAGTATATTTAGAGTTGACATCTGATGCAAACTTGATTTATAATCAGAATAATAGATATGAAATTGCTGTATTACAAGTGACTTATATTTACAGTGGTAGAACAGCTCGGATGACGGCTCAGTACAAGATCAAAAATTTAGCAAAGGTGACATAAAATGGCATTAACAGCACTTGTTGGGGGATCTACGAGTGATACTTACGTCACTCTTGTTGAAGCAAATGCATATATTGCGAGTCGTCCCGATTCAAAAAATTGGAATGATAGTGATTATCTAGAAAGAGAGAGGTTGCTACGACAGGCAACAATAGACTTGGATATATTCAAATTCAAGGGATCGAAGCTCTTCAAAGGGGGTGAAGGTGGTGGTCTGGAGCACGTTCTACAATCTTCAATCTATGATGTTCTTACTTCCGGCTATCAAAGACTGCAATTTCCAAGAGACTGGCAAGAATATTATAGTGGCTATGCAGACAGTGGTACGACAACTACTCTTGTAGATGCAACCTTTTCTTCTTCTAATTTTGCAAGAGAAAACGACTATTTTAACTATGGGGCAATCTACATCATAAGCGGTACGAATAAGGGTCAATCAAGGGAAATTTCAGATTATGCAGCATCGACCGGTACATTTACTGTTAGTACTGCATTTACCAGTCCAATAGATAGTTCGAGTCAATATCTCATCATCTCCCCCCTTGATAAATATGTCAAATTCGCAACCATCGAACAAGCACTTTATCTCTCTAACAATCTAGAACTTGCAGAACTTCAGCAGTGGAAAATGGCTGGGATTGTCGCAAGAACTATTGGTGATGTAAGTATTCGCTTCAAGGACGGTACTGGTTCTTTGGATCGTGTTGGGAGCTTCATGGGATCGAACTCCTTTAAATACATCGAGAGATTCATCAATCGTTCTATGAATACAGGTAGAGGATAACTTAAACAAGAGGAGTGTAATTATGAGGAAAAGACTTAATAATTCAAAGATGTTAACACTTCTGATGATTTTATTGATGCTTGTAACTGTTCAATGCTCTAGTTTCGTGAAGACTACGTATAGCTCTTTGGGGACCGCTGGGATTTTATACGATACAAGTATGAAGACCATTGCCGAATTATACAAAGATGGTCGGATGAGTGAGGAAGCAAAACAGGAAGCCGTAAGAATTGCTCAAGACTACTATGCTGTATATATGTCGGCAGTGGCAGCTTTGGAGGTCTATCAAGGAATGTCGGCTGGAGATAAGGAAGGACAAAAAATGAGAGTTTTGGAGTTGATGGAAAAATTAGCAGAAATTGGTGGGCATTTATCAGATATTATCAACAAGCATAAATAAGGAGAAGAAGTAATGGATCCAACGATGATGTTTATCATAGTAATTGTAGAACTTTTAATGAAGCATGGAATTCCTGGTGTTATCAAGATCATCAAATTGTGGGATGTTAAGGAACCTACTCTTGAGGACATACGAGCTTTAAGAAACCTTGTAAAACCTCCCGAGTTGTATTTCGCAGACGATAGCAATGATAGTTAAGACCCGTAAGGGCTATTATGTCTATAGCCAACCATCTGTATTTGGAAGGCGAAGACGGATTGCAGGGCCGTTCAACACGTACCAGCAAGCAATTCCAGCCAATAAAGCTACTAAAAAAAGGAGGAAGAGAACGAGGCGGCGAAAAAGGAGGTAATCGGAGAAAATTGGATGGCCAAAAGAAGCAAAAGACAAACAAAAAAGAAAAAGGAGAGGAAGTATGCAGCAAGAACCAGAAGTAAAAACCGTATCGTTTATGGCGGCGGATAAACCATTTGTCCCTCTAGGTAGTAATACCTAGATGCAAATCTCGTTAATTGCTGGAAACTCCTATAGAGCTTTTGGTGCTACAACGGAAACAGAAATGTTAAACGTGACAGCTAAAAAACCAAAAGATTGGACGATCAGCAGCCAATCCCCTTCATGTACAGATTATATATGGGGCAGGTTCAGAGACCAACGTAAAGTGTAGAACTCAAGTGAGTTCGAAAAGCGAGACATCCTATTATATGTTTTAGGATGATGATATGGTCCGAGCTCATAGGAAACTATGAGAGTCTAGAGAGCGGAGAAATCCAACGGTTAGACGTACCATCGAAAATGGGGATGCGGTTATTACAGAATGTTTTTACCGAGTGTTGCTTTATGCAGGAAGGGAATTCCCGCACATCTCATCACTACAGATCGAATCCATTTATATAATCTAGCTGATACTCTGGTCATTCAACGTCCAGCAGATCCTAGTCTTGAGGGTGTTGTAGAAGAGGCACAAGCTAGTGGTAAGAAAGTGGTGTTTGAGCTTGATGATGATATATGGAATCTACCGGACTGGAACCATGCATATCCCTTTTGGACACCAATGAGGACTGGAGTGACAACAAATATATTGAAGAAATGTGATAGGGCAGTAACAACAACCGAACCTCTTGCTGATGTGTTGAGAAAGCATAATGATGATGTAATGGTCGTCCCTAACTGTGTATTTGATCATAAATATATTGATCTTCCAAAAAAATTACAATACGACTCTGATATTATTATTGCTTGGATTGGATCATCATTTCATCAGAAGGATACAGAGGTTTTTGGAGGGCTTATTCCAAAATTGTTTGATAAGTATGAAAATATAGGCATGCTTTTTATGGGCGAGTCTCCACCAAAGGACCTATCTCCTTATTTTAATAGAATCATTTCCCTTCCATTTGTTGAACCCATCTATTACCATCAGATTTTGAGTAGCTTTCAGATGCATATTGGACTTGCTCCTCTTGTGGAATGTGACTTCAATCGATCAAAAAGCCCCATCAAACTTTTGGAATATCTTTATACAACAGCTTTTCCTGTCTGCTCCGATATCGACCCGTACTCAAATATCAAAAAAGAAATGGAAAACTCGTGCATGCTAGTTCCTACACAGACGGAACAGGCTGGAAAACTTGATGATTGGATGGATGCGATAGATTTCTGTATAAATAATATAGATAAAGTAACAGAATATGCAGAAGAGGGAAAAAAGTTCGTTCTTAAAAATTATAATATTGAGAGTGACAGTATGACAGAACTATACAAGAAGGTATATTTTGTAGAGTAAGGAGGAACCATGGAAAAGAGGCTGCTTACCTGCCTGGTACGAGATGATTTTACTAACTTTATTTTGCTGTATCGGAAATTAGTCATGAGTAATTTCGACTTGATCGGAATAAATACAGCTTACGATAAAAAAGCAAAAAAATTCGTTCTTTCACAAGATATTATAAGTTCATTCAATGGAATTGCTTATCTGGGTCCTACTCCTATTTATGAGGAATACGTCTCAGTAGCTAATTTTCCACATGACATTGATTTGAACCGATATGTAAATAATACTATTAACATTGATATTATAGAGCATCTTAAGAACCATCATTTAGAGAAGATTTTTCCCAGGCAACCGACAAATTATATGCATAAAATCAATGTGAACAAGGAAATGTTTGAGGACGTACAGAAACTCATTGATAAAAATGCCATCAATATTGCCATTAACGCTTTTGATACGAATTATGATGCAGAATTTTCCTTGCAATATGATCTGATTTACTGCCTGGATAAAATAGAAGCACAGGTAAACAAACCAATTCATATTTATATGGTAGCAGTAGTACATTCGACAAAAGCAGGAATGATAGAAAGATCCATAACTGAGGCATTGGAACCATTCAACTTCACATTACATAACTATGCCGGTAAGACACTGACCGAACAGATGGCGGTACTTCTAAACTCAGATCTTTTACTCTCTGGACCATACGGATTGGGATTTTTAGCATATACAGCCCACGTTCCTGCTTTTATTATTTATCCGTTTGATATGCACTTCTTGAAGGGAAAAACCATTGATCCAACAAGGAACACAGATTGGTACATCGAAACGACAGATGAAGACGTTTTTACAGATGTGAAAAAGGCTGTAGATCTTATACATAGGAAATAACCGTGATTGGTATTGGCATTGTTACACATAATGATGTAATTGATAAGCAAGAGATAACAGAACATACCGATCCTTTTGCCCTGTTGATGGATCTGATTTCTGGAATTGATATGTTTACGAAGGAAGAATACGTCCTCATCATAAGAGATAATGACTCACTGGATTATCGATTTCGTGCATTGAACATCGCACTTCGGAAACGATTCAAGCATGTAAATTCGCTTTTTATTCAATCAGATATTAATGATCTTACACACGCTTGGAATGAAATTATACGAATTGCACTTGATGATTTCGATTGTGAGGCAGTAGTAATGCTCAATCAGGATATATTAGTTACAAGATCCTGGGAATATTTCATTCAAGCGGTAAAAAGACAGAACAGAGATTTTATAGCACCGGTAGCCAGCAGTTCGGCATATCAGGAACTGCAGCACGTACCAGAAGAAGAATATGAGTCGCAAGATTTAGTATGGCATATAACCAGTGCCCAAGGTTTTTGTTGGGGGGCATCACGCCGAGCCCTCAAAGAAAATATGTTCGATTCAAAAAATTACTTTGACCCAGAAGTAGAATGGGATTATAATGAAGAAGAGTGGGAACAGCGAAATAATAATAGCGGTGGAAGAACACTACTGCTAAAAAATACATACGTTGTCCATCTCGACAAAGGTCTGTGGGTCAAGGCGGGATTGAGAAGTACCAAGAGACCTAAGGAACTTTATCGAAATGAAACATTATCAGCCATCCAAGATACATTTAAATATTCAGATTACATAAGAGGCAAACATGATATCTGATCTTCTTAGACAAACAATTACAACCATCTATTCTGTATCTAGGGATGGCTACGGAACAGTTACAAAAACAACCGTATACAGTAATGTTCCTTGTCGGTGGAACGAAGAATTTCAGATGGTGCTAAATAAAGAGGGCAATGAAGTAATGGCTCAAATTGAATGCTGGTTACCTACAGAAATAGAGGGGTCAGCAACGATAATTAATACTGACTATATATTCTTATTTGGAGGTACAGAATATACTGTTATAACTTACAGTAATAAGTATAACATTAGAGGCGTTCGGGAATTTGTAAAAGCATTTCTAAGTTAAGGAGTGAAACATGTACATTACGCAGGAACAGATCAACAAGGTATGGAGGATGGATAGGGAAGGAACCAGAGTTCGAATTATTCAAGGTACAGTTGGACTGCCTGGAAAAGTAGTCAAACGTATCCTACTTGGAGAAATTAGTACTGAAGGAGAATATACTAACGAACCTAAAAAACCACCTACCAAAGAAGAAGTTGAAATGGTTGTGAATTCTTTAATAGAAACCACAGTAGAGCTGGCATCAAAACAAAAATTAGAGCCGGTTATACTACATGAAGAAGCACCTATGCCATCTGTACCAGAACCAGCACCAGAACCAGAATCAGTGCCAGAACCTATACCGGAACCAGAACCGGAACCAGAATCAGAACCAGAACCGGAACCAGAATCAGAACCAGAACCGGAACCAGAACCGGAACCAGAAATAGGAGTAGCTTCTATTGATGAGATGGATGAACTCATTAAAAAGGCAATTGCTGATGGAAGGCCTCTTAATCATATATACAAGCATGGTACAATAGAGAAAGGCGGGTGTCTTCTTTGGCAGGAAACGATGATTAAAGGAGAGCCACATATTGGAGTATGGAGAAAATTTCTGCCCCTCTATCGTCTAATGTATTACAAAGAATTCGGCACATTCCCAATAAGAGAGGTGTCTTGTAAAATGCACCCTCGATGTATTAAGCCTGAACACTTGGAGTAAAAATTGTCTCTAGAATCCAAAATAAAATCTGGAATTGCTAATCTGAAAAAATACAACAAGAAAACAGAAGTGTACACAATCTCCGCTGGCAGAAAAGCGATGGGAGCCAGAGGAGTTCTTGTGTTACAGAAACATATAAGAAATCAGCCTGTACTTCTGATAAAAGCAGCAAAACGTGGACTCCTAGAAGCTGGTCTTGAGGCATTTGAAAAGGCAATGGATTTAGTTCCTCTTGATACTGGCAAATTAGCTCGTAGTGGTAGGCTTACAGTAAATAATGTGATATACGCAAAAGGTGAATCGGATGGTGATAGTACAGGAGTTAGCATTGTAAAATCTCCAGACAGATCACTACTTCCTACTAAAGAAGATGTGAACGCATTGGCTGGAGGAACTCTAAATGTAGGTATCTCATTTTGGCGAACAGATGATAATGGTAATGATTTAGCTCTTAGGTTACACGAAGAGTTACAACCAAGAGGAACTGGACCGAGTCAAGCTAGGAAAGGAAGTCCACCTAGGGGAGGGAAGTTTATCGAACGTCCTCTACAGGAAGCAAAAAGACGACTCTTGGCTCCGATAACCAAAGAGATACGAGCAACTCTTAAAACTATGAAATAATAAGTTTGACTTTTTATTTTCTATCAACTATAATCATGTTAGGTTTATAGGTGTTACACTATGGCAACCCTACTGGATGAGGTCGTATCGTATTTAGTTTCACAAGGACTGGGCACTTTCGGAACAGACCTGTTTATTGGTTTCGAACCTGATACACCTGCAAATACTGTAACACTATATCCTACCGGAGGAGAGCCTCCACAAGCAGTAGGTGGGAAAGAGTTCCCAACCATGCAGGTCCGAGTTAGAAATGGAACATATCCTGGCGGGTATAACAAGGCCGAGGCAATCTATGGCGTGTTGCACCGCCAAAGGGATTTCCTAAGTACATTCCGTGGGCGATGTTTTGCGATGCAGAGCTCACCAATGTTCATGGGAAAAGGAAAGAATGGTGAATTTATTTTTACACAGAATTTTGTATGGTATCTTTCGCATAACCCAAATACGTCCAGCAGTTCGAGCAGCTCAAGTACGTAATGAACTAATATTTTGACCAGCTGGATAGGAGGTATAACAGGATGGCTCAACCACTCAATTACACCTTAGGGATGGCAGAGCTGACATTTTACGAAGATACCAGTCCCAACGTTGACTGGTCCAGCAACGCAACATGGACAATCGGCAACATCGTAGTTGCATCTATGGCCCCTGAAGTTACATTTCTCGATCACTACACTACTGTCAATGGTACACGTAAGAAAGACCGTTCCTTGATTACTAACAAAGCCCTTGCTATCAACTTTACATTTGATGAGATGACGGGTGGGGCGATGAAGGAATGGCTACTTGCAAGTGCTCAGAGTAGTAGTGATCCTGCTGCAATTTCTGGGCTGAATTTCGAAATATACCCGATGGCTAGGGGTGAGATTAAAGGCTGCGCCAAACTTGAGTTTAACTCAGAGTTTGGTAGGGACTACACATGGTACATTCCTTGTGCCTCACTAAAGCCAGATGGGACGATGGACTACAACGCCGAAGACTGGATGAACGCTAAGGGAATTATTGAATGTTTGGTCGACGATGCTGGTGATATTAACAAGCCATTTGGCAAGATTGTATTTGACGACGCCAACATCTACGAGAACTACAGCTAATATTCCACTCTCTATTTGGAACGGTGGAGGGGGTTTCGGCTCCCTCCACCCAACCTTTTCTTGTGAAGGAGATGTACTGCTATGACACCTGACGAACTAAGAAAAATAAAAAAGGAGGCAGAAGAGGCGGAAGCCCAGGCGAAGGGGGAGGTAATAGAAAAAAAAGTAGAAGAACAAGATGAAGAGGAAGATGAGTTCAAAGGAAAATCTGAAGAAGAAATTCTTTTTCCAGAGATTGAAATAGATGGGTTTAAGATACGTCCATGGACACTTGGAAAGCTCAAGAGAGTAAATCCATGTCTCGAACGTATACTAGGGAAACTTGAGAATAAAGGCATAAAACTAACACTGGATAACATTGAAAACAATCTTTGGGATCTTTACATTGCTGCAATAGATGAAATTATTACTATTCTTTCAATCTCCCTTGATGTAGAAGAAGAAAAATTAGAAGATATTCCGATCCCGCAAGCTATCCGCCTAATATTCCTTGTCTATAAGCAAAATGAGGATTCAATAAAAAACGTATCAAGCCTCCTTCAGATGACGAGCGGATAGACATTATCTCGTTGGGGGAGGTCATTGAATATCTAATAGAACACAATCATGCTGTTAATGATATTTACGAGAATTATACATTAGACCAACTCTGGTTTTATTATAGGAAATCTGTTATAATAAGAAGAAAAGAGCAACATGAAAATGCGATGTTAGTAGCAAGCTGTATGCCTCTTGTATTTGGTGGAAAGGATGCAGCAAACGCCTTTCAGAAATTTGTAAATTCACTCCTACCTAAAAAATTCCGAAAATCGCTCTACAAAGCGGAACGGAAACAGCAAATTAGAGAAGCCCGTCCCGACCTCGCCTTCCAGAAACTAGGTATACCAATGCAACCTGCTAAAAAGCCAAAGAAGGATAAAAAATAAATGGCTAACGGTGGACAAAAAATAGGCGGCATTTATGTAGATATTGGTGCTGATATTACCACTCTTCAGCAAGCAGTAAGTGCCATAGTGAATTTGGCTGGCAAGATAAATAAAGCCCTTGAAACAGTAAAAATGACTCCAGATACGGAGGGCTTTGAGGAACTAGGGACAGAGACACAGAATATAATAAAGATGATACAAGACTTGACGAAGGTAACTGAAAATTTTTTCGACCAGTTGCAACATTCTGGAAGATCTCTTAAAGAAAGCCTCACTGCAGTAGCAGAAAGTACAATAAAATCTACAAAAACTATAGAAGATTTTGGATCGAGATCCAGTAATACATTACGGGCAGTAGAAACATTAATTAACACTATAAATCAAGTACAGGCAGACCCAAAATTTGCAAGGGCATCGGCACAAAAGCAGCAAGCTATTGGTAGAATAAAAACTGAGGCAATAGATCTATTACAAACTCTGAAACGTTTTGACCAAATGATCAGAACTGCAGGAATAGCAGAGGCATTAAAGTTACCAGAGGCTGGAGTTTTAATGCCATCTCTTGAGAAATTTGCAAAGTTATTAGGTAGCTCCATAGCCCCACAAGTAGGTCATATAAAAAATCAACTTTTATCTTGGCAAAAAATAGATCCAGGTTCTGATAAATTACACGATATGATAATCGACCTACAGATAATGAATGCTAGAACAAGAGACCAAGAAAAACTATTTATATCAACAAAAGAACATCTTTTAGATATGAGCTCAGTATTGCGGGTAACGAGGACAGGAGAATGGCAACCCCTAGACATAAAAACTATTAAAGATGCAAATAATCTTGTAGACGAGTTTGTCGCAAAAGCAAAAAATGTCAAAGGTGGGCTAAAAGATGCTGGAGAAGCTATAGATACTAAATTTGGACCTCCTGCAAGAAAGATATTCCAAGCATTAGATAACCAAATAGATCAGGTAATTGCACGACTTGAAAGATTAAGAAGAACAAAAGGTATTACAGGTGAACAAAGGGAGGAGGTAGAGAAACAGATTGCATCTTTAAGGTCACTATCAGAACAAACGTCAAAACTTTTCACTGAAACAGCCAAACTAGACCAACTTTCCGTTGATGTTGATCTAAAACGTGCTGCAGTAACATCTGATAAGGTACGGGATAGTGTAGACACTATACGTCTTTCATTAGAAAGGAGTGTTACGAAAGCATTAAAGCTGTCTGGAGCATTTGAAGCCATACTTGCAGTACTTACTAGCGGTCAACCAACAGAAAGTATCCTGAAGTTATTAGGTTTGGATCCAGAAGGAAGAGCAGAACTTACTGAAGGAGAAGAACAGATAGTACAAAAGTGGAGAGCTACTTGGGATAGCATTGACGACACCGCTAAAAAGGGTGGTAAAGAAGCAAGGAATAGTATACAACAGGTATTCAGAGAGTCTATAACAGGATTTAAGGGTGCTAGACTAGATATTAAGGATTTTGTACCAGATCCCAAAATTCTTGGACAAGCTTTGGAAATCCCTTTGCGAACTGTAGAAGATACACTCATGCGGCTAAGAACACGATTTGCTTCCATGCGAGAAGAATTGAGGGGTGTTATAAAGCAAGAGGATATGAAAATGATTGATTCCTATATCGGCTTTCTAGATATGCTTGCAAATAAAATGGGAAATACAAGAAGGACATTCCAGGCCGCAAGGGATACCGCAATTGATTTTGGAACCAAAGGATTGGGGACTGCTGTAATAAGCCAAATCCAACTATTCACAGATAATATGGGGCTGCTGGCAAAACAAACTATGGAAATGCAGAGGTTGATGTCATTGAAAACAATGAAACTAGATGTCAACTTTCAAGGAAGTATTAGTAGTCTCAGGGAATTATTAACTACTTTTAGGAGTGCCAGTGTTGGGATTGAAAATAGTTGGACATCAATGAAAGAGGTAGTCAGAGCGGCAACAGAGAAAGTAATCGAAAAAGTGGATATATTTAGGAAAGTAACAGGAGAAATCTCAGGCATAGGACTCCCAGGATTTGAAGAGTTTGTCAAACTTGATAACGATCTGAATAAATTATCGGCATCGGTAGAAACAAATGCACAAGCTTGGCATGATTTGAACGAGGAACTTATTGGTATTAGTCAAAGAAGTCCTACAGCGTGGGCAAAACAGCATATAAAAGATCTGATAGTAATGAGGGGGCTGGCTATAGATAACAAGGAAAAGTATACGGCACTTGGACAAGAAATAAAACGGGTTAGCACACAAGAAGGAGCGGAGAAAGCATACTACGCACGAATCAATGAGCTCCGAGAATGGATGACATTACTTAAAAATACACTCAACGAAGAGCTCAATATGTTCAAGGAGCATGTACAGCAAATTGAAGATATATACGGAGAATTAGCAATTAGAGCTGGTAGGCAAATGACAAAGGAAATGAAATTTGCACCAGTACAAACAGGACTTGAAGTAACAGAATTCCAGGCAGATGCATTAGATAAAAATGCGATGGCAGTAGGGAACCTCAAGATAAAACTAGAAGAACTGAACGCCCAAGAAACATTAGGTATTCAAACAAAGAAGGCTTATACAAATCAATTGACGGTACTAGGAGAAATAGTAGAGAGATCTGTTCCTATATTTGGGCAACAGGTGGAAGAAATTATACGGTTAGGATTAGCCGCTGGAAAAACATCTGTCCGACTTGATGCACTTGAAACAATTATGAATAAATTAGCCGAAATTTCCGGTAAAAAGAAGGTGTTTGGCGAGCAATTCAGTGAAGCAACAGCAAGGATGAGATTGTTGGAAGAAAAAACTAAAAGTGTCGCAGGAATTATTGGAAATCTCGGTATAGGAGTAGATGCAACCGGCCAGAAAATGGTTGATACATTCTCGAAGATGGATGAGATTGTGGCTGGTATACCTCCTGATATACATAGGATGAGAGCAGCAATTAATAGTGCTAATATCGTTCTTGGACAAATGAAAAGTAAGGTGGGAATAAGTGAAGATAGCTTTAAAGCACTAGATAAAGCCCTTTCAGCCCTAAATTCAAACACTCGGGATATGATTAAAAGTTTTACTTATGTTGAACAGTTACGGGAACCCAAAGTCCTCAAAGCATTGGTTGAAGAATTAGGTAGATTAGTTAAGGAAGGGGTTGATCCGGCACTTGAAGCAGTTCATAAACTATTTACGGAAATGGAGAAAGAAATAAATTTAGATGATGGAATCGAAAAGGCTGCTGATAGCATTCCTAAGCTACAAAAAGAGTTAGAAAAACTACAAAGAGAAATGATGGTTACAGGAGTGACGGCAAGTTCATTGAAGAAGGAGATGAGTCTTCTTCAACAATTACAAGTCCAAGGAGTAGCATCAGCGGCTCAGGTTAAGCATTTGAAAGATGTCCAGGCCGCAATGAAAACTTTATCTCAGCAGTCCAAGAACGTGGCTGAGTTAGATATTGCCCAATCAGCAGCAAAATTAGGAACTGTAGGAGAGAAATATGAAATTATTAATGCGAAGTTGAAAGTATTCAAACAACATATGGATGGCCTTATCCAATCATTAGCTATCATGACCGGTGCGACAGCACAACAGGCCACCGAAGAAGAAGCAAAAGAAAAGATAATGGTAGAAAACATTAATTTGAGGATTCGAAGGGTAGAGCAATTAAAATTCTTGTATGAATCTCTAGGCAGTGTACTCCATCAGTTACGGTCAGTTCAAGACAAGAAAATTGGACTGGGCGATAAAGAACTGACTCAAACAAAAGCACAGATTGAGGGATTAGCTGCAGCCATAAAACTGTTCACTGATATAGAGATTGATACAAGTAAGCTTGAAGGCTTAGATCTCAAAACTGTAATAAAGATACTTGAAGACGCATTGGGAAAAGTAGGTTCTAGAATTGATATTGTTCGGGAGAAGTTACAGCAATTATCTGCAGAAGGGCAGAAAAAATTGGCAATCGGAGTGGAAGTTGAAAAAACGGGAAGAGATATCGAAGTGATGAGAGAGAGATTAGAAATACTCATTGGAGCTCAGGATCGTGGTGGAGCATCTCTACAGAATTTATCAGCACAATATAAAATATACCAAGATCTTATGAAACAAGGAGTAATACTTGAAGAAGAAAGAGCACGGATGATTTCTCTTGGTCAAACTATAGAGGTACTAAAACAGCAATTCATTGATATTGTACAAATACAGAAAGGAATAACCAAAGGACAAGCCGGATTAGTTGCTATAGGTAGAGGGTACGAAGCAGTTACAAATCGAGTAAGTGGATTTAAGAAGGTGATATCCGATCTTGGTGATACTGTTGGAGCAGTAACCGGACGTACACAGAATCTTGGAAATGCCGAACGACAATTCGCACAAATCTTATCAACCAATATAGATGGCATGAATAAATATATAACAGAGATTCAGGCTCTTGATAAAGCCAGAACTATGCTTGAACGTGTCAAAGAACTCAAAGACAAGAAACAATTTGTTGAAGCGAGGGATCTTGTTCGTTTGTTGAGGCAAGAGATGGAAAAATTAAGCGGAGTACCTCTAGAACTAAAAACAAAAAAACTAGAAGAAGTAGAAAAGGTAATTGTAAGCTTAAGAGAAAATGCCGTTAGGGAAGTAGAAAGGCTTATGACAGAAACGGGAGAGAAATTCGAAGAGTTTGAACCAAAAATGAAAATAGAAGGACTGGATGCAAAAAAATCACAAGAATTAAGAGAAGCAAGAGAACAGCTTGAACTATACGGCGAACAAGAAAAAAAGGGTGAAAATATTGCTGAGGCCCGACAGAAAAGAATTGAGGCCGTAATTAAAGCCATGAAACTAGAGAAAGCACCACGAGAAGAAGCAGCACGATTTCTACAAGATCAAATAGTTGTAGAGGGACAATACATACAAAAATTGCAAGAGGAATTACAATTAAGAAGGGGACATCCAGGGTTACTTTTCAAACTAGCTTCAGAAACGGGTAGGAATGTTAAGCTTCAACAGTTATACAATACTATAATGGATAAGAGTAAGGACGGTACAAGAGAACAAGCAAAAGCCTACGAAGAATTAGCAAAAGAAGCACAAAATTTATCGACCCAAGTAAATAAATTACAGGGACGATATAAAGGTGTTACCCAGATGGTCAACACTCTTATCTCCGACATAAAAAGTCTAATACTTGTTCAGATCAGATGGTACGCAACCCAGAATATCATTTTTAGGTTTACTCGTGGTGTAAGAGATCTTGTAAAATTTTATGCAGAACTAGAAACACAGGTAGCTCGTGTTACAACCGCAATCGCTGCAGAGTATAATGTATCAGCCAAATCCGTTGAAATTATGAGTAGATTAAGAAGTGAGATGATACGGACTGGATCAGCTGTAGAAGATCTAGCCACTATCATGTGGGAATTGATCTCTGCTGGCCTTTCAATGAAAGAAGCAATGGCAGGTGTTAGTCATGTCACCAATCTAGCACTAGCAGCAGAATTGGAGATTGGCGAAGCAACTAGAATTACAGCTGGATTGTTTAGAGTTTTTGGAGATCAAGTAGCAAAAGCAGGGGATGCATCAGATAAATTCAGATATATCAATGACCGTTTAGCTGCAACACTTAATCAATCCCAGGTTGATATGAACGGGTTAATTGCTGGTCTAGGTTATATGATCAACGAGGCAGATGCGGCTGGATTATCATTTGAACAGGTTTTAGGTGTTTTGTCTGTGCTAAACAACAGATTACTTTTAGGATCCAAAGCTGGTAGGTCAGCATCAAGAGTTCTAACACAACTTACATCTAATGCCAAGGAACTGGCAAAAGCGTTCAGCATTGATATTGATTTTACAAAACCCTTAGATCTAGTTGATGTTCTTACCAAATTAAATGCAGCACTAGAAAGAGGTATGTATCAAGGACAGCTTACGACCATACAATTCGATAAACTTCAAGATATATTCGGACAGGTTGGGAAAAGAGCTGCGGTAGGACTTATTACAAATTTAGATGAACTAAATAAAACAGTTGCCGCCCTGCAAACTGGTAAATTTGACAATCTGGCAGAATCCATGGCAAAACTCAAGATTGAAACTTTTGCTCAACAAGTCAAAATACTTGTAGCTAGATTCAAATTGTTAGGTAAAGATGCTATCGAACCAGTAGTTAGCTTGCTTAAAGGTCTTGTATGGGTTTTGAATGCGGCAGGAGACACATTATCTTGGCTTCCTGATACTTTAAAACGATTGGCAGTACAAATAGCAGTCGTGTATGGAATATTAAGAGGAATGGGTAAACTACTTTTAATGAAAAGAATTGCTACTAGTAGTAAGGCTCTTGAAGCACTGTCAAAACCTGTCACTGCTCTTATATTATATTTCAGATCTCTTACTGGACAAATGGATCTTACTGAAAAGGCGGTTCAGGGTGTAGCTTTTGATTTTAAGCAAACTTTTACCATACTCGTTCCAGCAGCAATGGCCAAAACTACAAAAAGTATATGGGCTACTGTCACGTCACTTACTGCACTTAAAGCCGCCCTTACTGGCTTCTGGATGGGTCTAAATAAGATAGGATTGGCGATTGCTGCTGTAGTATTTGCAGGGTATCTGCTATATAAGGCGTATAAAAAACAAGAGGAAGCACTGAGAACTGCAAACACAGAACTGGAAAAGGCAAGAGAAGCATACTTAGAAACACTTGACGCTATTGAAGCAGAACAACAAGCGTTACGTGAATTAGCAGAAGAATATCGTACTACAATTCCTTATACCGAAAAATGGTTAAGGGTACGAGAAAGGTTAAAACTACAGTATCCTGGTATATTAGCTTATTTAGATGCAGAGCTTGCAACAACAGGAGAAATAGAAAAATCTATTGCAAAATGGACAGAACTTACCCAGAAAAGAATAGAACTATTAGAACGATTGGAAAAGTTAGAAGAAAAAGAAGCTAAGCAATTAAGAGAGCTGGAAATACGACTTTCCTCTGTTACGAGAAAAATGTATGGTTTATATGATGGAGCTAATGCTCTTGGCAGGGAGCTTGAATCCACAACTGGGCTTGAGAAATTTCGAAAAAATGTAGTGGATCTTGCTAAAGGATTTACTGAACTGATAATACAGGGCAAAGAACTCCCTAAAGATGTTAACCTTATTTGGTTACAATTCAAAAGACTTGAAGAGCCAGTATTTACGCTACAAAGATTGAAAGAATTACTATTAGGAGTAGGTGACGCAGGTCAAGTTGCCAACAGTGAGCTACTTAGGGTTATTCGTGATCTTCCTCCAGAGATTCAGGATATATTCAAAGATTATAATATAAAAATTGGTGTTGAAATAGGGCGAGAAGATGTTAGGAAAATGGTAAAAGATATAGAAAAAGAAATAGAGAAAGAAACGGCATTTGCTGATATAGAAACTGAATATGCCGCTCTTCGCACAAGGCTCCAACGACCTTTGCTTTCTCCTTTTGCGGCTCTTGCGCCGGATGCTACTAAAAAGGCTCTTACTGACGCTATAGCAGAAGCTTCAACATTTGTAGATAAATTTGAAAAGGAAACACCAGCAACACTAAAAGCAACTCTAGTAGAAATGGATGCAGATCTCCGTGAAATACAACAGCGCAATCTAGTAGCTAGAAAAAAACTACTGTCAGAAGGTGCCAGTGACATAGACAAACTAAGAGCGGAGCTTTCATCTTATACAGCCGCATTTGATGAGCATCAAAAAAAATTCAGTGACGTTTCAGCAGCGTACTATTACAATACATTGCAACGAATGATAGAGCTCATGAGATCCCTTCAAGGTGCAAGTGAACAAGAACAACGCTCTATCGAAGCCCGTCTACGAATTTATTATGGTAGAATGGGAAGTTTGTCGAGAGAGCATTTAAAAAGAGCAGGAATAAACATAGAAAAATTTGAACAATTGCTTAGAGGTGGAATGGATGTATCGAGTAAGGAAGCAAAAAATCTAATAAAAGACTTCGAAAAAATTGGGGAGAAGCAGAAAAAAGTTCTTGGCGATGCTGGATTAGCCATGGCAAAACAAATAGTAGATATGGTAGATAATGTTAATGATTTAGAAGCTGCCTATGAACGAATGTTCGGAACAATTTCACGGATTTCTGCGCACGGAACAAATGTTGTAAGAGAACATCTAGAACGTAACCAAAATGTTATCCGGCAAGTTATGGCCGCTTTACCTGCCCACGCAAGAAAAATGATGGCACAAGCTACAGTGGTAGAACGGCTCGAAATGGTTAGAGAAGCAAAAAATACGGTAAATGAGATTAATCTAGCAATAGCAGAGTTAGGTATAATTGCCACACCTGGAGTAAGAGAACAAATTAGAGCTCAGAAATTTCAGGAGTATTACAACAAGATAAAATTAATATCAAAAGACTTTTATGAGACAGAGAAGAAATTAATGGATGAGAGCCGTAAATATCTGTCCAAAACTATATCTGAGATGGGCTCTGAAAGATCAATTCATATACAAAGAAATCTAGATCTACTTACTAAACAACGGGATATTGAATTAAAATATGCCGAACAATTAATTACTGCCGAAACAAAAATCAAAGCTGCAAGAGAACTTTCCGTCCAAGAAGAAAGCCAGCAGGAATTCGATAAACTGACAAAACGGATAGAATTTTTCAATGAGAAAGTAGATGAGGCAAATCAGGTAATTGAAGAAATGGGACGGAAGCTTGAAGTACTGCAAGAAGTGCGTGAGGACTTTTCAACCTTACTTATAGGAAAGCAGCCAGAAACATTAGAAGCCATATTCAAACAAAACATAGGGGATATTCAAGAATTTCTAGCGGAGGATGAAAGACTTCTGGTAGAAGCCTTTAAAAAACTCATAAAGAATATAGACAGTGATCAGGCAAAGTTTTTAAATGAAATTATTGAAGAACTTCGAAGACACTATGGATGGACACATGAGGTCGCACTACTTTGGTTTCAAACTTTATTTAAAGATTATGAAAAATTAGGCTTTAATTTTGATAAGACTATAGCAACCATAGAACAGAAAACATTCACTACAATGAAATCAACACAGGATAAGCTATACGACTTACAGCTCAATCGATATCATGACAATCAGCAACTTGGAATTATTATGGACAAAATTAGAGGCGAGGATTTAGATAGTAATGTTCAATATCAAACTGCAAAACTTCAAGAAGATCAAATCCTATTCCAGAAAGAAACTGAGAATAATCATGCAAGATTAGAAGCTAGTGAACAATTCTATAATGATATGGCAGCTCTAAGAAAAAGAGAATTAGAAGAATTAGATAAATTTGTGGCTACATTTGACTCAGTAATGTCTCCACAACAATACCTAAATCTGATGCAGGAGCGCCTTAAAATACAAGAAAAATTCAATGTAGATCAAAGAAACCGTATACAGGAAACGATAGAAAATTACAAGCGTTTAAAAAGTGGCCTAGTTAAACAGATTACCGAAACAAACGAGGCAATTAAAAGAATTGAATCATACGAACCTCCTTATACAAAAGCTGAAGAAGAGGCAATTGCTAATATGAAAGCGAGACAGACACAAATTCTAGCCGAGAAGGAAAACTACGCAAATAAAATGAAGGAGATTGATGAGAAAATAGCAGGAGCGAAGGGAGTTCCTTGGGCTCAAAAGTATTTTGAGAAGAGGTATGAACTTCAGAAAGCGGCTATACAGGGAAATGTAGATGTACTAAAGGAGGAAGAAACGGAACTTCAACAGGCTCTAGCAGAGATAGACAAGGGGGCCAAGCTTAGAAATACAGCTTCCCTTCGGCAGTTTCAGAATTATACTGAACAACTAAAAGTTCAATATGAAGCAACAATAAGGGATCTCGCAGGAAAACATGCTGAACTCTTGTTAATAGAACCACGGGAACTTGCAGATTTTGCCATCAAGAGTATCCAAAGGGTACAGCAAATAGCACAGGAGCAACTAGAACGTGCCAAAGTTAAAGTCGAAGCTCAGTTTTTAGTAGGTGATGTTGATCTTGGTTCTATTAAAGAATGGGAAAGTGACATACTCGAATCAATTAACGAGTTTAGCTATAATGTCAAAGAAGAATTTGTAGAAAAACTAGATAAGGCATTGAGGGAAGGAACCGGAGACGTTAGGGCAAAATACGCAACCTACCGAATAATATTTGAAGATCTTATGCGGAAAAGCTATCTTGAAACTATTGAGCGCACAAAGACTCAAGCCAGGGACGCAATACGAGAAATGTTAGAAACTTCTCTGCAAGAAATTGAAGCGACTGCACCGGTACTTCGAATGGATATTGATATTCCAGCTCTTAAAGCAGCAGGAGTTGAAGTAAGTAATATATTCCAGTGGCAAGATCAGCTCGTAGGAAAAGCCGAAGACCAGAAGGAAAGATTGAAAGATATGATAGAACTTCAAAGGCAGGTACGACTAGAAGCAGAAGCGGAAATGGTACCTCTTAGAGAGAAGGTAGAAAAGACAAAAAAGGCTGTTGAGGATGGGAAGAAAGGAATAATTGATCGCATAAAAGAAAAAGATAAGTACGATGAATTAGTTGCGGCGGCAAGAGAATACGAATTATTAGTCGAACGAAAAGCTAAACTTGAAGATAAATCAGTAACATACAAAGAAGGCGAGGCAGAAGCTCTTGACGAACAGCTAATAAAGCAAGATAAAATAATTAATCAAATCATAGGTGAGGGAAAAGCACGAAAAGATGTACTGAATGCACTAAAAGACCAGGGTATACTGATACAGGCTGCGGATGAGGCTGCTCTAAATCAAAGAATTAACTATCAAAATTGGGCACAAGCTATTGATATGGCTCTTAGATCAGGGCAGTCTTTAGCCGAACTAGCAAAATATACGGGGAGTGCGTGGGACAGAGCACTACTAGGAATGGTCGATGCTCTGTGGGATTTTCAGCGACAAGCAACAGATTTCTTCGAGGTATGGAAAGGACTGGCTAATACAGTACTGGAAGGACTCAACACAGCAATTGTAGATACCTGGAATGCAATCTTTAGACCACCGAAGCAAGAAATTGAAAATATGTCAGGAGAGTTGAGAGAGCTAGAAGAAGAAGCAGCTAGGATTAAAAGGGAGATGGATCTAATTGAAGTTGGACTTGTACTGCCAGAAGAGGCCGCAGAGCACTTAGAACTTACACAGCAGTGGAAAGAGGTTCAAAAGGAGATAGCAAAAGCACGGGGCGAATTAGACAAACTAGAGAGTACATCAAGGCGGGTAGGAGAAGCGTTTAAGAAATTTGCTCAGACTCTATTGGATGCTCTTGCAGATATTATTGCACGGCTAATCATAGTAAATATCCTAAGTAGTCTAGGAGGACTATTTGGTAAACAACCTGCTAAGGGCGGTCCAATAGGAACTCGATGGCTACAACTTGAGCCAGTTCGGGTTGCCAAAGGTGGAATTATTGAAGGTGGTATTAGACCTTTTACGAAGGAGCAGACAACACTCTTGCAAACATTAAAAGCCACATTCTTCCAGTCAGGGGGAATTGCTGGTGGACCTACTCTTGGTGTCATTGGAGAAGGTGGACAGTCTGAAGCTGTTGTTCCACTTCCTGATAACAGAAGCATACCCGTTACATTTACTGGAGAAGGAGGACGAACACAGGACATAAAGGTTATTAATCTAATGGATCCAAAGATGATACCTTCTATTATGCTACAACATCCAGAGGCCATAATAAATGTAATCAATGAGGATATCGCATCTCGTGGACCGATTTACCAGATTATCAGGTCTATAAAGAGGTAAAAAATGGCGCTTACAATCAATGATATATTCCCGTGCCCCAGTGAAACATTTAGGATTCTAGAGCCTGATAAATGCGTAAAGTATCCTACATATCCAGGTATTGTAGGTGAATCAGAGGCTCGAATTGTTTACAGGCGCAGATTTGGAAAAGCTCATGCAAGATTTCAATACCAATATAAGGGAATAATGACCTGGGAATATGATTTAATACTAGCTTTCTTCAATCGGAAAAAGGGGCAGTATGAGGATTTTTATATAGTAGATTGGTCAAAACAGTACAATATTATAAGCGTAGCAAATGTACTAGCAACCACTTGCGATTATACTCTAAATACAGTAACAGGCCTGACAGATAGTGCTGGGTATGTAGGTAATACACTACTTCTTTATAATCCTAGATTTGATGTCCAAAAAGGAACAGCAGACAAAAACATAGTAACCATCGATAGCATTGCCAGTACAACTATTTCAGCAACCAAAAATCAAAGTGGACGAACTCATTTAGATATCCCAGCTAGTTATATCTATGTATTAGTACCTGTTATTTTCGAGACTGATTCCCTTTCTCCAAATATGGGAGATTCCTGTATAGAAAAAACTCGTCCTTATTTTCCAGGTTACGGCAATCAATATATAATAGGAGCAACTTATAGTATTGACATACCATTTTTACAATTAGGAGTGAACCAGGAGTAAAGGATGCCTACAAGACGGACAACAAATCAAACGCTATTAGAAGAGCTACTGGCAGTCCAATCTTGGCCTGTATTACTTTATGATATCCAAATTATGGATAAAGGTGCCGGAACTTCTCCAGCAGCTAATCAATTTACTTGTACGGAAAAAGCATATGATACTAATGAATGGCAAACAGCAGTGGGAGTAAATGATGCTGTATTAACAGATGAGCTAGGAAATACATTCACCATAGGGGCACACGCAGCAGGAGATACTTTAACTAATTTGTCTGGTACTCCAGAAGACGGGGATTTCGTTCTATCAAAATGGTTGTATTTAGCATCAATGCCAGCAGAATATGTTGGAAGTTATACACGAATTACGTATAACTCAAAAGAGTATTTGCCTTATCCAATAAATCATGGAGCCTTTGAAGATCATGAGCTAGGAAGTTTTCCACAGGTTTCCTTAAATCTTTATAACCCAGGTACTCAAATAATAGATCTTTATAGAACATTCGAAAAGTATAACGGGATGAGAGGGTCTGTTGTTTATATCACTACAGTGTTTGTTGACACTTCTGGAACAATATACGCAGACACAGATGCTACAATTGTAGATAAATTTATTATTAATAGTTCAACAATTACAGAGTCACAGGTAGTCCTTGAAATGCAAAGTACAGGGAATCTTTCTGATAAGAAAATTCCTGCACGGCACTATTCAAAGACTACCTGTGATTATGTATATAAAGGACCGAAATGTAAATATGCTGGTCCGATTACTGCGTGTAATAAGTTATATAGTTCAACAATTATAGCTAGGCAAAAGTGTTCTCATTTGGGGGGAGAGGTGTTCGAGGTACCATCAGATGTTACCTTACCTGGATCCGATGCACTAGTTGGGTGTAAAGTTATAGTCGAAGACATAGGCACATTTGATACACTGAGCAACGACTATATATGGGAGATTACAACAAATACAGATACACAATTTACAACCTCTAGTGGTTCGATGTTAAGGACTTTATCTCAATATGCCTCTGGTGGTTATGTTGTGTTGTCTATTATTGATAAGGAAAGCTGTTTAGGGCATACAGATACAGGACGAAGGCAAGCCCCACAGTGGTTAGTAAGCGAGGAGGATTCGACACCACGAGTTGAGGTAGAAAAGGGAAATCTTATTGTTGATGGGGGATTTAGTAGAGGATATACAGCAGCATGGAGTAAAACTACTGGCGGTGGTATGACTATAGATATGACTGAAAGAGGGGTGAGATTTGAAAAAACTACCGCTTTACAATCAGGAAGCTTAGTACAAGCAGGTAATTATACTTATTCACATGACTCCCCTGAAAGAAGCCAAACGTATCAGTTTTATATGCAATATTACGGATACACTATATCTGGCAGTCCATCTACTGGCCTTATAACTATACATGTTGGGTTTAATTATGGCGGTTCATATAGATGGTACAATTTTGATAACCAAACTTGGTCTACTGTTAAAGCTTCCCAAGCCAACGATATATTATTGAGAACTTCAGACTACAAAACGGATTTTAGCGATGATTTTGAAAGTCATATCAAACCAGATGAATACTCTGCTATGGTATACACAAATTGGTCTGGAGGTTCTTCTCCTTATGTGGCCTCAGATGTATATTTACAAATAGAGTCGTCTTTGCTCGATAATGTACGATATGCATGTAAAATATACCGAATTGGGTTATTTAAATACATTCCTTATGAACATGCTGGGGTGTTCACAGGAATTCCAACAACAAGACTTTGGTTTGTATAATGAAAAAAATTAAAGATTTAGAAAGCTATTTACTTACGCCATATAAAGATGGAGGAAGATCAAAAGACGAAGGATACGACTGTTGGGGATTGATTTTAGATCTAACAAAAGAAGTTCATGACTACCAACTCCCTGACCCTGAGTATGAGTTAAAGACGGAAGATGATGCTAGGGCACTCTTTGCTGCATATGATATGTATAAATGGGTAAATAAAGTGGCACTAGAGGATATTCAATATGGAGACTTAGTTACAATGCGGAGTTTTGCACTGGCAAAAATGCCTTATCATATCGGAATGTATGTAGGGAAAAGACAAATTATACATACTATGGCATGTGGAACAGTTATACAGAGGTTAGAGATTCTAAAATCCTACATTACTGGGGTATATAGGCCTAAAAATGATTAAAATTACTGCCAAAATAAATGCCTTCGAAGAAAATTTTGCCTGTCTACAATCAGGATATGTGAGAGATAAAACTCTTGATCAATACATTAATGATATGTTGGAATATCTCCGACTTAGGCAAGTAGATATTGGTGTACTAGCTCGCCATAGTAATCTTAGGGTAATGCTGAATCTCCACCTAATTCCAAATGAAAACTTCCGTGATACTATAGTCGATAATGGAGATGAGATTAATTTAGTATTCTTTCCAAAAATCCCCGCCATCGCTTTTCCAGCAGGAATTTTAGGGTCAATGCTCCTTGGTAAAATTGTTGGTTTTACGTTAGCAGCTGCTGCCAATATTATTATCATGGCAGGTATAGGTTATTTATCCTATATGCTAATGCCTACTACAGATCCTTTTGTGTCTGGTGGAGACATAGAAAAATCTGAAACGTATACTTGGGACGGGCCGCAGACTACATACGCTATTGGCAGACCGATTCCTCTTATATATGGCAAGGCATGGACGGCTGGAGACATTTTAAGCGCTCAAATTGTTGGACTTGGGATTGCCTATGGTGAGGAAGATTGGTGGTCTTTCCCACACCTCTCGGATTTTGGTATTCCTACTGGATATGATTGGGATACTTGTGAGAATTCTGCGCCTAGTGTCGGTAACCCACCTGGAATCACATTTAGTTTACGTCCTGAGTATAGATATGAGAGGATTAGATTCTATTTTGACCGCAAAGCTAATCTAGATAGCTGGCCTGGTAGATCGTGGCAGATAAGTAGTTACGTTTACGCAAGAACTGTAAATACTGCCGGTAACCCTGTAGACCCACTACCTGAATGGGCACATCAAGACACTACTTATTTTGGTAGAGGTCCAGAGGGAGATGACTTTGATATGGTCTATAGTAAGTACAGTTATTGTGAAGTAGCATGTGATTTGACTAACGACGCTGGCAAGATTTATTATGAATTCTACTGCGGGATGCGTGTCTATTACTCCGAAGGAGAGTACGGCGGTTTTCATGCCGAGAAATGGTGTAGGCCTAACCTCGTTGATCTACAATTTCTTGGAAAAGGTCCAATAACTGCAATTATCAATGAAAGTGAGATGTATCAGGAAGAAGAAGCATTACAAGTTGTACTAGGACTATCTGACGGGATTATAAATGACATTGAGCTTGAGAGTGTTTACATTGATGACCTTAGATTAGATGCGTTTGATACAACAGTGTACGATGGGCAAGTAGAGTTCGACCGGGGATTAGCTAAAACTGTCCATGTTCAAGCTACGCATGGTTATAATGTACCCCTCCTTGAAACTCCTGGTGGATCTGGTGTCATTGATTTATTTGGTACCAAGCTCATACATATAAGTGAGTTTGATTTTATGCTGGATCGGACTGAAACTAAATCTAGTATAGAGCCATTAGAAAACGAATTTGAGTTTGACACTGTAAGTCCATCTGTTGAAGGGTTTAATATTATTCTTCAATTCCCTGGAGGACTATATCAGGTAGACGAGGGAAATCAGGGAGGTAGAAATGCTGATTTCTGGATTCGTTATTGTCCCTTTGATGGGGATACTCCTGACACGAGTAGGTGGGAGTATATACATGGTGAGACAGATAAAGAGAAGAATAGAGATGACCCATTTTTGAGAGTCAGACAATCTACAGTTGGCGAATTTAAAATTACTGTTTCTGCCGGTTTTGGGGGGGAAACACTAGTTCCTGCAAAGTATCGAATACAAGTAATTAGAAAGAATAAAGTAATAACTAGTATTAGGGATGGGTGGTCAGAATCTAAAGTCATACGCATCCAAGAATTTTCTTTCTCTAGAACTCTCCATCCTAACACATCAACAATAGCATTACGTATCCTTCCTTCGGAGAAGTTATCTGGTAGCATACCTAATTTTAACATTCCAGTTAAAGGAAGATATGTAAAGGTACCTATCTTACGTGACACTTCCGGTAATATTGTCCCGTTCCAATCTTCATACACCGAATGGAATGGAGGTACGGAATCATACGATTGGAAATATCAAGTAGGAGACGCAGCACTAACCATTGATACAACTAATACGCTCCTTGAGTATACAAATTGTATTCCTTTTATTATTTATGATCTTCTTACTACTCAAGACCTTTACCCCAATATAGAAGAATCCGATTTGGTTTGGTCTGACTTTATTGAAGCTGCGGAAATATGCTGGGAGTTAATAGGTACGGACGTTCACAGTATTTCACAGGAACGAAGATTCCAAGCAGATATTGTTATAGATACTACTACTGATGCTTCTCAGATACTTAATCAGTTAGTTGCGTTGATGCGTGGTAGGTTGTATTGGATTGGAAGTAAATTACGCCTTAAGGTAATGAAACCTGAAAACATGACGCAGATTTTTACTGATGCAGATATAATACCTAATACATACAAAGAAACTTATCTTCCTGATTCCAAAATTCCAAATACCCTAGAAGTTAGTTATTATGATCAAGGCTACGGCGAAAGAGGAAAACAGAAAAATTTACAGGTTAGCTTAAAAGATGCAGAACATCATCTAGGACAGATCAAGAAGCAGTCTGTTAGTCTAGTTGGTGTATCAAAACAAAGTCAAGCACTACGAGCAGCAAGTTATCTGTTAAATTATGCATCAGTTTCCAATAAAGTAATTGAATTTAAATCTACAATGGCAGCTTTAGCATCTGTTCCTGGTGATGTTGTAGGTATCCAACATTCTACAGTTACATACGTTTATGGCGGGTTTTTCAGGTTAGAATCATCTACGGGTGGAGGAAGTACAACCTTTTATCTTGATACAACAGTTCCTCTTACATCTGGTCAAACGTACATATTCAAAATTGCAAGGAGAACGGGAGCAGATGCAGGACTTCCTAGTGATCCTGATGAATATCAATTTACTGCTGGTGCTTCTGACGAGGTTGATGAGATTACGATTGCAGAAACAATTTCTCCTAATTATGCAGTTCATGATACTTGGATGCTTACAGTTACAGGAGTAGCTGCTGAGACATATATCAAGAAGCGCAGAATTATAAGAATAGCTAGAGATGTTAATAAAGAAGACATCGTCGTGCAATGTGAGCCTTACGACGAAGATATTTATGCAGACTATAGTGTCAGAATTACACCGCAACTTCCTCCAATAAAACCTGTTGATACAATTCACGCTCCAGCTGATGTTACAGACCTGGCGGCGACTCAAATCTTCGGGACATATGACGCAACCATAACATATACCGTACCTACTAGTGAAACTCCTCTGTTTTCGTCTAAAATTCTGTCGGTCTCAGGGGGGGACACTATTGTTTACGTAGAAGCTAGTGATTCTCAATTGGTAAGTACTAGAAATATATTTGTCTATGATGGTACGACAGGGAATTATAAAGGGCAGTTGATAATAAATGTTTTGAATAAAGCAGAGAACACATTTACTTACGTAGAAAGGGAAACATTTATTGGTGCTCCCGCTACTGACGATTTCATTATACAAAAAAGATCAGGTACATATCTGCAAATCAACCATGTCGAAGTTTATCTTAGTACGGATCAAAGGAATTTCACACATCAAGGAAACGATTATTCTAAAGGGAAGGGATTTATAATTAGGTCATTGAGCCCTATGCAAACTTATTACATTAGGGCAGAGAGTGTTGCAACTACAGGTACTAAAGGACTCAATCCACCTACCATTGAATTCAAAATGGGTATTGAAGAGTGTATTCCTTCTCCTAGTCACCTTTCTATCTGTGGGCAAGGAGATGGGGTCCTCAATTTTGTTGGATGTGATGTATGCGTATCTTGGACACAATCAGCAACATTCGAAGGAGCAGGGCAAGGAATTGAAGTTGAAGCTGGAGTAGAACGAGCGGGAGTAAGTGAGAGCTACAATATCACAGGCTATCAGGTTTGGATCTTTGATAACGCAGGAGACATGCCACAATTTATAAGGGAGGTTGGTACAAAAGATACAGAATTTGAATACACCCATGATATGAATAAGGAAGATCAGTATAATGTCTTTGCTAGAGTAGGGAAGGGCCAAAGAGATCTGTTGTTCAGGGTTTATCAAGTAGACGCTGACGGAAATATCTCATGTGAACCATCGGAGCTTCCATTAGAAAATCTCGCTCCTTCTATGAGTGGATATATACCTACCATCACAAGTCCCACATCAGGAAGTATACTTGTAGATTGGTCGCAATATGTAAATGACCCCGTATTATTTTCCACCGATATTCTAGGTTTTGAGATATGGTATGGAGAAAGTATAGGGGACATGACAAGTATTGATGTTCCATTTACTGAAGGAGAAACAGAAGCAAAGTATAAAATTACAGGTCTGACGGCAGGTACTTATATTGTTTATATTATTCCTTATGATTGTTTTGGAGTAGGAACGCCTCGGAGCTCATACAAGAGTACAACAATCTCGGTCACAGTACAAGGCGTCACACAAGTACCCTATCCACCACCAGTCCCGCAAGGTATGACTGGCAGTATGACCATTGATTCAGTCGATGTACAAGCTGGATATTATGAAGTACGGGTGACAGCTGATTTGGAGAATGATTTTGGGTTCGAGAAAGTAGAAGACCCTGGAGATCCTGAAGCCGCCTATCTTGCAATGAACTATCACAATGACCTTTTCTATTATAATACAGATGAAGATCTAGATGGATACTGCTATGTGACAGGAAGCAGCCTTAACTCCAACAATGACGTAACAGCTATTTATTACAGTACTGCGTTGTCAAGATGGTGTATTCGAGTAGGCATTCCAAGCCCAGCAGAACTTGCAAATTATGGGTATGAGGCAGCAGACGGTGTTCCTCAGGTCGGTCAGATGTGTACCATAAATATTTGGGCAGAGTTAGCTTATACAAATATAGGTGGAATATGGGACAGTGGGCTCTCTACTGTAGCCCATGCAAAATGGCAACATCCCGATCCTGCCTCTGCTCAGGTAAATCGCCTCTCCCATTATGAATTTAAAATCTTTAGAGCGGATGGGCTTCTTACAAGAGAATATAACGAACCCGTAGATGATACAAAAGTACTGGGTGGGTATTATACTACAGATATTATGGGTATTGTTCCAGAAAAGGAAATAGACGTATCTCTAAAACTATGGTCAGACGTAGGAGATGTTGGTACGGGGCTTTACTGCAATGATGTTCAAGTTATCAAAGAGACAGCCGAATATTTAGCAGATCAGATCGAAGTAAACTGGAGCGTCGCATCTCTTGCCAATGGAAGTCAAATACAAGTTGTAATCGATAACTGGGATGAGTACTGGCAAGATGAGCGAATAAAATCCTATGAAGTATATGCTTGCTTACGACAATGGAATTTCACTACCAGTACATGGGAAGCCAATCCAGTAACTGAATTTATGGCTCTGAAAACTTCTGGGGATAGCAATGTCAAAAGCTACGGCGAATTCGAACGTACAGTTGATGGGCACTTGAGACTTGTAAACGTAGATGATCTTGGTGATTCATACTTTTTCCTAGGCTCAACAGAGGGACCCATATTCCATTGGACAAATGCGGGTGTATCCAATGAAGGAGGTATCTGCACACACTTCTCCGTTGTTACGCATCCGTCCGGTACGACCTATGACAGTTGTGCTATGGGATGCCACGCCTCTCCAAACAATGATATAAATACAGGGAATTGCCCGTATGGTCCAGCCGATCCAACCTTGAGCTGCTGTTATGTGAATTCATACTATACACCAGATGCTGCAGCAGATAGTGACAGGACTAAAGAGGGAATAAATTATAATCGGTATTTTGTTACTCTGGCTGTTCGAACGACACAGGGAAGAAGGCTCTGGTATGTAGATGAACTTGGGAATCTTATATGGAAAGCTGCTGACTTTGAATTGATTGATCGTATGCACATCGCAGACGCAGCTATTACTACAGCTAAAATTGGCGATGCTATGATCAATAATGCAAAGGTCAAGCATCTTTCAGCTGAGAAAGTATGGATTGGAGATTATGCTGGTGCGTATCCGTGGCAACCGTTCAAAGATCATTGTGTGTGGGATTGTGGGAGCTACTGTAAATATCACGGTTGGACGGAAGACGAGGAGCCTCCAATAGGATATTACAAAACAGGCAATTGCCCTATAGGAGTAGCTACAGCTCCTGGTGGATGTGCATATACTATATCAGAATTTGCTATCTCACGTATTTTTGCTATCTACGGCCAAGATCCTTCCCATAACAAAGAATATACGTATATCAATGGAGGAATGATTCTAACTAACTCCATTCGAGCCAGATCAATTCAGATCGGAGCTCTTCCATACACTGTAGATCTCCAGGTAACTCGCCTATTTGATGATAGTATAGAACCGGATGAATATGTAAGAATCAAGTGGCATAAATCTGGAGAGTACCAAGGCGTTCATGATGGTGTCGACCCAATGATTAATGGTCGAATAGAATTTGCAAATGATAGTGGGTTTTATATTACAGCTGGTGAGTATTTATTCACCGAAGCTGCAAATGAAGTTCCAGATGGTACGACAGTCAAGAGGAGTATACATGTCGGCTACGTAGAGTATATCAATGCTGGAAGTCATGAATCGGTATTGTTTGAGCAGTATGATTTAACAGAAACAGTAGCAGACTTCAATTATGACGGCACATTCTCAGATTTGAGACGAAGAGGAAATATACCTCTATTTTCAGTAACTATCGTAAGAAATATGCATACAGGAGGAGGCGAACAGGCTATCGATGGTAGGAACCTTGTTGATCCTTTAGATATTATTCAGAGTGATGTTGGGCAGTTCAAGGTAGAAATCAGAATGGTCGCTGCCTCACCTGGAACCTATATCAAAAATAATGACATTACTACTGGTGTCATTCATAATCCGTATTGGACATCATACTTTGATATGCGGCTCTACACTGGTTACAATGCAAGTGATAATTACAAAGGCCACTCACGTATTGTAATTGACGGCCCAAGCAGTGTGTATGAAAGAAGTATGATGGAAGCCCACGGAGACAATTTTGGTAGAGAGTGGTGGGAGTATACAACTACCTGGCCGAGCTTATATGGAGCAGATACAAAATTCTTGATAGGAAGGCCGTGGATTGAAGGCCTTGAATCACAGCTACCAGATATTCCTACAGACCCGCTTATCAAAAGTGCCAGACTAGAGGGTGAAGAACTAGCAGATCAGGGGTATCTGTGGTTCTTCAGGGCGTATGATAAAACATTAGATGAGTGGATTGGCCACTTAGAGGTTGGTGGTAAGTTGCGTGTTAAGGACATACAGAACTTTAGAGAAGTTCTTGTTGGTCAGGCCTATACACAAGAAGAGGATCCTCCATATGCTTGGGTTAGGGAAGACTCGCCAGGAATTCATGTGTATGATACAGAAGGGCTGTACCAAGTAACAGAAGATTCGCCGGAACTATTAGCACAGATTGGAGGCGAAACTCCAATAACAGTTATCGAGACGTCTAATTCTGCACATTATTTCAATACTGATTCTGCAGATAGAAACTTCACTGTAACTATTGATCATGATGGTCAAGTTCCTGTTGATTCGTGGACAGATTGGGGATATGCATCGTTACTTGTAGTCCCAATGAAAGATACCGCTAAGGACCATAGTGCAGGAATTCTTATTAGATCTCCTTGTGATGTAACCGCTGTTTGGCCTGATACACCTTCCTATGGAATGGTAATAAAAGGCAACTTTTACCGAGGACTAGTAATACAAGTAGAGCAGGAAAGTGTATCTAAGTTCATGCACGGAATGCAAGCAGGTGTAACAAATCTTGGTAGTAATAATATTCTTGTTGGAGTAGAAGGGTGGGCTGCTGCCGGTGATCACGGTATTTCCGTTGGGGGAAACTTCTTTGCGTCGGTTTATACTAATGGTGCTGGTACAATTCCTACTGCTACAGGAGTAATGGGGTCAGCGGGTTCAGATGATGCCGATAATACCCTTAAAGGAGGCGTCTTTACTGCTTCTAGGTATCAAGGGCTAGGTGTAACGGCAACAGATAGTACTAGTACGACAATAGGTGTTGATATATGGTTAGACACTCATGTTATGCCACAGGAACAATGTGCTCATATACACTTTGGAGATCATTCTGGTTCCTATAATAATCTACCTGATTATAGTTACTCAGGTTCACGACCGCCGGATTCTATGGGAAAAAGAGGAGATCTTCTGGCAAGTAAGTATCGACTATTTTATAAACAGCACCAAACTGATACTGGTACATATCCAAATGGACGATGGAGATGTATCGCTTTCGGTGACTAGAAAGGAGACAAGTAATGGACAAAGATGCGATTGTAAAAGAGTTGAATGGGCAGACTTTAAAAGTTCTCGACCTCTATACCAAAAAAGACCAAGCACTGAAAATGGTGGAACAGGGTAAAAAGCAACTTGCAGAGCTCGAACCACAAATAAAAGAGTTGAATGGTATAATACAGACACTACAGTTTATGATTCAAACTGACGGTTTTTCAAATGTAGAACTTGCTAGCCCACCGCAAGGGAAGCCGTTCAAGCTATCAGATCATATTAAACAAGGGGATGACTAGTAGGAGATTGCCATGCCACGAAGAATTATAGTGCCTCAAGTGAAAGACAGATACAAGATTATCCAGAAGGGAGATGACATACAAGTATGGAATAGATCACAGGTCTATAATATAGATTGGCTTAACAATAGAAGAAATAAAGTGGATCAGACGATGACCATGCTAGAAAATGCAAATATTGAAGATGTCATCTTTAAGGTAATTGCTGAAATTGCTAGAGATTTAGACTCTAGTCATCACATGGATCCTAACTTATCCTATAAAGATAACGTAATTAAAAGATTACGGGAGGAAAGAGATTCAATTGATTGGTTTTTAGTATTAGGGTCTAGTTCCAGTAGTAGTTTCAGTCTTAGCTCATCTAGTAGTAGTAGTTTCAGTCTTAGCTCATCTAGTAGTAGTAGTAGTAGTAGTAGTAGTTTCAGTTTATCAAGTGGAGTATCTTATTCAAGTACCAGTTAAGGAGAGAGATTATGGATGCAATCGAAGCTATGAAGAAGGAGTTACAAAAACATCAAACTAAGTTACTTGAGTTTCAGTCCGAACTCTATGAAGTTGAGCAGACAATCAGAGGGCTCCAAACATATCAGGCCGACACGAAGGATAAGTTGGCTTTCGAAAAAGGAGTCATTCAATCTCTAGAGTTCTCCATTATTCTTGCCGAGGAAAGGCAAAAATCGGAAGATAAGTAAATGGCGCAATATCGGGTAGGTACAGTTAGTATAGACAATGGATCCATATATGTATCAGGAGCAAGTACATTATGGCAATCCACTGGAATCACTTCTGGATACCTTTTTAACTTGCAAGGAACAGATGGTTGGTATTATGTTGCAAACGTTCAAAGTAATACATCACTCACACTGACTGCTCCATACACAGGTTCTACTGCCTCTGATGAAACCTATGTCATTATTAGAGATTATTTGGATCCTCAGCATATTCCACTCATGCATAGAGGCGATGCTAACTGGCCGTCTATTTTCAATGAGGCAATGCTACGAATTCAGACGGCTTTAGGAGGTGGAAGCATATCACCCTCTGGATCAGGTACAGGTCTAGATGGTGCTTATGATATAGATAATACTATTTTTGCAGATAATGCTCCGGTAATTATATATCGTTCAGGTACATATGGTGGAGCAGATCGAGCCCCAGCATTACATATCTCAGATCAAAATACTATAGGAGTTTCAAGTTCGTTATCTCCATTTGAAGGTGCTCTAGAGTATGTATATTCCAGGCACAGAACGCCTCTTGTAGCTGTAACAAACTATGCAGATAGGGGCGATGCCGGTTCCCCAAGTTCCTATGCCAATGCTGCAATATTTGGTGTTGCAAATGCAGATGACCCAACCCAGTTTCAAAGTAGTTATCCATGGCTAAGGAACGTGGGTATTGCTGGTATGTCAATTGACTACCATAGTACTTACGGCGCTAGCAGTTCAACAGATGTAGGTATCTGGGCGTATTCTCAAAAAGGGTATGGACTAGTCGCTTCATCTAATAATAACTATGCCGCTTACATTTCACAGCCTTCCGGTGCGCCTGGAATGTATGTCAAGGCTCCAGGTAATATTGGTATTACAATAGATTCCTATCGTCCTCTGCATGTATCAAGTGCAGCATATGCAACTGCCAGTAATCAATTTGCTATCCAACTTGATGCACGGAAAGGAGGATTGAATGTAACTTCCAATAGCGCAACTACAACGGAGTATCCCGGTATTAAAGTCTCGACAAGTGGTATAACTCTCAGGTCTATAGGAAAAGCCATTCTAGAAGCATCACAGACAGCGCTGGAAGTCTCTGGGGGAGCTGTCGGGTATCCTGCTGCTGTAATAAGATCAAATAGGGTAGGCCTGGAAGTTACTGGGACATCATCATGGGCATTGAGAGCATCTTCAACTACTTATCCAGCTATTGACTCTAAAAATGGAATTACAATTTATTCTGATAATCATGCCGCAATTACAAGCCCACAAATAGGAACTGTTGTCTATTCGAATGCTGCAAGTGGACTGCGTTATTATGATGGGGCGTGGCAATCCATAACAGGCGGTGCTGCTGGTGGTGTGTCACTGCAGGACGCTTATGACGAAGGAAGTTATATAGCTATAGCAACAGAAGGACTTTACCCTGTTGATATCCTGAGCTATAACAACCTCGCATTTCAAGTAAAAAATTTGAATACATCTCTGCCACGAGACGCCTCATATTTTTATTCGAAGAGGGCGTGGGCAATATCTGCATCAAGCGACGTAACAACTACGCAGTATGGAGCAATACAGGCCAATGCTGTGAAAGGTATTGGTTTAAAAGTTAGTACACAACTTGGGCAATTAATCAAGGGTACTGCAAATGGCACAGGAACTTCATATGCTGCGAGCTTACAATGCGGAGCAGGTGGTGGGCTAGAAGTTACAACGACTACCGGACCTGATGTAGCCTATGCAACACTTAGCCTGGAAAGTGCCAATCTAAATCTTATAAAGGCAAGGTCAGCGACAGGAAAATTGATAGATTTTCAATCCAGCGGAGGAGTAGCAACTGGTGATGGGTACGCTATTAGTTTAGCATGCGGTACAGGAGCAGGAATAAAAATTGGAACGTCAGGTTACACAGGAAACGCACTGAGACTTGAGAGTACGGCCCCTAGTGGTACAATGGTATATATGAGCAGTGCTAATACAACAGGAATACAAATGTACGGTATGAAGAAAGGAATGCATGTTCGGACTTCTACCGATTATGCTGTAATTGGAGAAAGATCAGACGGCCCAGCTATCAGGTCACAGTATGGTATTACCGCCTCTACCATGACCTTAGGACAAGTACTCAAACCAGTAGGTGGTACAATAGTATATCAAGCTCTCGATGCCAGATGTTATTACTACTCGGACGCAGTAAATGGTTGGTTGCCGTTTGCTATTGCGAGCGGCGCTAATATGCCATTTACACTTGGAGGTGATAGGGGCAACAATATTCTTATAAAAGGACAATGGGGACAGACACAAAACATAGTCTCTTTCCTGGCACCATTTTCAGGATATATTACAAAGGCAAGAATGGCTGTAGATGTACCTCCTAGTGGAGCTAGTTTACTTGTTGATATCAATTGTAATTCTTCCAGTATCTTTGGCCTTGGGGGGGAGCAATTAGAAATTAAAGAGGGTGAGTATTCATCAAATACGATAACTCTTACATACCAAAATATAGCACAGTATGACGATATTAATATTGATATAGACCAGGGAGGAACGACCACTGTTGGTGGAGGCGATCTAAGAATAATTGTATACTTCGGAACATCAGATACATATGTCATGTCAGCTTGTGATGCTAGCTACTGCTCGGAAAAAGCGGATACACCTTCCATAAGTAGCTTTACGAAAGAAATAGGAGTGCATGGAGAAACCATTTATGGCACGGTCCAAGGAAGTGGGTTTGGGGTATATTGTGGAAGTGCCAAAGTAGAGATTGGAAATAATGCTCTTTATGCTTTATGTACAATCTTACATCAGCAAGAGATTACTTACTGGACAGATTCAGAAATAAGGTTCGGAGCAAATATGATGGGTCTAGGAGAAGGTACTGGATCTCCACAATTATGGTATCTCTACGTAACAGACGGTTGTGGGAATAGAACACCATCAGATGGGCCTTACTAAACGGAGGGGAAGCAAATGATTGGTATGAGTAATATTGCAAGACATGCCCTTGTAGGAGGGAAAACTGGGAGCCGAATTATTTATATGCAATACAACGATTCGGCTGCAGTAGAAGGCCATAGAGTTGCTAAACTAAAATGGCCAGTAGCAGATTCAAAACCTACCTATATAAGTTCTACAACGGTTCAAAATTTAATTGATATTATTGAGGCGGCAAACCCATCAATAACAGTAGATTATGGTGCGGGAGCCTATAACCAGTTATTGTTAATAGGTAGTAGCGATTATGGCTCCGTTTTTGCTACTTTTAGAGACACATCCGATCCTCATGTTCGCTATATTGCAGAAATTGGTTCTAGTCATATAGAAACCGAAGAGTCTAGTTCGAGCTCCATTCCTGAAGCATCTGGATGGAAATTTCTGCGGTTAATAGATTATTTTGATTATACTTCTGAAACGAATATAAAGTTCATTGATGTCGTTGATGATGAGGTCTACATAACAGCAGGAAGCGAGATGGTTGAGAGTAGTTACCTTGGTGATGATTTTACAGGATTGGATGGCAGCGCACCAAATTCTAAAAAGTGGAATATTACTTCAGGGTCTCCAGATATTCAAAATAACAAACTAGAACTCACTCAGATTGGATTAGGAACAGCGGATCATGTAACAACTACCTATATGATTGGGGGGGATTATGATCTGCCACAAGTTGATATCGCTGTGGATTTTGAGTTAATAAATTATGGTGCGGTGGAGAGTTGGGGAATTGATCTAGTACTTAACTATTATAAAACAAAAACCGATGTTGCTTATGTACGATTTGGTTATTGGGGAGGACAATATGGATATCAACTTGGCTACTACGATAGTTCGTGGCATACAATTGATTCTATGATAGGTAGTTCTCCAGATACAAGTGGTAAATTAAGGATAGTAGCCAGAATGCGGCGGTCAGAGGGTATGATTACAGGATATACCGAATTAAGGGGGTATTATTGGAATGGAAGTGATTGGACATTGATCGCAGAGCACGATGAGTTTAGGAACTCCTATGCATACAGAATAATCAACATTTCACTTCGTGTAGATAATTCAAACGCATCTCAGAATGTAACATGGAGAGCCGATAATTTTACTGTTAAATCAGGTTTCAACGTCTATGCAAAAACCTATGTATACGAGAGAGACAGTTATAATAGTAGTACAAAACAGTTCGAGACTCTCTTACGGTCGAAGAATCTGAATGTATGCGAGGCCTATGCAGTAACAGCAGGTACAGATGGGATGGCAGTTTCAAGAGAAAAGAATGGTTGGTATTGGGATGACCAGCCACATGAGATGTATACTGATTTGGCTAGTTATGATAAAAACCTAGATGAGGTGGCTGTATCTGCCCTACGTGCGGAATATCATTTAGGTGAATTATGTGATTGGCAAAGGGATATCTATTATGGAGACAATTGGTTCGAAGGCGGTGGCCCATATCTTGTCTGTGGAAATTACCCAAATGCCCTCTTTACCATAGGAACATTAATATGGCTAAATGGAGATGATACGTATCTAGCATTAATTGAAATTGATGGAACCACATTGAAACCGACAAGAGCTAGTCTACTACAAACTACTAATACAGAATTTGATGGTTCTGAGATACAAGACGCCTTAGACGTACCTTAGAGGAGGAAGATACAGTGAGTTGGGATTGGTACTGGAAGCCACAAGCACCTGCATATCCATATTTACCACCAACATATAGACCGGCAATATGGTCTCCACCGGCAGAACTGGGAGAAAACCTTATTATAGAAGCTAATAGTGGATGTATGCCTGTAGGAATTGGAGCTAAAGGGGATAACATTAGTATCGTATTGAGACACGACTATGCAGAGCACTGTAGATGCCCTACTGATACTTGGTTAAATTGGAATGAGTGGTGTCCCGAGTGCGATAACGGTTGTGGGCTTTATTGTCATTCACCGATGAATTACGAGGGTGTGATAGGACCAGGTTCACCTACCTCTGAGAATCTACCTTACCATACAGCTAGGTGTCCAACCACCGAATATCGATTTGAAGTAAGAGAATGGCCTAGTGGAGAATCAGAAAATACCATAGAAGCGTATGGTAGTGCAACCCCTATAAAACCTTCGCACTGGATTGATAGGCTGTCTAAACCTTGGACCTTAACTGATATTGTGGTTGATACTGGTGGGACATTTGTGCTTATGAAAGAACCCTTTGGGGAACATCTTTTTCAAATCAACCCAGAGACCTATGAGATTATTAACGAGAAGAATATTTTTGCGTATGATTTTACAACAGAATATGGACTTACTGGAGGAAGGCCGGTATCACTAGCAGGTAATGCCACTACACTCTATATATTGTATACTATGGAAGCTTGGGCGTATCCACCACAGTATTTCAAGATGGTAGTTTTTGATGTTGCGGCCTGGGATGCAACAGATGTGATACAAATGGCTGATGAGGTCTTTGATAGTACAATATATAAAATTGGAGGAGACGGTGTAAATGGATATCTATACTCTCTTAGATATGATAATAATGTAGAAGAGTGCTTTTTAGAAAAACGATATGCATCCGTTTCTCAGAAATTTGCAGTGGCCACCTCACTAAATCTTACACAGACTTACTATGATACTGCTCAATGGGTATGGAATCCCTATTCTGACCAAGCTCCTTCTGGGTTTTATAGGATTTGGTGCTTAGGGGGAGACTCAAATAGACTTTTTGGAGCAGGTGTAGATTGTGTTGCTGGGGACGTCTTTCCTATATTCTATGAGTTTGATCCAGATACATTAGCATATGTAGGTAAAAGCAACGTCTGTAAAACTGTATATGCAGATCTAGTAAAAATAGTTTCTTTCTGGTAAGGAGCTGAGATGGGACAATATAGAACAGGAACTGTAAGTATTGATCACAACTCTACAACTGTAATTGGTAAAAATACGACATGGGTTACAGACGGGAGTTGGAATGGGTGCATATTCAAGGTAAGAGGTGAGCAGAATATCTATTGGATCAGTAGTGTTTCGAGTACAACAGAGCTTACACTTACTTATGCCTATTTAAATGAGGACGCAGAAGACATTTGGGGTGAAGAGTATACAATCGTACAAGACTATACCACGAATTATGGTTGGCCGTATATTACAGTAGGCGACGTTGATTGGCCAAGAATATTAAGAAGAGCGTTACAAGAGATTGACCGCCGATTTCTAGAGCGATATATCGGTTCTATGACCTTCGAAACCATACCATCTGGAACTATGGTTACAACTTCTGGGGCTTCTCACTATCAGGTAAACCCTCTTATAAAACCAAGAGTAGGAAAACTATTCTATGATATAGGTTACAAAACATTTCTCTATTACAATGGAACCATGGCAAGTGGTGTAACAGTACATGAAGGTACAGGAGTAAGTGCTGCTGTTTGGTACCCACAATGGAGAAAGCTATTACATTCTTAAGGAGGTTAGAATGCAGTACAGAACAGGAACAATATCCATAGACATAGGAAGTGCCACCGTTACTGGGACTGGAACGAGATGGCTAGTCAATGCCAGTATAAGTAATATTTTTATTGTTGTAGGCGACACTGATTTTTATGAGATCCAGAGCGTTAACAGCGACACAGAACTTACGATCAGTCCTGTTTATGCTGGGGATGCCAACAGGATCAATGTCAACTACGCTATTGTAAAAGACTATACTTTTCACTATCAATGGCCTACAGTTGATAAAGGAGATGTGGGATGGCCAACAATACTGGCTGAGGCATTAAACAGAATAGACAGCCACTTAAATCAAACCCCAGCTGGAAGTGTAATCCGGTCTGCTACATTTGAACCATTAGGCACTCCTGCAGCTGAAGAAGGGAAACTCTACTATGATTCTGTAGGAAATGCCTTTTACTTTTATAATGGTACTTCTTGGCGTAGACTATCAGATGAGGCAATTTAATGGCAAGAAAAGTTGATGATATAGAAACTTATATTGGATTGCCTTATACAAAAAGAGGAAGATCAAGAGAAGAAGGGTTTGATTGTTGGGGACTGATGATAGATCTAATAAAAAGAGTACATGACTATGATTTTCCTGATCCAGAGTATGATTTAAAGAGCGAGAAGGAAATAGCCGATGCAATTCTTGAATATGACAAATCCGAATTAGCTAATCAAGTTAAGATAGAAAATATTCAGTATGGAGATATAGTAATGATATCTAACTTTACTTTGAAAACAGCCTATCATTTTGGGATGTACATAGGAGATGGGCGGGTTATTCATGGTATGGGATTTGGAACAGAAGTACTGCCACTAAAGCGACTAAAGCCATACATAACCGGAGTGTACAGGCCTAAACCTACCACTAAATCTACTTCTTAACTTGTACCTCAGATTATGGCACTTCTTGGCGTAGACTATCAGATGAGGCAATCTAAATTTTTGGGGCTCACTTCAGCTTTTGGAATAGGTTTAAATTTTTTATTGGATGGGTGATCAAATCTATTTCCCTTACCTATATTTTCAGAACTTTCTAGAGGTTGTAGATTAGAAAGTGTCCAAGCTAATTTAAATTGTGGGTCGTCTGCAGATTGAAAAGTAAAACTGGCTAGTGGAATTATATGATCTAGATGCCAATAACTCCCATAATTTTCCCAAGTCATATTTTCATCAAATTTAGATTCTAGGTGCTGTTGTAATTCTTCAAGAGTATAAGGCACAAGATCTTCCCAATGTCGTCCGTTTTTACTTCCTCCATTTCTTTTTAGTGCCTGATATATTCCTTGTCGCATTGCCCCATTCAACTTAAACATTGGGTCATTCTGATTCTTTTTATAATATTTCCTTTGCCCTTCTGATATTTTCTCCTTGTTTTCTTCTCTAAATTTCTTTGCCTTTTTTGCTATTGTGCCTTTGTTCTCTTCATAGTACTGTTTATGTTGAGTCGCCATTTTTTCTTTATTCTCTTCGTAATATCTCTTTCGTCCGGCTTTTATTTTCTCCTGGTTCTCTTCTTTTTCGTAGTATCTCTTTCGTCCGGCTTTTATTTTCTCCCGGTTCTCTTCTCTATATTGTTTTTGTCGAGCTACTATTTTTGCTTTATTTTGGTGTCTATACTTCTTTTGAGACTCCTTTATTTTGTCCTTATTTTTCTCGGTATATTCCTTTTGTCTCTTTAGTATTTTATCCCTATTTTTCTCTCTACACTGTTTTTGCCTCTTTAATATCTCGTCCCTATTTTCTTCCCTGTATCTCTTACTACTTTCTGCTATCTTATCCTTATTTTTTTCTCTGTGCTTTTTCTTCTTGGCTGCTATCGTATCTTTGTTCTTCTTATAGTATTCCTTTTTATATTCTTGCAGTCTGTCTTTATTTTTCTTGGCATATTCCTTTTTATATTCTTGTATTCTATCTTTGTTTTCCTCCCTATACTTCTTTTCATATTCAAGTCTTTTATCTATACTTTTCTCCCTAGATCTTTTATTTGTTTCGAGCACCTTATCTTTATTTTTTTTGTAGTATTTCCTTTGTCTATCTCTAATCTTATCCCTATTTTTTTCTCTATTCTTTCTCTGTAGTTCTAATATTCTATTCCTGTTCTCCTTATAATACTTTCTATAGTATTCTTTTTCCCTCCCTTTGTATTTCTTAGGAACTGCCATTACATCTTCCTCTCATATGTAACAGGATCCAGCTGTAGTCTTTGTTCCATAAAGCCTATCCCTTTAGCTACATCTGCTACTGTAATTGCCTTCATGCAGTCTCTATGAGGACACTGCCACGGGGTAAAGTAGGGCTGATCGAAGGCCATATCGAAGAGCGCTCCTTCTGGTCGGCCACAGAAGATCTCAGGACACGAATGCAGCTTGAAAATATTATAGTTCTCCATATAACCAACTCTGAAGGGATTAGTTCTTCCCCACAATACAATACCAATTTTATTTAGTGCTTTGGCCATATGCATTACAAAAGAATCAATGCTGATGAAGTACTCGGCATACTTCATAATAGCTGCCGTCTCCCTTATGTTTGCATGGCCTACAAAAGAAAGAACACCATTAAATACTCGCTCTCCTATCTTTCCCACCTGAATAATATCGTAGCCCCTGTTCAAGAGAAGTTGAATAATAAACTCCCACCTGTCATCGCACCAGTCTTTATTCTCGGTGGCTTTGATGTGGTCGATAGGGTCATATGCACCGAAAGGTTGGATTACAATAACTGGATTTACGAGCATTTCATAGAGTCTTCTTGCCATTAAGTCTTCATGCTCAGTAATATAATAGTCCAATACAAGAGCGTCCATTTTAACTTCATGAATAGTACACCATGTTTCAGCAAAGTGGTTAGAGCCTAGTCTTTGCGGAGATAGTATATATGGATTTAACCGATATATTACATCTGCATTTCGAGCCCATTCCATATAGAAGCGAGAGGGTAGTCGCATGGAATAGAGCTTATCGATATACGGATTCATGCATATCAAAGTATTGCCGTCTTTAGTTTTGGGATCCTCGTAACCAAAGACTTCATGGTACATCGCAATCATTATGAGATACCATTGATCGGTGGGATACTTTTTTCTGAGGCCACGAAGAAGAGGTGTAGCTAGAAGATGATCTCCAATACCACCTTCGAGCATGAGGATAATAACCTTCTTGTCTTTGCCATGCAGCCCCCTAGGTTCGTAGATCATTGTTAATTAGTACCTTCGGAATAGGTTTAAATTTTTTATTAGATGGATGATCAAATCTATCACCCTTACCTATATTTTCAGAACTTTCTAGGGGTTGTAGATTAGAAAGTGCCCAAGCTAATTGAAATTGAGGATCATCAGCAGATTCGAAAGTAAAACTAGCTAATGGAATTATATGATCCACATGCCAGTAACTCCCATAATTTTCCCAAGTCATATAGGAATCAAATTTAGATTCTAGGTGTCGTTGTAATTCTTCAAGCGTATAAGGCACGAGATCTTCCCAGTGGTTGTTTCTTTTACCTCCTCCCTTTTTTAGAGACTGGTACATATTACTTCGCATACTACAATTGAGTCTATATGCTGGGCTAGTTTTATACTTCCTTTCATAGCGCTTCCTCTGTCGTACTAGTATCTCATCTTTATTTTCTTCATAGTACTTTCTCTGTCGTACTAGTATCTTATCTTTATTTTCTTCTCTGTACTTTCTCTGTCGTACTAGTATCTTATCTCTTTTTTTTTGTAACGCTTTCTTTCCTAGTTGCCCCCTAGGTTCATGCAGCATCTGTGTTCTTTCTGAATATCATCACATTTCGCCACGCATCTTGGTGATCAGGGCTACCAAAACATTCACGGCTGCTATGTACATTTGTTGTTCCGTCTTTGAATAAGTGTAGATAACCCTGACTTGGGCGCATAGTCATCCTAGAGTGCGGGTAGTTCATAACTAAATTGAAGGACATGGGCTCGATTACTACTATATATCCATCTGGTTTGGTCACCCGTACTATTTCATGCACTGTCTGGCTTAAGTCATCATCGTTTCCTATATGTGCTAAAGTGGTTATACACATAGTAAGATCAAAGAAGTTATCTGAGAATCCATACATATTGTTACTGTTCATCTTATATAACATTACATGAGGATGCGGATGCTTGAATCTGGCAATCTTTAACATGCTATGTGAGATGTCAATACCATGAATTTCTCTTGCACCAAACTCAATATAGATAGGCAGTATTCTTCCTACACCACAGCCCACATCTAAAATGATCTTGTCCCTAAAGTTTATCTGGGTTGAAAGATAGTTATAAAGCATTCTTGTACTGGTATGGTTATCATCATCTACCACTACCGGCTGATACCCAGGAAGTGTAGCTTGATTATCCCAGAACTCCTCATCTGTAGCGGCCTGTTTGTCGGAGAAGTGCTGGTCGGTAATGTGAGAAGGGAGCTCGGACTTAGGAATCTCTGTCATCGAAGGGTTTCCACTCCATCACCTGTGCTAGAAATTGAATAGCCCATGCAGGAATACATATACAGTTCTGTCCAGACCCAATGGTTATACTCTGGCCTGAAAGTACAAATTTTTCCCATTCTTTCTTGATTGGGTCTAAAGCATTTTCTACTTTATCAGGTGTCATACTTTGCCTCTATTGATGTAAAGCCACTCAGCTATACATAATGCATCGGCTACATTATGTTCTACCTGCTTGATTAGTCTGGCTTCAGGGTATCTATTTTGTATATACTCAAGTGATTTTCTTTTCTTCTCAGTTGGTGTTTCTCCCTTTTTCGATGCTAGTACTGGTGATATCTTCCTCCATGTTTGCGGAGCTACCTCGACAAATGGAATTTCTAATCCTACCAGTACCCCGATCATAATACCTGTAGCTTTCATGAATTTAGACGTGCTAGCTATTCCTTGTTTTGGCATTGCACCTACTTTTTCTATTGCAACAAGATGTATAAGCTTGGTATTATCATCTACTATACGAAGAATAAGCTCCTTGAATTGATAAGGAGCCCAGTTAGAAAGCCTTTCGCCCTTCACAAATCTACCTTCATAGTCAATTACACCAACTCCTGCTTCCCTCATACCTGGATCTACACCTATATAATAAAGTCCACTCACGGTTTTGTAGTCCTCCATACTCCGTAACCATCCAACTTATAGAAATCAAAACTTTCTGGAGGCAGTTCGTAGAAGTGATCATCTTCAAGTATACTCCCATCTGAAAGTCTGCAATCTTTTTTTATGACTTTAGCTTCTATAATTTTTTTCATACTTCCTATAAGAAGAGTGTTACAGTGATAGTTAAACATTATAAATAATTCTGCACGACTCTTATGTTTTCTTTCTTCTACATGTACAGTCCGAAAGTTGTGCTGCCATTTACCATAATCCTTCCATCCGTGTTTTCGTTGAACTTCTACAAACATATTTCTATTTAATGCCTGAGAAAAGATAAAGAAGTCCCAGTCTCCAAATCGTTCTGGTTGATCATCTAATGGACATTGGAGTTCAAATTCCCCACCTTGCTCTAAGAATCTAACCGCTATCCTTTTTGTTATTGGATCATTTGTTTTATGGTCGTAGGAGGAGAAAGGTTTTCTACTCATTATTTCCCCCATAGAAATCTAGAACACACATGATATCTTTCCACTCATTAAAAGTAATTACATTGAAAAGATTTACGTCTCTGTTCCAAGGTCTGGCTGGCATAAGTACAAATATTCCATTATTGGCAAGATCTAGGACACCGTCGAAATAATCTTCTATAAACATATGAATACGAAGTTGTCTCGCTAATTCTCCTTTGTTAGCTTTACCTGTCAGAATTAGTTCATAAGGGATATGAGGGAGCCACCAATCCAACCATTCATATGTGGCTATTCGAAATTCGGGCTGTCGCCCAGTAATGAATGTTACTATTCCTCCTGACCTCCTATGATATTCATTGATAAATTCGATAGCTCCCTCATATGGCTTCCAACTTTTCCATGCACCAAGTGATTCGTTAACAATGGATCTTGTCATCTGTTCTGTAATACCTAAACAGTCCTCAAGCTTCCAACATGTAACATCTTGTTCTGTGTAAGACAGGCCGTACTTTTTCTTCAGTATGCCCAACATTGTTGGCATTAGTTGTATTACACATCCATCTAAGTCGAATCCAATTTTCATATCATGTTGTAAAATTATTATTGTTTAAGACGTAGACCAGTCCTTCAGATAAGCTTTGTATTTCAATATGTTTCAGACTTAGGTTATACATCGTGTTTGCCCATTCAAATAATTCATGTATAAGTATTACGTTCTTGAGCTTTGGTACACACTCAGAATAAATTTGTATACGCTGCTTTGGGACGTTGATTATTCCTAGTGGTGCGTCATCTTCTGTATGAGGCTCAACTTCTAAATTAAAAGATGGAACTGCCACTTTAAATGGAGTAAATACACTCCTTTTTGTAAACTGTTTGAATAATTTTACGAAGCTGTTATACGTTAGAATGTGATAAGTGAATAATCCTAATGCGTAGGCTTTGTGCTTGGAGAGATTTACATCGTAGGCATTTGCTATAGAATAACAAACAAAAGTTGCATACAAGTACTTATCGAACTCTCCTCCCATTTTCATGATGGTAATCCGGTAGTCTTTTAAAGAGAGCTCGCCAAAACTATTTACATAATTTACCTTTTCGTTCTGTTCTCGTTTTTCAAATTCAAAGTTAAGATTATAGTTCGGTAAAGCGATTTCTGGCAATAGCTGTTTTATCATCCTGCCTCTCCCGTAACGTAATTCACTCTGACAGTCGATGAGTTCCCATTTTTTTCAACATAGATTCGATTTTTAAATTCGTCTTTAAACAGGTCCTTATGTGTGATGATAAATTTAGATTGGGCTGGATAATCTTTGATAATGTCTAGTACTGATTCGCAGCTGTGAGGATCAAGTTCAGAAAATATCTCATCGAACCAAATAACATTTAAGTTGCATTTGTTCTGCATTTTTGCGAAGTCTGATATAGTGAACATTTGACACAGATCGATCTTTCTTTTCTCCCCCTTTGATTGCCTTGAATATCCCTCACCACCTGTTGGATTTTCAAGGTTAAGGCTTATCTCTTCCGTACCTCTTTTTTCTCGCATTTGGTATTCAGCATTGAAGTTACGACCTAAGATCTTGTTTTTATATTTCTCTAAAATCTTATTTAGAATCTTAAGTACATCATTAGAGATCAGTTGTGGTATACCTCCCTTATCGAAAGCTCGGACAAGGAAGTTAAAGTATTGTTGATCCTTTTCTAGTCTTTCTATCTCCTTTTCTTTCTCTTCAATCTCCTTTTTCATGTCTTCAAGCTTTGTCTCCTTGCCCTTGTGGAATGTAAGATATGGGGATTGTTCATTTTCTATAGTTCGCAGATTACTGTTAAGTAGTGTTTTTCTCTTTCCACTTGCTTTGATTAGTTCTTCGAAACGGGCTATATCAGATTCAGCTTTCTCTATCTTTTTTACAACATGTTCTAGTGCCCCCATCTGGCCCTTCAAGCTGTTTCTTACTCGATCTATTTCCTCTTTTGTTGCTTCCCATTTCTTACAGGCCTGTGTAGATTTCCCGATCTCAACAGCAAATCCTTCCACTGCACTCTTAATATCATTCCGTTCTTGCTCTAGTTCATTATACACAGTCTTCAAACCATCGACTGTCAATTCTTGATAACAGGTAGGACACTTGGATCCTTCCTTCTGGTAGAGATCCGAGAGCTTTATCATCTTGTCTTCCACACTCTTTTTGAGTCCCATTTGAAAACTTGATTTTGCCTCTAGCTGGTTATATTTTATCTGCTCTTCTTTCAAACTTCCTTCAGTAGTAGACAATAAAAGGTTGACTTCTTCTAATTTTTTCCTGATCTCATTTTGCTGATCTGCGGGAATACCAAGTTTCGATTTGGATAGCTTACATTCGTTAATTGAATCTTCAAGGAACTGTATTTCATTTTCAAGCTCTTCTATATTTCTTGCTATTTCTATTAATTTGGCTGTCTTTTCTCTCTTCCAAGTAGTTTCTTTCAAGCGTATCTCTATCAATTCATCCTCTGCTTGTTGCTGTGATTCTTTCTTACTCATGATTTGTATCTTTAGTGTTGCTATTTCTGTGGATGCTTCTGATAGTAGTGCTTTTGAGGCTTTGCAGAACTTATCGCAGGTACCTATTCCAACAAGATTATCTATGATTACTTTTTTCTGCCGGTCATTGACATTGGTGAAACTGCTTATATCGCCTTGGCCAAAGATCTTACTATTGAGTAGTAAGAGTGGTGTTATGCCGAGAAGTTCATTGATACGTTCCTGTGTTTGTGGGAGGGAATTTGTTTGCTCGTGGATATTCTCACCATCAAAAGTAAAGAATAGACGGTGGGCTACTTTACTGCCAGGACGCCTTGATTTACTATCCAGTGACCGGAAAACTTTAAATTTCTTACCATCCACATCTCCTTCAATAGACAGTTTGGTCGGTGCTTTTGAGAAACGATTAATAACAGAAGCGAGTGTAGTGTCAGAATCGAAAAACTCTCCAGTAAGTGTGAAGTAAAATGCCTCCACAATTGAGCTCTTCCCAGCACCATTACTTCTAAATACTTGATCCGTTTCGAAGGCATCTATAAATCCCTTATCTAATACTCGGCCTTCAATGCAGCAGAGACCAACCCCGTCGAGTGGAATACTAGCTTCTTTTTCAATACATGAAAATCCACTTATTGTCAGTAACTTGAAATTTACTCTAGACATATATTTCCTTTTGTTGCTACTTTCATTAGATATTCCACAAGCAGATTAATATCAAGCCAATCCAATGTTTGTGTACCCGCTTCCTGCTCTGCAAATAATCTTAAATAATGACCAATATTTAAGTTGAATTTAAGCGCACCTTCATCCTCCTCAGATTCGGTGTTCTGGCTAGTCTCCACCCCCATTGGTTCAAAAGTATAGTTAGGAAGCCTTTTGAATATACTCTCTAATTTGAGATCATCTGCATAAGTTCTTAGTCTGTAATAGTCAATGTTAAACCTATTTTTCTTATCACGAATAGCTGCCTTTACATCGTCTTGTGAACGAAATTCCAAGGTAACAAACTCTGGAAAATCGGCCATATCACTCAGTTCGATGTGTTTTGACTTGGCTTCTCCTTCAAAATCATAAACAACAAAACCGTATGGGGATCCTTCATTTGTAAAAGTGTGCTGTAAAGGAGTACCAATATATTCAATCACTTGACCATTATTAGTAGCGAGAGCCTGACGTTTGTGTATATGACCAGACAATATAAACTTAAAGTGAGTTCCTTCAAATTCGCTTTTATCAATTACTTCACTCAGAACATATTCATCATTCACTGCGGCACCATCTATCTCAAAATGCCCTAAAAGTAAATGGTCAGCATCAATTTGGTGTGGTGGCAAATCCTCTATAGCTTCACGCAGCTCCTTCAGATCCTCTCTTAGTTGTGGAAGTTTGAATCGGAAGGGCATACATCCTATCTTCTCGTCCCTATCTCTTAAAAGATACAAAGTAGGAGAATCTATAACATCCAACCCTCGAATTCTCTTTACGATAGAAGGAGAATTGTCATTATTATATACATAGTCATGGTTCCCTAATATAGCATGTATTTCCAATCCAGATTCTTTGGCCCTCTCGATACAAGCTGCTACCCTGTCAAATACGACACTATATATGAGGGTACGCTGATGGTAGAGATCGCCGAGAAAGAATAAATGTTTTATCTTCTCTGCTACGGCATACTCGAAAATAAGATCCATTGCATGTAAGATCCATTGAAACCTAGAACCAATCCCATCTGTCGTAGGTTTAGAGAATGGTTTGTACTCGTGGAAATGTATATCAGAGAAAAGAATGATCTGATTTGTGTCACCGAGATCTATATGTTCTGTTCGCATATTACTCTGCCTTTACTGTAGAATCGGGAATATCCTTGTTATCGATTGTTTCTGGTTGCCACACTTCGTCTCCAATTTTTATGGTTTTATCATAATACATTTCCCTATGGGTTAAAGTGGTCCCTAACAGATTAGCAACTTGATCTCGTATCTCGAAATACCATTCTGGATTTGTAATCAAAGTTTTTAAACTACTAAAAAGTCCTTGCCCCAATTTTTCTTCGCCGTATGCATACCAGGAACCAGAGCGAGTTACAATATCATGAGCTTCAGCAATTTTTAGAATATCAGCAATCCCGCAAAAACCGCTCCCATAAAATAAATCGACATTAACTTCCTTGAATGGTGCTGCTAGTTTGTTCTTCTCAACTTTTATTTTGGCAGTATGACCTACAATATCTGTTCCTTGTGTCAGCTTTCCTACATTACTAACCTGGAGACGGATTGATGAGTAGAATTTCAAGGCATTACCACCAGGAGTACTCTTTGCTCCTGGGAAGTAACTACCAATCTTCTGGCGGGTTTGATTTACAAATAATACTGTACAATCTGATTTTGAAATAAGACCAGCAAGTTTTCGTAGTGCCTCTGTCATAAGTGCGGCTTGCCGTCCAAGTTGGGTAGGCTCTGTAAATCCAGTATCAAGTTCTACTTTTGGTAATAATGCGGCGACAGAGTCAACCACTACGAAAACCTTATAGCCCCCACGGATAATCATCTCAATAGTTTTCATAGCTTCTTCGCCAAATGCCGGTTGGGAAATTACACAGTTCTCCACAATATCCATACCACTATTTCTTGCCAGTTCCATATCAAGAGAATGTTCCAGATCGATATATACAGCAACAATACCCTTACGCTGCGCCTCACCAGCTGCCTTGAATGCTAAGCTGCTCTTGCCTGACATCTCCGTACCGAATACTTCTATAATCCTTCCAATTGGTAGCCCTCCAACTCCGAGAGCTCGATCTAGACTAAGGATGCCAGTTGAGATAACACCTTTATTAGAAAACTCAAAATTAGATTCACTTCGAAAAGCTGTACCTTCCCCAAATTCTTTTGTAAGTTGGCTTATGATATTATCGGCGTTCTGTTCAAGTGTGTTAGAATCAAGAGACGAACTTGATTTTTTTCTCTTTGCCATGTTTTTTCTCCCACTCGCTTACGAACCATTTCATGTTGTCATCATCTAGAAATACATATGTACACGTTGGCCATTTAGACGTTTTTCTTGGATATAATTTACATACTGCTGGTCGATCCTTATATCTTTTACATGTACATAGACAGGTCGCTTTTTTGTCGACTTCTGCCCGTACCTCGTCTAGGTGTTTGCACGTAATAGGAAAACTAAGGGTTGCGGAATACTCATATTTGGACCGCTCATCTGGACTCTCAAAAATATTATCCTTTACCTGCACACCAACACCATATCCCTTTAACCATTCAATAACATATTCACTCACTCGGCTACTTATATCGATATTCTTACAACAGCTCCCACATCGGCTACAGTATCCAACCCTGTAGAGAGTATTTGTTATTCTAGTAACTTCTACATCATCACCACCATATTCAATAATATTTCTCAGCTTTTGATTCTTATTCATCCAGCAATCCCCCGATCCTTTTTCCCAGCAATATATTCTTTATTAATATCAGCAAGTTCATTTACAACTTTACGCCTTAACTTTTTGTATATATGATCGAACTTGATCTCGAATTCGTCCTCATTCTCAATAATATCTTCCATCGAGCATCCCAGTTTGGCACTATTAAAATTCCCAAGATTCACTGTCAGAGAGAATTCTACCGAGATCTTTAAGCAGTTGTTTGCGGTAACTGTCTTCATCGATTCGTCTACTTGCATCACTTAATCCTCCTTGAAGCCGTCGTTCTTGATTCCTACAAAAATTTACATATACACAATCTATACACGGAGCATACTGATAGCACGGCGGGATTGCATCTATACCTCGTAGTCCTATTGCCACATCATAATTAAGATGTCCTTCAAGAAGTACTATTAAATCCTTCTCACTAAAAACATCTTGATTTTCTATCATCAACTCCCAAGCTGACTCAAGATTAGGATCTATCTTTATCATCGGTTTCAAGTAGGCTGGTGTATTCTAATTTCTCCATTACTTGCTCAAAAGTTATTAGCTTCCGATTATATGCTAAAAGATCCTCTGTGTAGATATGACCAACTTTATGTGTTGTCTCTTCTCCAACTTGGTAAATGAAATAGTATGAGTCAATATACAAGTTAATATCATAAATCATCACTGATTCAGAAATAGCAATAATATCATCGAGGTCCTTTCTAGGCTCAAAATCTCTCGGCTGAAATGTTAAGATGAATGAAAGTTCTCCTGTCTCTCTCAATACGGTCCTGGCTGAGCGAACATATTCAAATGTTCGCTCAACCCATTCCGTAGCATATAATTTATCTCGCCCAAGCAGATCCATACTAGGTACTTCCTATAGCTTCACTCTTAATCTCTTTGAGCCGTTCCAAAATCCTCTCTGTTTCCTCCTTCCCAGCACCCGCCTCGATTTTCTTAATTTCCTCCTTTAAAGCATTAACTACTGAATCATTAGAGGTTTGTGGTAGTGCTTCAGTTTTAACAGGGACGGGTTCTGCTTGTGCTGGATTGGTATCAGGAGTAAATTCTTGAATATCTTCGAGAGCAGATGGATCAAATTCGTCCTGCATACCTTGGTCATCAAAACTAGGACCATCTAAACTATGACCTGATTCTTTTGGATCAGGAACTCTACTTCCACTATTTCCATCACTAATGCTCCTGTAAGAACCTATAGTGAATCTATGGAATTTAATCTCTTTGTAAATGGTCTGATCTTCAAACGGAGGAAGAAGCCTTATCAGATTCTGGTCATTATTGAGGGTGGTGATGTGTAAATAATTGTCATTGATAAACTCCTCAACCATATTAAGATTGTGTAGACCACTACGATCTCCCCCCTGAAGTTGTGCAAGTAATTCCTCGTTTGGAATCTTACTTGGATTTTGGTCTAGCTGTGTGGAATATCGTGTGAGGATTCCACTTCCTCTTTTTGTGATGAGTATATTATGGCCAGTTAATGGATGAAAAACATTCTTTTGCGGATCAAGTTGCCTCGCACCTCTGATTACACTGATTACCTCATCATAGACAAGAGGAGGTATTGCATAGATACGAACAGGATATGTTTTGTCCTCGTCCCTCACATTAATGGCATTGATAAAGATGCGGCTCTTGGCATAGAGACCTCTGGCTTGATCTTCTAGTTCTTTCTTTTTTCCTTGATCTGATTGTGCTCTTGATTGACGAAATAGATCACTTGCCTTAGCACACTCTTGGCAATCTCCACCCTTTTGAGCTTCACATACCTTGCCGAAGAATAGTCTCTTTCTTACATTAGCATCTAAGTTGACATCGAATTTGTCCATTTTTAATCTCCTTTTTGCTTTTTGCGGTACTTGCTTGTTGCTTGTTTTGAATTTTTATTGGTTTTGAATTAATTTTGCGTAGAATCCTCCTTTCTAAATACTTTGTCTGAGTTCGTGTTTAATGAGTGAGGCCACGGTTGTCATAATGTGGTGTCTCTGCTCAAGAGCCCTTACAATAGCACTACACTTCCCTTCAATCTCCTTTCTCTTGTTCAGTTCCTCATGTAACGAACAATACTCATCAAAAGTAAAAAGCATTCTCTCTATCTTTGCATCAGATAGTGCTTTTCCTTTTTCGTCTCTTAGATTCCTTGAAAGTGTTGCTTCCCGTACCTTTATCTCCAGCTTTTGATTGGCCACTGCTCGCTTCGCTTCTTCATATTTCATTGCAAACTGCCAATAAATATGAGGAGACTTTTGTAGTTGCTCAAGAAGTAGTGGGGTATTGTTCGCCGCAATCGAAAGATCAAGTTCTAGATCTCCCATCTTATTTCTCCTTATATAAATCGATTCCCCAGGTCTGTTTCACTGCAGTCTTGATAATGTCTGTAAGAGTTGCTGGAGTTCCACATCCCTTTTCCACTTCCTCTGCAATCTTCAGTAATTTTTGTTTTTGCTCATAAGTAATTCTGAATGAAATACTTGTACCAGTAATGTCTTCCACTTTTTGTGCCATGTCTTTTTCCTCCTCTATTATTAAAGATGCATGAGAATGGTGTTTTTATCAAAAAAAGTTGAAATTTTTTATCCTATGTTTTCGATAAGTTACCCCAATCATGGCCTGTTTTTAGTTCTACTGATAACGGTAATGTCATAAATTCGAACTTGATTGACTCAAATACGTTCTTTTTAGCCAGAAGGAGTTCTTCAACTAGTTGCTCTTTGACACAACTAACAATAGAGTCGTGTACCTGTAATGCCATGTAAGCATCATGTGGATACAAACCACGTTTTACTAAATACTTTTTCCATTGTACCATAGCGTAGAGCATAAGATCAGATGCTAGTGATTGTATAGGGTGGTTGACAGCGGAGTTATATTCAACCTTCTCGCCTGGAAGAATTTCCTCCCTTGCTTTATACTTCCTGATACGTCCAAATTTAGATGTAACAAATCCCTTATGTTCAGCATGCCACCGCCTTCTATCTATCCAAGTTTTTGTAGCCTTCAAAATATTAAAATATTCTTTTATGTGCCTTCTTGCATCGTCTTCCTCTATACCAAGTGATTCTGCTAACTTCCCAGCTCCCATTCCATAGAGAACCCCAAAATTAAGTGTCTTTACAAACCTTCTATTATCTTCACTTACCTCTGCCATACCAAAAATTAATTTTGCAATATATGTATGAGCATCACCAGAAAGTATGGCCTTTTTCATAACCTCATCACCAGTATAATAGGCAGAGACAACCAATTCCATCTGCCGATAATCCAAATCAATAAATCTAAATCCCACATCTGGAATAAACATAGATTTTATATCACTATCTTCGGGTATATTTTGAAGGTTGGGTCCACTATTTTTTATACAGATACCATTAGCAATAAAGTTGTGAAACTCTTCTACTTCAAGATTATAAACATCGACCATCTCTCCTTCATCTAACACATCTAAAATTAATAGCCTACTTTTACCAGATTTACGCAAACTTCTACTAAGTGCTAGAGTATTTATTCCTTTACAATCTATTGCTTCTATATAATGTCCATCAGAATGGCGGATTTTATGCTCAGGAGTTACTTTCAATTCTCCCGAAAACTTTCTACCAGCACCAATCCATTTTAGTTTTAATACTTTCTCTCTTCCAGTCCTTCCTGCCCATTTTACTTTCCTGATTGTTAGGTTACATTTATTATCATAACAGTATACATAATCTCCTGGGCGTATATCTTCGATTGGAATACCATTAGGATACCTAGATAAATCTCGTACAACATCTACCAAAGTTCCCTCCGCAACACACGAGCTTGTACGCCCTGACCTCGCAACGTTTAGGTGATAGTTTGTGTGTATCCGACCATTGATTAGCTGTGATTTCATTCCCTTGAGATAGGTACTATGAAGCTTTAACAGCGCACGGTAGTCTAGAATCATACTTACAAGTTTACTGTTATATTTCCTCTGTAACTCAACAAGAACTTTTTTGGAGCAGGATGGTTTTCCGGTTTTGTCAGATACGTCTATGACTGTAAATCCACAATACTTCTTATCAAATAACACTTGTCCAACTTGATCTGTTGAACTGGGATTGAAGCCACCGTGTGTTCTGTTATATTGCATTATAGTACCGTGCATATATATTTTTGTTTTTTCATCTAACAGTCGTTTTCCATAGTCTTTCTCTAGGTTTCTAAGAACATATTCATCAATAGCAACTCCTATATACTCCATCTCTGCGAAGATTTCAGCGGCTGGCATAAGAATCTTCTGCATAAGAAATAACTTCTTCTCTTTTTCTAAGATCTCAAGTTGCCTATTATATATCCGATCCGTACAAACGATATCACCAACATTGTAATCTACTCTCTCATACGCATTTGCTTTCTCCAACCCACCAGCCTGTAACAATTCATGTTCATACCCTCCCATCTTAGGAGTATATTGCCAACTTATGTCCTTTAGTTTGGCAGAACCTCCTGGGCTAATAATTGAGTGGCCCAGCATCGTATCCCAGAGCCATTTTTTTGGCCAGATGTTCCACTTTTTCTTCATGTATTTGGCATCAAAGCACATATTATGAGCAACAGTAGGTATTGTATCCATTAACTCTTCGAGATCAGTAAGAAAATCATTGAAATAGTCGTGGATAGTTCCATCTTTGTTTGTTCTAATCCAATCTCCTTCTCTACAAATAACAGAAATACCATAATTACCATGGGATGTTATTCCAAAATTTGTGATTTCCGCATTTTTAGCAAAAACATTCAGTCCAGTTGTTTCCACGTCGATGGTAAAATGGGTTGCCTTCTTGAGTATTGGAAGAACCAAGAGCCAAGTCTCATAATTTGCAACAGTGATTGAAAGCCAGTCCTTTTTATCCTTTAATGATTCACCCTCTAAATGGCTTTTAGCTATACGAATGTCAGCCATCATCTGGAATCGCCGATCTTCGTTATTTATGAAAGTTGTAGGACTGGGATGCCAAGTAGGGACAATGATACAGTCAAAGCCTAAAAGAGGTTTACCACTATATGCTCTACCATGTGCATCTTTCATCCTAATTGTACTGTCTTTGAGAATAGTCTTCGTGGCTGCAAGTCCTAAACACACAATTACTTTAGGTTTGACTTTTTTGAGCTCTTTTAACAGATAGGGATAGCATTTCTGCTGCTCAGTTCTGCTTGGGGTTCGATTATTAGGAGGCTTGCAGCGGCAGATATTACCAACGAACACACGAGACCTATCAATTTCTGCCGATTTAAGAGCAGTATCTAAGTTCATTCCAGCAGGACCCACTAAAGGAATACCTTTTTCCTCCTCGACTTTTCCAGGGGCCTCCGCAATAAATGCTATCTCAATAGGTTCTTTGCACTCAGTAGCCTTGATCTCACCTACAACACTATCGATTTTCACATTCGTTGTAGTTTTATATAGCCCACACAGAGTACAAACACCAGACATTATCCATTCCCCCTTTTATAACAATGCTCTCCAGTTGATGGATCTTTGTACCGAATTAGCCTATTAGTTTTTAAGAGAAAGTACAGGCTATCCGTAAGACTTTTTGAAGATATTGTATATTCAAAATCACCTATTATGAGATACTCCATGATATCCTGCCGAGTCAGTTTTTCATGCTTGTCAAAGAGTGTGAGGATATAGTTACTCAAACCGATACGCTCATTCTTCCCTGGCATATACCTTTTGAATACTCTCATGACTCTGTGCGATAATTCCGAGAACCGGTGGTATACATCCCACAGCTCATTTACTAGCTCTTCTATGTTTTCGATTTCTTCTTGCTCATCAATTTCTGCAAACATATCTTCAAGTTTACGTTTGCTCATAAAGCCTCCTGATTTTTTCAATATGTCTTCTATATTCTAGATAATGCATTGGCAGATCAGCAGAGATTCGAGATATATTCAATTTGTCCAACTTCGATTCCTTGTCGTTCAAAACAGATGATATAGTCATAAGTAATATATAGAACAGCTCATCCTCGCCTTCATTTAGAAGAAATTTAACAAAAGAGTTTAAATTATCTATATGCCTGTTACCACTACTACTCGAAGAATGTAACTGGAGAAGGACTTCTTCTATCTTTTTTCTTATTTTTGTTCTTCGTGCTCTTGCTAACATCAAGGTCTTTAAATATTGTAAGTAATATCTCGCCCTCGATCTAACTTCATCAGGTACTCCTTTCCTTTTAAGTTCAACTAATAGGAGAAAGAGTTCTGATATGTAATCATCCGTTTCATATGCAGGATCCTTATCGATTAGTTTCTGGTAGCTATGTATCATTATGTTTATGTATTTCAGCTCATCTAGTGTAAAATAACTATCTATTGCATTATTTAGTTGTGCTAATCTATGAAGATCCATCCTATCTGCTCCCATTTAGTACCAGCTCATTGTCTGTGGCTTCTCTTATGTAGCTCTTTGCTCCCTCTAAAAACATTCTTGTAAATCCTCCTTGTGCGTACCTGGTTCTGTCTACTGTAAGTGTTATAATAGGACTGAGTAGTGTTTCATCATCTGCCTTCTCTGTGTAGATATCCTTTGCAAAACTTTTTCTGTGACATATTAATACACAATCAGCATCCGCCTCCATAGCACTAGAATCTTTCATATGAACAGAAGTCATAATCTCATCTTCGCTTATTCTTTTCGGTTGTACCACCACCATGATTCGTATGTTGAAATTCATTGCCATAATTTTGAATTGCCGACTAATCATGGCAATTTCTTGAGCGGTATGTTCAAGATTCCTACTTAAAAATTGTAAGTTATCAAATACTAAAAATTCTATTCCATACTTTCTTGTTGCTACTTCGAACACTTTAAACATTGCATCTATATTTAAATAGTGTGGATCTGCAGTATAGCCAAAGTATAACTGTACATCTCCGTTGTTGGGATCCAGAAAATCCGCACGAGTTAGATATATATCATCCAGAGCAATTTCCTTATGAGCAGCCAGTCTATGGCGACATATAAGTTTTGCTGTTAATCTTTCTGGTGGCATCTCTAAACAAAATAGCAGGGATGGTATTTTTTTAATGTAAGAAAAATAATAACAGAGATTAAGAGCAAGAGTAGTATTGTGATTAATTATACCATTACCAATAAATTCGTTGGTTTCTGGCTGCACAATGTCATAGGTTTCTTTCTCACCAATATTTTCGATTGATGTTATCGAGTCAAAATACATATTCCTAATACTTTTCCAGTATGTACATATTGGTATGTCCCATTCTCTACGGTCAATATAATTTATAATCCGTTCTAATAATGCATGTGATGGATCTCTGACTCCACGAACTATTTTATTTGCGAGATGGTTCCATTCTCCATCAGTAGAATAATTATCTTGAATGTATAAAAAGTGCTCTCTCTGGAATGGTACTGTGTCATTAGATTTATTTCTTTTAATTTTACTATTTCGCAGTAATATATCTATTTTATCTTTTTGCTCTTTACTTATATATCCAATCCTCTGAATAAATTTAATGGCTTCATCAAAAGGTAGTACTAGTTCATAATATGGTTGGTCATACCCTTTAACCTTTTTCATACGCTGTCGAGACACGATTCCCAAACTGAGTAACATGAGTTGTATCGTATCTATTAATTCCTTGGAGGAAGATGTAACTTCTATACAATTACGAGAGATATTAATATATGATTTGCATTCAAAATACGCAGACAAGAATTCCTTCCATATAATATTAGAACTTGTCCGTATTAATAGTGGTACCACTTTATCGGCAGCTTTTACATAATCTAAAGTATAGGCAGACCTAATGAATTCTCTGAAACGTTTGGAATTTATATGCTGTTCAACACCATTCGAATTTTTTTGGGGATAATGTTCCACTTCTAATTCTTGATCTATAGTATAAACACAGCTTTTGTAGTCGTTTATTACATCCTGATTTGAGTTAGAAAATAGGATTCGATTGGAGACAGATAAACATCCGTCAGCAATAAGGTATCCAATGAATCTTGCTTCCTCTCTTGTAATTAGATCTACTGCTCCCCCTTCACTTATAGATCTACTAACTACCAATCTATCTTTGACCCTGAGATCTTTAGCAGCTACCCACTTTAATTTTCCTGTCATTCCCATTACTCGAAGTGGATGGTTCTTGGTTACTTTAATTGATAGTCCTAACTTAGTTCTGATTTCTAATAATTCTCTCCTCCCATTAATAGTAAAATGTGTGATTTGTCTCCTACCATTGCTAGTATCTACAAATATTTTTTTACTACTGATATCTTCAACTCTTTCATCATTATCTAGAGAAATACCATAATAGCTAAACATTTCTTCGATACTTATTAATCCTTTATGAGTACATATCTTTGTAGACTTTTCAACACACTTACCAGTCTTTGGCTTCCCACTTAGATAGATCAAATCCCCCCTTGCAATTGGTCCCATTTTACTATTCAGGCTCTCCCAAGGCGTAGCTAACCCTTCAATGAGTTCTCCTTTGTCCTTGAACTGAGATTCAAGATTGCTGATAACATTTTCAATAGAGTATATGGTATCAATCGTAAATTGGGTGGCTCGTAAGGTTAAAGTCTTAAAATCACTAATGTCGTGGTATCTAAAATAATCATTGAGGTCTTTTATTTTAGGCTTTTTTGTTTTTGGATCTACTTCTTTTGGTAGAAGAATATTGTAGCATCTATCCCTACCTAATCTGTTTGCAATAATCTTTGCGCCTTCCTGCCCCGCCGCATCATTATCCATAACTAAATATATGATTTTGAACTCTCTTAATAGGTCAAACCATTCTGGTATAAAAGATTTCGCTCCCACTGTAATAGAAACGATATTAGATTCCCCTTCTTGAGCTAAACTTATTGCATCTAACTCCCCTTCACATATATAAATGTAGTTAAGAGAATGATCGATGTTATCATAGTTATATAGTATACTCATCCCACCAGGAGTTCGATAAAAGGATTTCTTCGCTGGGGGTAGGCTACGGTATTTGATGTCTACGAGTTGCTCTTTGAAGATAAACGGGATAGTAAGGTATTTTATTATTTCTTTTGATTTAGGATGCTCTATAGTTTTTACACCTAGCTTGTATTTTTGTATTGAATCTATTTTAATGTTCCTGTTATATAGCCAACTCATTGTGTCAGAATCAGAAAGTAATCTGTTATGTGCCGTTACTGTTTTGGATGCTCCTTGTTCTACATTAATCTTTGGCTTGGCATGAAAGGGAGTATCAATAAAACAACCCTCTTCCCCTACTATATGCCTTTTGAGTTTATTCCAACTTCCCCCTTGTCTACATTTAAAACAATTCCATAGCCCTAAATTTTTTGTCGCAATTCCTAAATAAAAATGATCTCCAGTATCTTGACATATCGGACATGTTTTTAAGATAAGATTTTCATTAGCATTATCTACTTTATATTCAGTACTTCGTGATCTTAAAGAACTATAAATGTCTTCGAGAATAGTTTGGCTTTTACTTTGTACTTGCACGACTCATTATCTCCTTGTATACTCTCAAATGCTCAACAGATAGAAGAAAGCGATTGTAAGGTCGAGCAAGCAATCTTTCTCGAATCATCATGAGCTCGATGGAACGGAGGTAATGATGGAGCCAATCGTTTGTCTTCCTGGTAAGTGCTGGTATTCTGAGGTTTAAGATAGGAAGGGTGATGTCAAGAAATGGAGTACATTTTATATCAGGTAGGTTACGAAGTCTACGTTTGTGTTCATTGGTTTCTTTGGGGTGGTATAGGAGCTTTGGTCCTGGTATGATGAGTGTTGGGGGAAACCCGTTCTTTTTAAAATCCCTGTAGTAAAGGATATTACGATTGAATAAAAATGTATCAACTGTAAATTTAGTCAATAAGCCTTTCACTGGACTGTACCTGGCACTATATTGCGCTGCTATATAGTAATTTAATTCCTTGCCTTTATCTTCTGCCTTTAATACGCCTGTCTCTGTTGTAATAAATAGGTATAATCTGAATAGTTTTTTGTACGCATCGATAGTATCTTTATGTATAAGCTGATGTTTTGTATATCTGTAATGAAATTCGTTTATTTTATTCTTTAACCATTTGTACCATGTGTGAGTATAATCTACTTTTTTTTCTTGTATAGCATATGAAAGTAAATGGCTTATGATTCTTTCTTGTGTTCTGTCACTCCATATCTTCTTCTTCATCTCCCCATCTTTTGGATCAAGGCCTAACATCTCAATCATCTGTCGGATCCGAAGATTTAGTTCAGGTGTGGAATACCGAGTATAAGTTCCATTAGCCCTTTCTACATAATCTTCCATTCTAACAAAATCAGGTATCTCTGTCATGATACCTCTCAGTATTCTATCTTATGTATTCAATTAAGAAATTCTCTCTCTTGTAGATCTTGATCCTTTTTCTTGTATGGCTGCTCAAATGGCGATGCCCTTTATCTTCAAAGTCATAATATTTTAAAAACTTCTTATCCTCCCTTGCTCTTAGTCCCCTTCCAAGAACCTGTAATATTGTAACAGGTGCCTTCTCGCCAGCTGCATATATAAGAACATCAATAGCACTGATGTCTATTCCTTCTTTGTAGATCATGGTTGCAATTACGATTGGGATCTTTTTATCTTTAAATTTATTATATATCGAAATACGTTCTGCCTTCCTATCCTGTCCCGATACAAAATACCCTTTCTCTTTTTCTATGGAACTTTTTATGATCCTACCGTGCTCTAAATGTTTTACTATTACAAGAATGGTTTCCCCACTATGCTTTTTGATTAGATCTATAATTTGAGCGTTTCTTGTAGCATTCTCTGTTATCCCTATTCTGTATACCTCAATGTAATCAAGAGTACTGGAAATCCTCTCCGCCTCACGTTTTACAATGTTAATTAAAGGCTTTGCAGAATATCCATTTTCAATTAGATATTGATTGCTAATTTTCTGTACAATCCTACCAATAAAACCAACAAGGAGCATATTTCGAATGGCATCTTCTAACAGAGGAGTACCAGATAGGCCGTACCGATAGTAAGCGTGATGCATATGCCTAAGTACATATTTCCAGGTAGAAGAAGTTGACTTATGTACTTCATCGACGAACAGCATTTCTACCGATTTCAAATAATTTGTATATTCATCCCTAGTATATTGATTTCTAAGCCTACTCCAGATGGTTCGTTGCAGTCCGATGGTTACTTCCCTAGGCTCAAATTCCTGTGGTGTAATGACTCCAACTTCTCTGGACCCATGCTTCTTGAACTTTTTATACGCCTGGTCTAGAAGCTCTACTCGATCCACTAGAAAAAGAGTGTTCACAGGGATGGATTCGCAAGTAGCAATTGCCTGGATTGTATTGTGTGTCACTATAAAATCTTTAGCTACATATAAGCCAGATGGGTGATTGATTGAAATACAAATAGTTTCTTGTATTCCTGCATCCTTTATACCTACAATAGTTTTATAGCTATGTTTTTTATGCGTATGGTTATAGTATCGAACTTTTTTCCTAGCCAACCTAAAAGGTATAAGATTATCATAAATTAATTTAATATATACTCGATAGCTTTCTCGTCCTTGTTTTTTTATGCCGTTAATTGTATAAATTGTACGCCTCGGTTTACCTAAGACAGCTTTTCCTCCTAAAGATCTAACTAAATACATAACATCACATACTAACTGTTTTGAAGTACTACTAAAACTAACTGTCCTTCCACTTTTACATACTGTTCCATCTGTATCCATTAGTCCTTGAAGAATAGCCAATCTATCATCAATATCGGATAGTAAATACTCTTTTGGTATAAATTTTGTCCATGACCTTACATCGTTTAGTCCTAATTGTTTGATAATATCGTGTATGTCTAATATAGAATATCCTTGGCATCTGTTTTTCGAACTGATCGGATTCACTTTGTAATATCTTGATATTGCATTGACTATTTCTTTATCTGTAGTAGTTAATTTTGGTGTGGTATAACAAAGACTTCCATTACCTAATAATACTCCTAAAACATAGGGTTTCAAAAGTAATTTTTTTCTGTTAAACTGGATAGGATAACAATTAGGTATTTTAAGGCGTGAAGCTCTCTTACCTAATTTATTATTTCGCTTTATTATTTCTTTCGTAGATAAGGTATTCCATAGTTTCTTTTTGCTGTATGGTGTCTGTACTGTCCATAAATGATCAGCATCACAAATAATAGAAGTATGATCATTAAATGTAATTGTATAAGTTTGCTGTTTACCTCTAGGAAATAAACCAGTAATTCTTGTAGGGCATCCATCAGCAGCAACAATATAATCTCCTACTTTTAAATTTTGTATCTCTTGCCACCCAGTAGGAGTAAGTATAGGTGTATCTAAACTATGTCCTTTACCAGAATTTGTTGCTTGATAAAATACTCCTCGATTAGTTCTGTTGGTGCAGATATAGACACCCTTTTTCTGGTAATCTCTTAATGTAATTCCCTTTAGTTCATAGACAGGACTTATATCAACATTGGGCCGGTAGCATTTATCAATGATTCCGTACTCAACTTCTTGGCCATCAAGGACTTTCTCAACGTAAGGGAGGTGGCCTGTAAGGAATGAGAAGTTCTTGGTATTGAAGAAACGAATATAGCCATCCCAAATACGCTCGCCGTTAGACTTAAACGAATTATACTTTTCAGAGAATTTTGCATTAGGATCAAATATGGCTAGTCTACGATGGAGCTCAGCTACGCACTTCTTGTGAGTCTCTAAATCAAGTGGGTTTTCTTGAATAAACTCAAGCTTTGAATATGTATTAGTTTTTACAATCTGTATCATGTCTAGATATCACATTTCCCCGATGCACATTTTGTTGCTTCTTCTGGAATTTCGTCATCAATTATTTTACCGTCTTTGACTGCTTTTAGTGTTTCTTCGTGGGGAATTCTGTTTAATACTTGACCTTCTCTGGATCCGTCTCTGTATACTGTTACACCTTTTAAGTCGTAGATATACTCTAATAGGAGTGAACTTAATTGATCTGAGGTAGTTTCTTTTGGTAGGTTAATGGTCTTGCTCACTGCACTATCAATGTATTTAGTAATGATGCTTTGGACTTCTAGATGATCTTGAGGCGTTAAATCATAAGCATCTACAAACCAATCTGGGAGCTCCTTTTGTTTGATAAGGTTGCCCTCCTCTATTAATTTTCTATATACTGGATGTATATAAATACGAGTGCCAACTCTGTCCTTCCTCTTATAAGCCCTGGCGAAGAGAGGCTCGCATCCACTAGAGACTTCTGGTAATAAGGAGATAGTTCCTGTCGGAGCCCATGATAAAGAAGTAACGCACCTTGATCCATGTTTTTTAATATCACTCCGTAGTGATGCAGGGAGTTTTCTAACAAAAGATGCCTTACCATATGCTATAGGATCAAATGCTGGGAAAGAGCCCTTTTCGACAGAGAGTTCAACTAGGGTCTGATAAGCAACGTTTCTGATAAACTTAACGAGGCGTTCTATTTCTGATATAGATTCTTCTGTTCCGTATCTTACTTTCTTAGCGAAAAGGAATTCGGCTAGTCCTGCGCCTCCTAAACCGACTCTTCTTGACCTGTGTGCAGCTATATCAACTTGTTTTAATTCATATCTTGTCACGTCAATCACATTATCTAGGAATCTTATAGCCAGTTTGATGGTGTCTTCTAACTTTTTCCAATGAACTTTCCCTCCTTCGCTAATATATTTAGGAAGAATAAGGGAACCTAAGCAGCAAGCCGAGTAAGGTTCGAGGGGCAATTCTCCGCATGGGTTGGTGCAATTATGGACAACTATTCCGTTTGCAATAAGTGAGTGGGTAACATCAGCTTGAATATCATAAACATCTTCTACTTCTAATTCTTTAACGCTTTTTACAAGATAAGCACCATAAAATTTGGTAGTCCAATCTGTACATGTTTCCGGTGTAACTAAATTCAATTCTTTTTGTTTTATACTATATTTCAAACCAATATGACTTTTAAAAGCCATAGTTGCCAAAAATCCTGATGTTGTTACATTATAACATGTATGTAATTTTCCATTCAGTTTAGTTATCCCAGAGCCTATACTCGTTGGGATGCCAAACTCATTTAACATTATTTGGAGTCTTTGTGCTGTATCCCTTTTTGCGGTAGTCAATTGAATCCTAGAACACTTACTTTTTTTGTAAGTGCAAATATGTCCATCTGCGGAAAATAGGCCAGATATAAAACCTCGTTTAAAAGATGGAGAAGAAGTTAACACCTCATCTGATATAAACTTACTACTTTTTTTGGTCCCTGATGTGTACCCATATTTATTTGTAATGTCTACATAACCCCATTTAGAGAAATATTGTCTTATGACACTATCTGTTGTTACTAACTCAAAAGATTTTCCTCCATTAGAAGATCTTCTCCAATTAGTTTCTCGCTTTGTCATACTATTGATTTTTTCATAAATAAAATCAATAATGTTCTTTTCGTCTTCATGACATACAAATCCGTATTGAGTACTCTTATTGTTTTTATGGTATGTTATCCAACCATCCCCAACTAAATAACCTACCATAAATCCATCATCATATTCAGCTTCATTTATTTCTTTACTAATAAAATTTTGAGAAATAGAATTTTGCACCAGTAAATAGTCTTTGTTTATTTTTAGATCTTTTACCTTTTTCCAACCTCTCATCGTTCTTACTTCATGGTCGTGTGTCACCTTAAGAATTTGTTTATTGGACAGTTTTACCTCAAATAATAGTTGTTTTCCAGAATACACTCCTCTACCACGCTCTATAAATGTACCTTGCGAATTAATAGTCCTCAAATCAGTAACTAAATTTATAGTTTTTCCTACAAGATTTTTTATAGGTACAAGCCCATCTGTAGTAGAAATTAATGTATCACCAGAAAGACAGGTCACATTTGCATATGAGTATGAGTTATTTTTGTATAGGTTACTTGTATTTAATAGTCCAGGTTCTGCATGATTCAGCATATTCTTTAAAATTTTATTCCACAGAGTCCTTGCCTTGACTTTTTTATAGACCTGTTGATTGAATATGAGTTCTATTTCATCATTGGATTCAACGGCGACTAAGAAATCATTATTGATATTAACACTAATGTTAAAATGAGATAGCTTCCCGTGGACTAATTTGGCATCGATGAAATCAAAGATGTCAGGATGTGTAATATCTAGGCTAGCAAGGGCAGCACTTCTTCTCTGACCTCCTGATTCTATAGTAGCAGCGAGGGCATCGGTAGCTTCAAGAAAACTGACAGGTCCAGAAGCTTGGCCACCAGAAGTAATTATAGGACTGTTCTTTGGTCTAATAGATGACCAATTACAACCAATTCCACCACCGGTTCCCCAGGTAATAAGACAGTTTTTAAGGTGTTCTCCTATCTCTTCTCTACTATCATTTATTGGAATATTAAAACAGTTATAACAGTTTCCCTTCGGTCTTCCTGCATTTCGAAGTATCCTCCCACCAGGTATAAACTCCATATTATAAATCATTTCGTGGAATGCTTGTTCGTATTTTTCTTTGTCCTTCTCAATAGTAGCTACACTACTTGCAACTCGATAAGTACATTTCTCCCAATCCTCACCTTCCATAAAATATCTGGATTGTGCTACTTGTAATGCATTGTCTGATAGTTTTCCTGGCATATTTGTACGATCTCCTAATAGGTAGGTTTGCTGTTTTTATATATTTTTTTGCATTCTCCTTTTTTATAGTGACGGCATTTATGTGAAGTACACCTGCATCTGAGGTGTGTGTTTTGATATTTGAAGTTGAGTAGCTGAGACTTTTTTCCTAATTTTGAACGAGAAATGTCTTACTCCCTACTTTTTTGTGCGGTATGTCCAGAAATTATGGACTTAGCTGCTTTTAATTACTAACCTCGAACTTCCTTTAATATCTTCTTCATGAGTTCTTCGAGCTTCTTATCCATGTCCTTGTCTTTCACAGTGCCTCTACGTAAAAGGTAGGCTGCAAGAACTCCCAAAAGTACCGTGAGAGATTCTTTGACCTCAGGACTGATGGATAGTGGAACACCGAGTTGCTGTGCAATAATGTCAGCCCCCCAAGTAATTGCAATTCCAATCAGAGGAATATAGGTCTTAGGCTGTTCGAGGAGGTAGTTGAGGACTGCTTTCATATACTACTCCTTTACCCCACTAAAGGTTGGGGTTAACAGTAACACTAATGGCCGCTATTGCTTCCTCTTCTTGCTCTTATCCTTCTTTTTATTCTTCTTGGTTGCTTTGTTACGAGTCTTTTTACTAGTTGATCGGGCATTGCTTTTTCCACTTCGTGATTTCCCTGCTTTATATTTCCTAGTCTTTCTGCTTTTTTCCTTCTCAACCTTTCTCCTTTTTTTACCTTTCGATCTGCGGCCTTTCTTTCTACTATTCTTAACGCTTGCCATAGCCTCATTTAGAACAAAAAAGGGGTGGAGGGCAATCAGTACCTGACCTAGTGTTTCTGCCAATAACCCTCCACCTTAGCTATCCTTGATCCGTACAGGAAAGGAAAGTTACTATGTATTGGCAGTTAAATATATAGTATCACACTAGTATTATCAGTTCAAGATTTTATTTTTATTTCCTCTGTTCTTTTGCTACTTCTCTAAACGGCTCAGAAGTCCTCATACTTTTGAATTCCTCTATTGCTTCTTGCGATACCTCCTTTTTCTTTACATCTCTTATTGTGGCTAATGCCTCAGTTATTAACCATTCCTTCCAGCTCACCCCTAGAAATTTACCAAGGATGTCTTTTCCCACACTACTTACTTTTGCTTTTTGGAAGGTAGATTCGTTAGCAAATAATGAGCGGGTGCCAGCACCCACTCGCTTCGAAAAGTCCTTCAGTTTTGAACACTTAGAAATTTCAGAGTCTAAAAATTCTTTCGCTGTAACAATAGTCGATAGTACTGTTTTTGGATCGGCCCGATACTGCTCCATATTCTCGTTAGCCATTATCTTGATCATTCTGGCATTGGAGAGATTTCTAATTGGAATATCTACTTTTTTTATTCCTGCTTGTTTTGCTGCTTCTAGTCGATGGTGCCCGTAAGCAAGCTCGTATTTACCATTTTTAGGAGCAGGTCTTGCAAGTAGATTATCCCAAAAATCTGTTTCCATAATTGAGTCTACTAGTGTTGCAACCTTCTCCTTATCAATTGGGTACTGTTCAATCTTACGAAATGGATTTGGAAGAAGCTGTGATAATTTAAGCTCCATAGGAATACTCCTTTCATCTATTCGTCTTGATGAGCTAAACACGTCCCTTTGGTGGGAAGAGCTATACCCATTAACTTTGCTATCAGTTCTATAAATTCTGGTTTCTGACACCTAATGGCAGCATGTTCGAAGTTATGATGATACAGATGCAACCCACTACTAAAGTAATATATCTTCCCACTTCCATACTCAGCCATCACTGTCAAATACTTAAGGAAGAGTGACATACAGGCGAGATTGACAGGAAAACCAGACCAGAGATCATTTGAACGAAAGTAAACATGGAGATCTATGTTACCATCAATTACTTTAAGTGCTATAGATCTCAAACAGGGAGGATCAACAAGAAGAAGATCACTGGGTTCGGCTATCTGTAAAATAAGCTGATTAGAGTGGGGATGTTCCTTAAGTCTCTCTATCAATATATCTAACTGGGGCATGTCATAGGCACGTACTTTGTTCCAGCACAAGATCTGATTAATTCGACTTCCATAGCTGTATACAGTATTAGGAGGTATTTCAGTTCCCATGAAATACTCTATGAAATACTGATATACATATGCCATATCAGCTATTGGGGGTAAGTTCGTATGAGGTGGGAGGTCAGGAAGCAAAGGTTTTTCTAGAGGATGATTTATTTCAATTGCAATAAAGGGATATTCAAGTCGCCATGATTGCTCGTAACTGCCTTGGTCTATTTGATATAGGACTCCATTTTTTAGTTTCTTGTCTTCATCGTAATCTATTAAATTATAGACAGCTTGAAACCACGCATCAGGCAGGGTTTTTGCCTTTATGTACATTTATACATCCTCTTCAGTAAGAAGTGGGTGAGTAATATATTTATCCATCTCTAAAAGGTGAAGAGTATACACCAATTGCTTCAAGCTTTTTAATTCTGTTGGTGAGAAAGAGAATGGGCATTTGTAACTAGGTTCGGCTGTGCTTGTAGAGAGTGAATTGATGATCTTTTCAAAGTATACCTTGTAAGATTCAAAGGAGGTGGGTGTTGTTTTGAACATTTCTTTTACATCTTTTGAATGAATCCTTAAAATATAGGAATCTGCAAAATGTGCCCGTATAAATTTCATGTGTAGATTTACGAGGACAATATCTGGGTAATAATCAACAAGGGTATCAAAATCTATAGTATCCCGTTTGAAGGTACGAATCTCAAAATGTGGTGGTTCAATGTAAATCCACCCAACATTCACTGGGCCAAAGTAGAAGGACATGATAGGTATTGCCTCTGTAAATTGAGTATCTCTTTTAATCATTCTTGCTCCTCTTATTACTCTCCTTAAGGGTATACTTCCTTGTTGGGAAAATACCTGGGAAACTATACTCGATAATGTCTCTGTTCCCACGTCCAAGTAACTTTTTCCAGATCGCTAACCTATCATCTGTCTGATCCTTATGGGCAAACCAATCGACGCAGTGTGGGCCGGTAATATCTTGTATGGCTATAAAGTACTGATTCTCGCTGGAAAGGTCTGGCTTACGAATATTACATCGGATGGCCATGACCGGAAATCCATCGACTGTCTCTTCTTTCAAGAGCTCATATTCAAGGACAGTACTCTCAATCAAGTTTAAAATTGTGCTGAGGAGCTGATTCATAGGTTCCCTTCCTATTAAAAAGATGCACGAGCAGAGACTTTTTTTAATAAAAGTTGAATATTTTTTATTTTTTTTAAGAAGGTTAAGGTAAAAAGTGAGTTATGGCGGGAAGTTAAAGTATTACTTGAAGGCGGGAGCTTCTCGTCACATCTATTCTGTAAAAGTATTTCCTGGTAAGATGTCACTGATAAATTAAAGTCTTAACTCTTGAGGGGTGGACATACCTGATGGATGGGCTTCTCGGATGAAAGCCACACCTCTCCATTAAAAATCCTAAATCACCCCCCCTGAAGATACTCGGTGAATAATTACAACCTAACCTCAATTCTCAGTTTTTTTCTATTTATTTTCTTGATGGAATCTTAGAAGTATGATAAGAAGAAGAAATAGAAACTCAATGAGGAACTTAGTGAGAAGACTGGATCTAAAACCAGAGTAAGAACTAAACCGGAAGTGCGAGGTGCAAGCACCGCTTGCTAGCCGAGCATCTTCCCCCACCCCGTAGTCAATTATATGTAATAATTGAAATAGGACTATCGTGTCAAGCAAAAAATTAGTGTAACGATAAGTTAAAGATACTGGAAAAGAGATAAGTTATGAAAAATAAAATATAAAAGGATCTAAATAAAATTTGAGTGTATGTCAAGGAAAGTAGCTAATCTGACAGTATGTTAGCTCTTGTGGTATAAAGTAGGTGAGTTACTAAAATTTGTAACTAGTTGTATTTGTTAATTTTATGGCTGAATTTGCTTGTGTTTTGAATCCCCCAAAATCGGGGTGGTCTTCATTTTTTCAAGGTCGCTGTAACTAGTTGATTCTGCTAATGATTTTTTTTACCACTGTCTTTATTGGGTTTCGTGGAGATGATACTTATAACTATTTGTATCTATTATGTTTTTAGAGGTGTAGAAAATAGGAATTTGGGTCTATCAGAAAAGGATTGCGAAATGACTTTTAATTTTTTATAATATAAGGAGTAATCTATAACATGCTTAGAGGAGGTGTGAATGACTGAGATTCGTTGTAATCAGTGCTTAAAGCCTTTCATCCTCGAACTACATGAGGATCCCTACTATAAGGGAGTGATCCTTTGTCCTACCTGTCTGGAAGTGCGGAAACTCCTTGATGGGCTTTTCATAGATCTGAATATTGGGCAGATAGAACGGCTCATACTTGAGGACGTTGATAGTGGCTCACTTTCAAGGGGTGTCACGGCAATTAACTAATATTCAGAATACTGTTATAAATTTCGTCCCAAAATAATTTTTATTTTTTTCTTGACAAATGGGTGCTATGGGTTTATGTATAAGATAAACAGGTGGGGAGGTATTTTATGGGAAAAGAAAATAAGAAAGGCTTTGTTAGCATTGCTATAATCATTCAAATAGTCCTATGTTTGCTCTTGGGTGTTTTGGGTTGTCCTGTCATAAAGAACCCAAGTATTAAGGAATCCGAGTTCAAGTCGTTGTGCCGCATTGAATGGTACGGTTGTGTTGTTTTTGAGAGTTATGAAGACTTGATAACCACACTGCTGATCCAACACGATCCTAATACTTGTGTCGCTCCTGATCTACTTTGTATTTGGCTGACATACGATACTAATGGGACTATTGAGATGGAAGTAGTGAGGTTCAATACAGTAAATGATATTCCTAGAACGTCTCTTAATGATGAGTATGGGAATTGTATTATTCAATATCTGAATGAGGATCTGTGAATGGGGGTACAATGCGATACCTTGTGATTGTTTTGCTGTTGGGTTTTGTAGGATGTTTAGGTGTGAAGGATCTTGGTATTACAGAAGATTCAGTTACAGGTACGTGTAATCGAGTGTGTGCTTTGAAATGGTACGGTCCCATAATCTTAGATTCTTATGAGGAATTATACGAAAGTATAACATATAGCTTGAAAGGAGATACTTGTACTGCTGAATATCTCCTCTGTATTTTATTGATCCACGACTTCAATGGGACGGCTGGATTGGCATTGGTGAGGTTTAAGGATATAGATGATATTCCTAAAACTTCTATAAAAGATGTACAGGGGAACTATATTATCCAGTACCTGAACGAGGATCTGTAATGATCGGAGATGTAAATAAAATTATTAGGTCTTATTCATATCTAACTGAGCAAACCGGTCAAAGGGGGCGATGTGGATTGTACCGTTTGTAACATCTTCGCACAGCCACAGATTCTCCTTTGATCCGAGGAATTTGAATGTATCGGCAAATATTATGTGCTTATCTTCTGGTTTATGAAAAAGTAATTTCTCGTTTACTGTTTCTGCTGTATAGATGTCGAACCCATCAAATCGCTGGTGACGTATTCGGATGGTATTGTTGTCTTTCTTGATTAGGATTGCGGTAGATGGTTTCGGTTGTGGCTTTCTTATTTTACGAGGTTTTTTAGGCATGATATATCCTTTCAGTTTTCTAAGTTTTGGGTTGTTATTAGAAATTACGTTATCAAAAGAAAAATAGAAAGTCAAGAAAAAATTAACTTATTTTGGAGGAGGTAGATCGTGATACTACCGTTTTTGGATCTGGATCAAAAGAGCTGGATTTATGACCCGATTGAGTTCAAAAAGTTCCTCAAAGATTTAGCAGAGGATATGCGAAAGAGCCCTGAGAAGTGGAATGACATGTATCGGAGCTGGTGGGTACTGGCAGAGATTTCTAGGGCGGAGGTAGCTTATAAAAAGAAGCTCAAGGAGGCTACGGCGTAGGTAGCAATAGCACTTTTGATTGAGCTGAAGGATACAAGGGAGGAATATGAGTAAGATTGTGTCACACTTTTGCTACAAAGTACGGGTAAAAACCACCAATGCCCTAAAAACAACCACTCAATTTGCTAATGGTAAATATGCTAAGTGTGATGATGAGATAGTATATGTTGCGGCTGAATCGTTTGCCGAGATAGAGCAAATTTTTGGAACAAATCTATTGATGGCTGAGTATATTGGTCCGTGTTACAGATTGGAAAGGGGTGAGCCGTGACGGAATCCGATAGACTCATGCCACATTGTGAACATTGCGGGGCACCACCGATCAAAGAAACCGTAAAGTGGCGACAGAGAGCACAGAAGGCCGAGGCCGAGACAAGTGCCGCAAGAGAGGATCACATACAAGCGATAAACAAAATTCTTCTGCTTGAGGCCGAGCTTGTCGAGATGCGGGATAACGTCAAACTTCTTGGAGAGCAAATTGTGATCTATGACGGAGAAAACGACCAACGCAAGGCCGAGCTTGCCGAGGCGAAACGGGAATGTAAATTCTTTGAGGAATGGCTAGAAAGCGCATGGGATGGATGGGAGAAAACCGAGGCCGAGCTTGCCGAGGCGCAGCAACGCCTCAAGCATTATCGTGATGGCATTGGCAACGCCATTGGAGACGATAGGCAGTGTCGAGATACGGGGGAACCGAGTCTATCAGATGCAAAAGAAATACGGCGAATTAAGGCCGAGCTTGCCGGTTGGAAAGCAGATGCCAAGGAATTTGACCGACAAGCAGATGCATTCTATGAGGAAATCGGTTGTCTACGGGCAGAGCGGGACTACTACAAGGCCCAGGCCGAGGAGTTGCTTGGGAAACTAGAGAAGGCCGAGGCCGAGACAAGTGCCGCAAGAGAGGATCACATACAAGCGATAAACAAAATTCTTCTGCTTGAGGCCGAGCTTGCCACACTTAGGCGAATCCTTCTTTTACCAACCTGAAAAACGGAACCCCGAGAAGAGTGGAACCAAGCAAGCTGACACAGAGGAATCTCAGCCTCACCAAAGAGGAGGAAGAACTGATTAAGGGAAAGGAGTAGTCATGAGCAAAAAAAAGGGGGGGGATACAAATGAGTCTACCGACTAAAGAGGAGCTGGAGTATTTGGGAAGCCGGACCATGACGGGCCTCGAGCTGATGCTGAGCTTTGTCCCCGAGCAGGGGAAGGCCAGCGACCTCCTGGCCTATATCAAGCGTTTGGAAAACCGCCTTGAAGAAGTTCACGATGACGATGCTATTTATTTCGATGTATGCGACAAACCAAAATGGCTGAAATAAGATGGGGGTGAGCCATGAGTGATCCGTCAATCGGATTGTGGGAGTGGGCGTTTGTACTCGCTTATTGCGGGTATTGGGTGTTTTTGGGTTGGTTGATATTGAAGATTGGAGGATCTGATGAGTGACTACGATCACATCTGGAAAGCCCTTGAAAGCTGGCAACAGAGAGTAGAGAAGGCCGAGGCCGACCTTGCCGAGGCGCAGGAACAGCTACGGACACAGGACGTAACGATGGCCGTGGCGATAGACAAAAGTAATGCACTTGAGGCCGAACGGGACAGGCTGCGGGAAGCGTTGGAATACGTAAGAGACAATACAGGCGAAGAAGGCATTTTTGTTGCTGCCCGTGAGGCCCTGGAAGGCAAGGAGACGGGTGATTAGTAGTCACTTTGACTAAAAAGGGGGGTTGTGATGGAGACGGATCGATTGATTGACCTGATTCAGCAGACTAGCGGTATAGCCTGGGAAGCCCTGTTGCTGCAGGTGCGATTAGAGATGGTGGCGGTGGTGTTTGGTTGGTAAATCGTATAGGGAGAAAAGGTATGGAAGAAAAAAAGATGGGCGATGCTGGTAAACGGGATTTTGATGAGGTTCCAAATCTGGTGAAGGATCGTCCATTTAATTTGCGGTTCCCAAAGGACTGATGGCCATGAAACTATCGGAGCATATGGCCGAGAGTCTAATGAAGTTTGGTGAGACGTATGAGCATGTACATCGATATCTTGATCAGTATGCATGGTTGGCTGATGGTAGCTTCGATCCAATGCACCGGGACGTATTACATAATAAGGAAGGGATTGAGATTGTAAGACAGATGTGGGGAGATGGGGCCGCCGCAGCTGCTAGGTTACATATTATATCGGATCTTAAGATGGAAGGCATGAAGGAAGGAGATTCAATTCCTAAGGATACAGATGAATACAGAAAGAGATTCGCACCAGTAGTTTGTATACGGGATTTTAAATATTTAAGTGAACTCGGGTTTTTGTCAGTGGAGAAAACGAAGACGAAAAAGAAGGGCGTGTAACCGAATTGGTATAGGTACGGGATTTAAGCTCCCGGTTTTGTGGGTCCGACTCCCACCACGCCCAACAACAACTAACGGGGCTAGTAACTGATCCCATTCTGAGCAATTGTGATATGCCTAGTGGGGTCAAAACATATGGACAGATGGTACCCAGATGAAAGAATTAGGGAGTATCTTGATAAGTACGGGCATGAATTTAGGGGATTTATGCCTGTTGAGTTATATGATGAAGTAGAATTCTATAAGGTTACTTGGTTTTGGCATTTAGGGATTACTTTTCATGAAGATCTTATACTTATCGATGATTCTGTTTATGATTCTAGTAATAGATATTTTCAGGCATTACTTATACATCATGAGCTTGTTCACGTAGCACAACAAAAAACGATGCCTCAAGGATCGGTAGGGTTTTATGTGACATATGTTATGGAATGGGTCCGATCAGGATTTAATTACAAGAAGATGAGAAAGATTGGAATAGAGGCTGAGGCTATTAGAGAGACGGATGAGTTCAAAGATGTACTATACGAGAAGGAGAAGCTCGATAACTTCTACAGTGTCAGAACCAGTCTTATGATGTATAATTGGTTGGAGAGAGAGGCAAAGATGAAAATGAAGAGAGTTCCAGTAAAAAGACGGAAGAAACCGGGGAAGGCTAGGTAAATGGCTGAAATTTCGAAGGAGGCGGAAGTACAGTGTTTTATCTGTAAGAAGATGTTGAAGGAGAAGGCTTCAGACAAGTGGGTTTATCATAGGAGCATACCGGATCCCTTTAAAGTTGTGTGCCGCCGACATGACGGAGTTGAAGAGTGGTATAATCGTCTCGTAAAAGAGGCGAGCTCTAGATTGGCTCAGGCATTATCGAAAGAGAAGGTGTGAGAAGATTATACTAATGGGGAAAGTTAAGAGATAATAAACTATGGGCATGTTCGATTACGTGGATTATAAGGCTACTTGCAGTTGTGGAGTGGAACTAGAAAATTTTCAAAGTAAGGACGGCCCGTGTGAACTTAAAACATTGGAACCACACGAAGTTGGTATATTCTATGCTGTATGTGATAAATGTGATACGTGGCATGAGTGGGAAGTGGACGTAGAAGTAATTGTTACAAAACTGGATATACGAAAAACTAAGGAGGAAAAACTAGGAAGAAATACTACCTGGAAGTATGTAAAAACAGACGAGTAGCTTAGTGGTTAAAGCACTTGCCTTACAAGCAAGGGATCGTAGGTTCGAATCCTATCTCGTCTACCAGAAAAAGGAGGAAAGGTAAAATGAAGAAAGAGAAGAAAAAGTATTCTCCGTATAGTGAAGCGGAGGAAAAGAGGCTGTTGATGATACATGGCTATAATCCAGAAGTGTGGAATCTTGGATCGCTTTGTGGACGTGGTCATGACTTCCGAGATTCTGGGTGCAGTGTTAGAAATCGAAAGTACAAATACTGTTACGAATGTTCCAAGTTTGTACATATAAAGCATAGAGAAACTAGGCTGTTGAAACAAGCTGAATACAGGTTAAAGAATCAGGATAAGATCAGGGAATATGCTAAGAGATATCGTAGAAGGAATAGAGAAAGGATCGCTGCTTACTTCAAGAAATGGTACGCAGAGAATCGTGAGAGGGTGCGGCTACGTAGAAGTTCTGAACGCTGGAACAACAAGGTTGCTTTAGGTGAGAATAGAACTGCTGCTTGCGATGATAAGATTAGTACAAGTGTTAAAAAGAGCAAGAAAGGGAGGAGCGATGGAAAGAAGAGTACATATAAGGGAGGCAACTCTTAATGATGTTTGTGAATTAGTGGCAGTAGAGGAGAAGGCATTTCGGTATATGGGGCAGTGGGATAGGCAAAGTTTTGTGAGAAGGCTTAGAAATCCCTGTGCGATTGTTTTGAAGGCGGAAATATGTAACCAAATAATAGGGAAGGCTGTAGGAGTTGTTTATAATGGGAAACGGAAGAAGAGTTTGCAGGTACAGGATGTCTCTGTTGTTCCAGCGTTCAGAAGGAATGGTGTAGCATCTAGATTGCTTGCAACTCTCGAAGGTAGAGCTCGTGATAGAGGGTGTATGTACTCTGCTTTGTATGTTAGAGATAATAATTGGAGTGCTCGACGGCTTTATTGTAAGTTAGGCTACTACGATATATCTGGGTGGGATGATGATATGCAAAGGATGAGAAAGGATTTTAACGGGGTGTAGCTCAGCCTGGAAGAGCACCTGCCTTGGGCGCAGGGAGTCGGGTGTTCAAATCACCCCATCCCGAAACTGTGTGGTAAACTCATGGAGGAATAAAATGGAGGAGAAAACTACAGATCATATTGAGAAGGAGGCAATAATAGACCTAGTTGAAGGAGAAGACTTAGGAGAATTTGTAGGTATTCATGCGGTGCATCGAAATATTTTAGTGGATATGCTTTTGGATGGTGACCGGGATTTGAAATGTCCTGTACTTAAAATTGGGATGCCTTGTGGGAAGGAATACATTTTTGAGAAGCGAGAGGAAGTTCCATTGAAGACTCTTATGTGCGGTTGTGGTAATCCGAAGCATGTGGTTGTTAAGTACTCAATGGAGGATGATTGATGGTACAGGTGAAAAAGAAAGATAAGTTTCATATATACAAGCAAGGGAACATTAGAGGGGATAAGATAGAGTACAAAGGGAAGGTCGGCTGCTGTATTTGGTATCCTTTTCCTGGTGATAAAGATGATACTGCAGGGATGTGTTGGGACTTCAATTTTGAGGACATAGACGATCTTATATTTTTATTGCAGCATTTGAAAAGAGTACCAGCTGATAAAGGAGATTAGCATGGAAAATCTTGCTGTTGTGATCTGCTATGGGACTTTAGGTGCTGTATGTATTTTTGCTATTTGGATGCTTTATAGATGAGCCGATACTATATGAGTTGTTTGGGCACTATACGCCATATGATTTATGCAGGTGTGCTGGAACTAGGGATACAGGCACGGTTTAGGCCCGTGTGCCTTCGGGATTGGGGGTTCGATTCCCTCCACCTGCATCAAAAGAAAGGGAGATAACATGAAAATCCTTGCTATTTTTTACTGCTGCCATTCCTTCTTGCTCCTACATGCTCGGAGTGGAATTGCTGCGAGTGTGTGAAGAAGGCAAAGCTTACTGACTTTGAACTGGATGTGAGGACGAGTTCTGGGGGCTGTGCGAGCAGGACAGAAAAGCATATTATAGCACATTTTGAAGGCTACGGCAAGTCATTGTGGAGCTGTGATCAGAATGATAGGAGTTACCATAAGGAACTGTGTGCTGGTGCGGTGGTTGGACAAGTCTATTGTGTAAAGCTGGATCCATTTTGTAAGTGTAGTAAATAGTGGAGTAAAGTATGAGTCGATTACCTAGACAAGGAGATGAGAAGATGCTTGCCAAAATCAAAGACAGGCTAGCGTTTTTGATGATGTTAGGGTTGTTAATTTTACTTTTTGTATTCCTCTTTATGATCATAGCCTCTGTTTTGAGTGGCTGTGGTGAGTATGGAGGCTATTACGGGGGAAGCTACGATGATGGATACAGGGGAAGTAGTGGTTCCTGTGCCGGTATTTGTGAGGGGCATTGTGCTAACTGCTGGAGTTTTACACACCAAATTTTACGATGTCAGACGACTTGTGAAACTTTATGTCGTCAACGGGGGTGCGACTATATAGATGTGCCTTCACACCAGTGTGACGAAGTATTCCAAAGCACTTGTAGCAATTGAAATAGTAAAAATATATGAAAGGGAAGTTTATTAAACGATATTATACTATTAAACAGATTTCACATGATTTAAATATTCCACAAACTATTGTGTCTAAAGCTATGCGAAAATCAGATCCTGTCCTTGGTGGGTATAGATTTAGATATGCAAAGACAGTGGGGTATAAAAAAGATTCTCTGGAACTTGATGAAGAAGAACTACTACTCGATTTAGAGCTTGAACTGGAACTAGTAGTTCTTCTTCATCAAATTCCAGTTCCAGTTCCAGATCCAGTAGGGGAGAGTATGATGACCAGAGAAAGTGTTCCAGTTTTGAGAGTTAATCCTACCACACAGTTAATGAAGCAAGAGCAGCAGATACGAGAGCTTGAAGATAAAGTGGAAGGGCTTACCCATCTACTTGATTTTATAGTGTATCAGTTTGGGTATATTTATCATAAGGATTGGGAAGAAGAGAAAAATAGAGCTTTGAATAATAGCCAGGGAATGTGACGCAGCGGCCTAGCGTACCTGACTGTCGATCAGGAAGTCGAGGGTTCGAATCCCTTCATTCCCGCCACAACCACAATGAGAGGAGGATCAAGTATGTCATTATTAACACACAGGATTGAAGATGTAGAAGCTGAAAAAGTTTTTGGTACGGGTTGGTTACGGTCATACCCAGATTTACGAGACTATACTGAGCTGGATATAAAGAGCCAAGTTGAGAAGATGGGAATACCGTTAGGTTCTGATCCAGCACCTCTCCCCGAAAAAGTTGATCTCGGTAAGTGGATTACTACTGTCAAGGATCAAGGGAAACTTGGATCTTGTACTGCTCATGCCGCAACGTCTATGGTTGAATACTATCAGGAAAAAGCTTTTGGGAAGTCAATTTTGGGTTCTCGTAGATTTGTTTATAAGGTTACACGGTGGCTTATAGGTGTCGATCATGGTGATACAGGAGCTTATCTCAGAAGTACAATGGGGGCTTTGGTATTGTTTGGGGTGCCTCCAGAGCAATATTTTAAATATTCTATCAAGGGATTTGACAAGGCTCCAGGCCCATTTATATACGGATTAGCTGATAACTGGGAAGCTTTGACATATTTTTCTCATGATCCTGTAAAACTGGATAAGAAAGGAAGTGCAGTTCTTTATTCAGTAAAGAAATATCTTGCAGCCGGAATGCCATCTATGTTTGGATTTTATGTTTTTGAGAATTATAAGGATGGTGGTGGTGGGAAGATTCCGTATCCTAATAAAAAGGATGCTTGTATTGGTGGGCATGCTGTGTTGGCGGTGGGATATGATGATAATCTTGTTATAAAAGATGAAAAGACAAGGGCAACCAGTAAGGGAGCTATAAAGTTCCTGAATAGTTGGGGGAGGGGATGGGGAGAAGCTGGTTATGGATGGCTTCCATATGCTTATACGGAGGATAAGCTAGCATTAGATTTCTGGTCATTAATTAGTATGGAGTGGGTGGATACAGGACAGTTTGGATTTTAATGCCTAGGTCGCTTTAGTGGTCGAGAGCAGGGGTTTTGTAAGCCTCAGACGTAAGTCCATCGGGAGTTCGAATCTCTCCCTAGGCTTCATATATAAATATATAAATGGAATTAAGTAAGTAAACAGATCAAGGAAAGGAGATGTACCATGAGATTATTAGGAATAGCGATTGGATGTGTTGTGTTAGGTGCTCTTATATCTACAGGCTCTTTTCTTATTTTACAGAATGGCACGACGCCGGTGATTGGGCATTCCGTACTTACAAATCCAGCTAGTAAAGATGATAGTAATATCGATTATTTTCCAGGTGAGGGCAGAGGCTTGGTAGGGTTAGATGATGAAACTCCACCTATGGCTGTTGAGGATGTGATGCCTTCTCTGTGTCTGAGAGAAGATGGTGGACTCTGTTCATTTACGATGAGTGAGAAATACTATTCTTTGTTATCTAATGAGCAAAAAGAAAAAATGAATTCTCCGTCAGTGTGTATGGAAGAAGACGGTCATGGTAATTGTTCCTTTTGGATTAATAAAGCATATTTGGAAGAGGTAGGAGAGTAATAATTTATTAGTGGGTGAGTGTGCCTAGAGGCGAGGGCAGCGGTCTGTAAAACCGTGACTCTACGAGAAAACACCGGAGGTTCGACTCCTCCCTCACCCGCCACGAGGTTGTTATGTCTGAAGAAATACGAAAAGAAGCAAAGAAAATTAGAAAACAACTTAGAAATCGGTTGATGGAGATTAAAGCGGCAGATGATAGTTTAGATATTTTTTTTGGTGTTATGGATGTGGCTGATTTGAAATATTATGAGTGTATACTTTTTGAATTCGATGAGGTTTGTGAGCAATTGCGAGAACTAGAGAGTAGTCTTCGCTGCAGAGCTTATACCAAAATTACAGACAAATGTTAGAATGGGTATGGTATAATGGTGATAACTAAAAACAAAATGGAGATGTGTACTTATGCCAAAGGTGGTGCTTATTATCCCACCGAGTCCTTGGCTAATTTCGGATACTGATCTCCCCTTTTTAGGAATATTGTATGTTGCATCTTATTTGGAAAAACGAAATATTGATGTGCAGCTATGTGACTTGTCTGGGTTGGAAGAACGTCAGTGGAAGATACCCGTTGGGGATTGCTATGGGATTACAGGAACCTCCCCTAATTTTCCTCAGATACAAGCTATCACAAAAAAATTAAAGGAAAGGGAGAATGCATTTGTTGTGGTTGGTGGGCCTCATGCTACAACTGTTCCAGAGCATGTTTTGAGTAATACAGATGCGGATGTATGTGTGGTAGGAGAGGGTGAGATTGCAATGTTTGAATTATTGCATCTCCCTTTACATCAGGTTTTTAATATAGCATATAAAGATTCTGATGGAAAGGTTGTTCGTACACCACAAACCCCATTGACTGCAGATATAGATGATTTTCCTCCACCTGATTTAGATCTTGTAGATTTTTATAGATACTCAAGATCTCAGACATTTAAGTATTTATTAGGAGAGTGCAGGGAAGCAACACTTATTACTTCTAGGGGATGTCCTTTCAATTGTAATTTTTGTGCTCAGAGTTATATCTGGGGAGGAAAGGTGAGGAGTCATAGTGTAGATAGAACCATAGAAGAAGTGGAGACCTTGATTAATAAATATAAGGTGGAGCTCATTTACATTTTAGATGACACTTTTGTTATAAGTAAGGAGCGAGTGTATGAGTTCTGTGACAAGATAAAGAAATTAGGAATAAAGTGGCACTGTCTGAATAGAGTGGATCGTTGTGATTATGATTTGTTACGAACCATGAAGGATGCGGGATGTTTGCAATTTGTATTTGGTTTTGAGAGCGGATCCAATAATATGCTAAAGATGATGAACAAAAAGACGACAGTAGAACAGGCTTACAATGCAATTTCTACGTGTGAGAAGGTAGGAATAAGAATTAGGGGGCAGATGATTGTAGGTTTCCCTGGTGAGACAGAAGAAACGGTGGCTGAGACGGCTGAGTTTATTACATGTGCAGAGTATGTTGATGCGTTTGGTATCCATATTTTTCAACCTTTCCCAGGATGCAGTGTATGGCAGACTCCTGAAAAATATGGTTATGTGTTAAACAAGAACACTAATTTTGAAGATTACCATACGATAGGGAAAGAGGATTTTGAACCTAATACGAGCCCTCAGATTGTGGAATGGTTTAAGTATCTGAAAGAGGTAGCTGGAAGTAGAAATATAGAGCTGAAAGGGGCGTTGGATGGCTAATATACTTATTACAGCTTGTTATGACCTTAATGATAAAGAAGGGCTAGACAAGAAGAGATTGCTAATATTTAATAAGTATCGACAATTAACAGATTTATGTATACGCTCCTTCCGAAAGAACTTGAAGGATTTGGATGAGGTTATAGTATTAGAGGGACTGGCTGAAAATTATCATAGAATGTTTCAGGATATTTATTATCGGATAAAGAAAATCTACCAGGCAGGAGACTGTAATATTCTATGGGTAGATTCAGATTCCGTTTGTATTAAACCGACTGAGATTTTTGGTAAGTATGACAAGTTTGTGATGTTTGATATCCAGAATCAGTTTTGTAGTTATTCACATAAGGTTGAACCAAAGCTTTATTATCATTTGAAGCCGTGGATGATGTCTAATGTCAGGTACTATCCAGTAGGAGCTATAACAAATGAGATGTGGGAGACTGGAGATAAGATTGCTTCTGACTGGAAAGATGTATGGGCATATGAATGTATAATCTATAATACCCTTTTTCATATGCAAGGTATGTCACCAGAAGAAATAAGAGAAAAAATTTATGATCCAAGATTGAATTTTCAGGATATTGGTGGCCATAATAGTACTAATCCATCTATTAGCCTTCATCATAATGGTCCTCATATTATGCATATTCACGGTTCGAGGAATGTAGACGCAGCAATAAAAGCAATGACAACATATCTCAAAAATGCGGGAATATCTTGAGTCTACTATGTTAGCCGTGGTGTAAAGGTTTGCACGTCAGGTTGTGGCCCTGGAGGTGAGAGTTCGATTCTCTCCGGTTAACCCAAAAAGGAGAATGAGATGGAAGAATTTTGGGGTTATGTGTTGCTTTTTCTAGGATGTACCTTTTTTATTGTAGCTTTGTTTTCGTCTTTTCTAGGTTTCATTGCATACTTGGATGATGATATTTTTTTTACTAGAAGGGTTGGGGTATCTGTGCTCTTGATAGGATTTGGATTATCCTTTAGTCTTGTAGCTATAATAAAAGGTTGTATGCTTTTGGAGGGGTAGCTCAGTTATGGTAGAGCGTCTGGTCGAAGCCCAGAAGGTCACTGGTTCAATTCCAGTCCCTTCCACCAGATTGTGCGAGTCTGGTATACGTGGCGGTACCTCAGGTTTCCACCCTGATGAGAGGGGTTCGACTCCCATCATGCACTCTAATAGTAAAAGGGGCTATGTTCTAATGGTCAGGATGGGGGACTTTCAATCCACCGGTCTGAGTTCAATTCTCCTTGGCCCTAAATATAATAGGAGTACAGATAGATGGCTAAATTTGATCACGGAGATTGGGGAACTCGCAGACGGAAGTTGTATGAAGCTATTGTAGATTTGATCCCTAAAGAAGACATTGTCAATAAGCGTATATTAGAGGTTGGTTGCGGTGTTGGTCATTTAGGTATGATGTTTTATGAATTGACTCCGCATATTATAGGATTCGATGTTAGGGAAGAGCATATTGAAGATGCTAAAAAATTACATCCTGAACTTGAATTCTTTGTATGGGATATGGATATAGGATGGCCGGATATTACTGGGGTAGATATTATTTTTCATATAGGAACTTTATACCATTTATCAGATCCTCGGAAGAATCTGCTTGAATTGTGTGCGTTATTGAAGCCTAATCAATATGTAATACTTGAAACGGAGTTTGTTAACTCAGCGGATCCTGACAAAACAGTGGGGGTTAAGCAGAAAGGATATAATGTCTCTTACGAGCGGATTGGTAATAGACCTTCGCATGCTATGATAGAGGGGATATTAGAGTCTTGTAATATGAGATTTCATAGAGTAATGACGAACAAATATAATTCTGCCTACTATCAATACGATGCTCCTTACAGTGATGATAATAGTTTGGATGAGAGGGCGATTCGTGGGATATGGTATTTCTATAAGGAATAGTATGGAGGGTTGGCTGAACGGTTAAGGCGCATGACTGGAAATCATGTGGAGGTAATACTCTTGTGGGTTCGAATCCCATGCCCTCCGCTTATAAAAATAAAAGGAGGCTTGACCGAGTGGTAAGGTACCTGATTGCTAATCAGAGTTCAGGGTAATACCTGCGTAGGTTCGAGTCCTACAGCCTCCGCCAACTTTATCATAAGGAATGCGTATGGATGAACTTAACGAGAAAGAAATTTTAGAGATCCTAGAGAAGTACATGCGGGAAGATACAAACATCCCCAAGGAACTTCTGGATGATTTCAAGGAGCGCTTAGTAGATGTAATAAAGCTAATAAGTGAAGAAGTGACAGAGGCATACGAATCCGAAGATGAGATGATGCATTACGTTAAGGATTTTTTTGATAAGTTAAAAGAGAAAGGTGATCCGACAGTTGATTCACAAATATTTTTAGTTGTAGATGTGCCTATTTTAATTCCTGTAGAAGTTTTTGCGCTTTGTCTTCTTATTCACAGGGATTTTTTGACAGCAACTATGGCACAAGTATCGGAGTTTTTAATCAATGGTGTTTTGTCTCACATATTCAAATCAGCTGAGCTCTATAAGCTTCAAGAAACAATGCTAATGGGTCTGATGCGCCAAACGAGTAAGAAGGAGGTTAATTGAAATGGTATGGTATGTACTGAAAGACAAGAAGCCAGTCAAAGCAAAGAGTATGGAAGAGGCAGCTCGGGCTCTTGAGAAGGACAGGCGGGTAGCATATGATAAGCTACCAGGAGATGTGGAGGTTTCAACTGTCTTTCTGGTTCTTGATCTCCAGTTTGGGAACGGACCTCCTTTGCTTTTCGAGACGTTGGTATTTGGTGGAGAGCATAATGAGGAGATGAGAAGGTATAGCACTTGGGAAGAAGCAGAAGAGGGGCACAAGGAAATGGTGAAGATGATCCGAAAGGAAGAGCTCAAGGTAGTGAATGGAGGTAAGAATGACTGATTGCTCTTGTATCTATGTTGGAGACTATGAGCATCCCGAGTGCTACAACAATAGAGAGGTCACTGCCAGAAAAGAGTATCAGTGTTGTGAGTGTGGAAAGAAGATCCTCCCCTCTCACAAGTACAGATACATTACAGGGAAGTGGGAAGGCAATTGGGATGTATATAAGATGTGTGCTATCTGTGACGAGATTATCGATGCCTTCTTCTGCGAGGGGTTTTTGTTTGGGTACCTTCATGAGTATCTGTGGGAGCATGTTTTTGATTTTCAAGGAGAGATTGCAGGAGAGTGTCTTGCTGGCCTTTCCTCTGGAGCCCGAGAAGTTCTATGTGATCTGATCGAGCAATATTGGGAAGATGACGATGACAATCCTTAGAGAAAGACGATCTCTCTATAGGATCTCGGCTCGACATTTTGTAGCGGGGTTCGAGGCTGAGGAAGGGCGGGTAGTTTTCTCAGCCCCTATCTTGAGGTACATGGTAGGGTGGAGCTTAGGGCATGTGAGAGACTACTGTAAGACAAAGCGCTGGAAGCTAGAGTGTGTACGGGGGTGATGTATGACACTTGTAATAAACGGTAAGACATATCCCTTGTGGAGCCAGTTTGTTGAGAGCAGGGCTGACTGGATTGGTGGGACGTTACAGGATTTTGGTGATGCCCATATGCAAGGTGATTCCAAGACTACTATTACTGATATTGAGTTGGTTGAGAATGGATCTGAGTCTGCGTTTTTTAGAGTATGTGGAGAGACTTTTAGCTGCGGATTCGATGTGAGGTATGGAGGAGTTGTTGGAGGAGAAGAGGGGTGGGCAACCTTCTCTGGATACCAAGGCCATAAGTGGAGAATCAAGAAACCAAATAAGGAGATACTTCACTAGTTGAGAAAGGAGAACTCGATGCTACCTGATGGGCATGTTTGCAGAGGAAAATTCAGAGCGTATCCTTCGTTGCTATGTAGTATGTGTCCTCCTGACGATCATCACAGGAATCTTAATGTGCATTGGGATGAGAAAGTCGTATCGCTCTTGGCATACATTCATTATCTAGAGGAATGGATTGAGGATACCCATTTAGGTAATGAGCTACCAGACTGGAAGCGTCACCGACCAGGATGTATGGATGAAAAGGAAGATGTCGAAACTATAGCAGCTCCTTGATAATCTTACAGGCCGACCAAATGCTATGAGATACGTGGCAAAGGAAGCAATGAAAGAATATGAGGAAGTAACCAAAACTTTGGAATGGTATGCTGATAAGGCGAGCTCTCATGTTGGATTGTCTTACATAGAGATAGATGGGGGCAAACTAGCCAAAGATACGTTAGAGTTGATCACAGGGCGGTAACTCAGTGGAGGAGTACCTGGCCTTTAACCAGGGAGTCGGGGGTTCGAATCCCCCTCGCCCTACCATTTTTAGGAGGTGATTATGTGTACAAAAAAGGATTTGATTTTTATAGGAGTTGCTTTGAGCCTTTGTATTTGGATTGGTTTTCTTCGTTTCGCATTATATGATGTAGGAGGGTATGCGAGGACGTTTGGGAATATGGCTCTTGAGTTTCAGCAAAAATATTATGCTGTTCAAAAACAATTGATTGACTGTCTCAGGAACAATGAGACTTTGGACTTGCAATATGAGAGGCGTAGGCAGTTGGTCACGTCTGCCACGGTTACGGTTACCTGCTACAATTCCCACCCTTCCCAGACCGATAGTACTCCAGAGATTACTGCATTCAATACGAAAACAGGGCCAGGGACGGTAGCTGTAAGTAGAGATCTACTTGACAGGGGCTTTATTCCATTCAGTAAGGTGTGGGTGGAAGGTTTTGGGATCTTTACGGTTAATGATATAATGAATAAGAGATACGAGAATAGAATTGACATTTGGATAGGTGATAAGGCAAAGGTCTTTAAGAAGGAGGATGTTAGGATTATAGGATTTTGTGATTGTTCTAACAAGTCTGATATCTAGGAGACTTACTAATGGCAGGTAGGTATGATCCTGTATACGATGGAGAAGCTGTAAAGGTTAGATATAAAGAGAGTCCATTACTTTGGGCATGCTGCGATTGTGGGTTAGTACATCATTTTGAATATTATCTTGACGGGGATGAGTTAATGATTTATAACTGGAGGGATAGTAGGGCGACTGCTGCTATTCGACGGCATAAAAAGGCAAACCTTTTTAATGGAGCAGATAGTCTTTGGAAAATTGTAAGGAGGAGAGGGAGAGGTGCTCGTCGTAAAAGTATCCGTTAATTTTGATCAGATTGATGAAGTACATATCCAGAGAATTGGAAAGTGTCGTTCTACTAAGTATTATATGTATCGCATCGTAAAACCCAGAGGATATGAGAATTTTATTGTTGATCATGATCGGTCAGGGGGATACGTCCCTTTGGTCAGCTCTGTTTTTGAGATATTGAATCGACATAACCATAAAACTGAGGAGATGAAGGAGTGGGAGGCTGAGTCAAAGGCCAAGAAAAAAATTAAGAAGGGTGGGAGAAAAAAGGCTTGACAAGATTCAGGTCTTGTGGTATAACTGGGGATCATCAATAATGTAAGGAGGATTAACTGTGAGGCATCCTAACGATGAGGATCCTTTTATGCTTACTCTACAGGTTATAGGTTTTGCTATAGCTTTCATTTGGATATTGGGTTCTCTTTATTTTTTGCTCTAATGATGTATAAATCGGAAAGTCAGTTCGATCTGATAACCTATTGAATTCCGTGTAAATTTTATTGTATTACATTATGAACTGCTTTTTCTCTATAGATGATAGCATGGAATGGAGTTAATATGAGGAGAGAGACAGCCAAGGAGATAAAAGATCGGGCACACTTGGAGAATATGTATGGTGAAGTGTGGAATACAAGTGAGCTGAAGAGTAATTTTGTTGTATACGAATTCTTGCATCGGAGGGTAAGAGTATTAAGGAAGGCTGATGGCAAGAAAGGGACATTGCTTTATCAGAACTTCCCACGATTTTACTTTTCCTTTTTGGAGGATAAGGATATAAATGGCACGTAAAGATATAAAAAATAGGAAGGTGCCTAAGGTGAGATCCTGGGTACGTCCAACAAAAGTACATACTCCAAAACCGAAGAGGAGGGTAAAGTATCCACTGAGAGATTTAGAGAGGGATCAGGGAATCTACAAGTAGAAAACTATGAGATAGAAGAGGGGGGCGATGTAATGGAAGTGCAATTTAAGGAAGAGGAGGTAAGTAAAGTAGTAAAGACATCTCGTAGTTCGGGTGCAGTGGGGCCGAATGCTAAGGTACCGAAGCTGATTTTGGATATGGCTTATGATAAGACAGATTGGATTCTTGATTACGGTTCAGGACACAAGGCTATTCATACAAAGATGTTAAGGAAGGCTGGCTATGGTAATACGTGGGCTCATGATTTTGTAAAAGATTCTAAGGCCGATGGAATGTTTGTGAAAGATCTGATTTCAGTGAAAGGAAAGTGGGATATCATTTTTGCATCTAATGTTTTGAATGTTCAGGTTAGTGATGAGATGCTTTCGACGACCTTAAATGAGATCTGGCAGTTGATGAATCCCTTTTCTATCTTCGTTGCAAATTATCCGAAATCCCCCCGCAAACTTGGTATGACCATTGAGCAACTCTACTCCAAACTACGAGCAGGATTCCGGCGAGTATGTATAACACATAGCGATATTCTTGTATGTAGTAGGCCTGTTCATCTACATAAGAAACTTAAGGGTATTCGAACTAAGGAGAATAGGTCATTAACGAGATTGGCTAAACTGGCATTTTTGCGAGAGGAATAGGATATGTGGATAATGTTTTTTGGATATATGATATTTTTTGTATCTTTAGCGTTTCTTCTTGGGATAGGGTTTCTTATGGTGAGCTCTGGTAATCGGGAGGAGGATGGTTTTACTAAGGATGAAGTGAAGGGATCTCTTAGTGCGGGTATGATCTTATCCTTTGCGATAACACTTTTCATAATATCACTTAGAATAATATTTTAGTTAGTAAGATATAAAAAATATAAAAAGGGGCTTGACAAGATTATGGGTGTGTGGTATGATTTACAATAAGGGCATCCACAAAGGGGTAAGTTGCCAACGGTTAGATTGGAATGCCTCCCTACATCCCTCTCTTTACCTCCTTTGGTTTCTTACCCCTGCCCTCTTTTTTCTTTTTGTGGTATAATAATGAAATACTACAGAAAGGAGAAGTGTGATGGCAAAACGCAAAATCAAGAATACACGCCCAAGAGATACCAGCAGGAATAGGAGTAGAAGGGATAAGAAAAAAAGTTTAATGCGTACAGGAGCTCAAAACGGAGCATGGAAGGGTGGAAAGAGCGCACATTACTATCGAAGAAAAGCTGGAGCCAAGCCTGGAGAAGTTGTTCATCATAGGAATAAGAAGAAATCAGATATGCGTAAGAGTAATTTGAAGAGGATTTCCAAGGCACAACATAATCGAGTACATAAACGAGCCAAGAAAGGAAGGTCAGGTAGAAGGTAACAATGAATAGGAAAGGAAAGGGAAATGGTTATTCCACTGAAGAGAAGTGAACTGAGAAGTAAAATTGAAAACCAGAAAGGCCGATTCTTTACTGTCTACTTTGAAAAGCAGGACAAGAGCTTTCGCCAAATGAATGGGCGAACTGGTGTGAAGAAGTATTCAAATGGCGGTCGGAATCCTGCCGAAGGCAAACCTCACCTTGTTAACATGTTTGACCGTAAAATTCTAAGCTATCGAAATGCAAACCTGAATACGGTGAAGCTACTGAAGTGTGAAGGGAGGGAGTATGTCGTTATTGATTAATGATCCTGCAGAAAAAGATCCTTATCGTTGTCATTGTGGAGCGTGGGAAATGGAGGGGGCGGTATGTCTCTGTGTCCATTGTTGTATGTGGTAAGTGGGTATGTGAATCCCCCCAAGGCGATGATGGTCTTGAAATTTGTGATGAGTGTTACGGCCATGAATGAAGGGAGGCATTGTGATTGTACGAGACCATACAGGAGTCTTTGCTGAGGTAAAGGACTTTATTTACCGGTTTACTGATGATTATAATATGAAACGGCTGAGTGAGATAGAACTTAAGGTAACTTATGGTCGAAGTTACTATTCCGGTGTTTGTAAGTACCCACCTAAAGGAACTCGTAACAAACCTTACCGTATCATCTGCCGAGTAAGCAAGTATAACATTGCCTATAATCGATTTCCTATGACTGTTACTGAGAATGTAGGTACAGAGACATATGATGTGGATAGTGGGCCTATTCAATTATATGAGTACATTGAACACTCTGAGGAGCATAAGGCTTACAGGAGAGTAGCTGTAACGGGTTGGAAGTATATTTCAGAAGAGGTTACTTTCTGTGATCAGAGTGAAGTACTTGTTTTTATCTTTGGGCATGAGTTGTGGCACTTCCTGTGTAAAACAAAACAGGAGAGAGGGAATTGGGAGACAAAGGCGAATAAGTTTGGTATTGAGGTTTTGAAAGCTTTTAGGAGATGGAGAGTTGAGCAAGATGCATATCGAATGGCAAAGGGATGATTGTAAATAAGAAGTTCAAGTGCAAGCAGTGCGGCAATTGTTGTGATTACTATGGATCTCGCTATGGACTGGAGATTACACAGGAAGATTTTCGAAGATGGAAGGACGCAGATGCTCAATATATTCTGGCATTTGTTAAAACCTACGTGCGGAGGGGTAGGGAGTATGCCTATAGAAAAATATGGTACAACCCCCGGCGAAAAAGCCAGCAATTACCCTACTGCCCGTTTTTATATGAGATCGTTGATAAAGGAGGAGAATTGAAAAGGAAATGCGGTATCCACGAGCTAAAGCCTATGGATTGTAGGGAATTCATGACGCCGGAATGGGAGAAGGACCGATTTGATTGCAAGGGTTATGACTCATGAGGTAGAACGGTGTTTGGGTAAGTGCCTAAAAAAATTTTACTTTTTTCTTGACAATGTGAGACTCTTGTGGTAGAAATGAGCCGAGGAATAGGAAACCACTGTAGGGAGGTAGATTGATGGAGAAGCAATTGAGGAGGTTTGTATGTAGAGCAACCCATCCGAGAGATTCAGCTGAGAGTGATATTGTCGTATTTGCCACATTTGATCCAGGTGAGCCAAGATCTTATGACTATCCTGGTACTCCCCCCCGCTTTAATATTGAGTATGTAGAGGGAATGACAGATGAAGAAGTATGTGAATTTTTGGATTACTTGGAGGATACATGTTGGCAGAAAGCTAATGAAGTATTACATCCCATAAACCTAGGAAAGGAATAAAAATGGCAAAGATTCTAGACGAAAATCAAATCAAGGATACGGCCTATCATCTTCTTGAAATTGCTAAGATACTCCTTAAACGTGATGGATATGTGGCTCCTGTTGGATTTCTTTTCACCGAAGAAGGAATGAAAGGTACTATACTGAGATTTGAAGATGCGGATTCTAAAGCGGCATGTATCGAGGAATTCAAGAAGTTGGCCAAAGAACATAAGGCATATGCAGTTATTCTAATCACCGAGGCGTGGATGGCTCGATCCGATAATAAGGATGATGCGGATTTAGCGAATGATATTGGAGTCAAGTTCATACCTGGGCGAACGGAGCAGATCAATATCTCTATTGCTGCTCCTTATATGCGGTTGGTTATTACACAGGAAATTGATACGTCTGATGAGGGAACTCCAAAGATTATAGGTGAACCATATGAACTAGGGCATGATATTGAAGGTAGGATATTCGATGGTCTTTGGGAAGCTGAATATAACCTAGTAAGAAATACTTCGAAGGAGATCAACTGAAATGAAACATGTTGTCGAAGAGGCGATTGGGGTTGCCACTGCCTTTCATGAGGGACAGGTAGACAAGAATGGTACGCCGTATATCTTGCATCCCTTACGAGTCATGCTCAAGTTTACTGATCCTATTGAACAGGCAGCTGCAGTCCTCCACGATACTGTTGAAGATACCATTCTCTCTCTTGCTTACCTCAAGTCCTACGAGTTTCCTGAAAGAGTGGTGGAACTTGTAGACATCCTTACTCGGATGCATGGAGAGAAGTACATGGATTACTTAGAGAGGGTTGCTTCCGATCCTGTAGCGGTTCGAATCAAGATTGCTGACCTGGAAGATAACATGCCCAGGCCCGAACGTCCTCTCCCTAAAGAGCACAAGGGGCTGGAGAAGAGGTACCGGAAGTCTCTTGAGTACCTGCAAGAAAGGAGTGCGTAGTGACAAAAGAAGAGGCGTTAGAGAAGTACGGGAAGGTTCAGCTGCACTTTAAGAACTACTACAAGTACTTCTTCACATTCAAAGGGGTAGCGTATGATGGAGCAGTGATCGTCTACAGCTTTGGTGGGCATGCAGATGACGTTTACCGGTGCGAGGTCGATGTGGAAAAGCCAGTGACAATGGCCGATGATGACTACGCTGCTCTTAGGATCAGTAAGGATGGTGAGACGATTTATGAGGAGACCTATTATTAAAGGAGGATGCCATGCAAGATCCAACTGAAGAACTGCGTAGGTTGGCAACTGAGCGTATCAATTCGGCAAGAGCAGAAAGGGCAGATTTGGAAGAGGTTTATGGGAAGGTGTGGGATACTCAAGAGCTGCGGGATGATTTTACAGTACATTCCTTCCTAGCTCCCTTTGTGCATGTAACCAGAAAATCGGATGGAGTAAGGGGTACCTTGGCTTTTCAGCACTGGCCAAGATATTACTTCTCATTTTTATCAGGAGATTGAATGGAGGAAAAGAATGAAGATTTTAGATTGTAGTTATCATAGAAATGGAGTTGGTGGAACGCCTTTTTTTGTCTCTATATTTCAAGATGACGAACCGGCGTGTAAGGGAAAGACCATGTTAGCTATTCAGTTCGATGTGGAGGACGAGGTCTGTACAGCAGTTTTTGATCTTGATTTACTTGCAAAAGGGAATATAAAGTTCATGGAGAATTCCTGGCGGGGAGATCATTTCCATGACGACCTCAAAGAACTTGTTCCTCCGATAGTATTTCCAGCAGAACAATATAAGGAGGAATAGGATGATCAAAATGAACAATGATGAGAAGTGGTTCAAGGAAAAAGCAAAGCAGGAAATGGAAGATCTTGGCGCTGAAGAATGGCTCGCTTAGGAGATTACAATGGCGAAGATATATGTACATACGATGAAGGTAAGAGCTGATGGGTTTGTCTCTTCTTTCCCGATTGATATGCTCAGATATGATTCTTGCTATCCAGACAGTCAAGATGACGTTAATAGGATTGTGGCTACTCTTGATTACAGAAGACGTACTGTCAAAGATGAGGCTCATGTTATTTCTGTTATCCATGTTGGGGATAAAGGATGGACGCCAACTGATGAAAGGTGGAAGTCGTTCGGCTGGAAGGTCATAGAACATCACATACGGGAGAGGTAGAATAAGGAGAAAGCAGTGACGAACGGATCGGATGAATTATATAACAGAGCAAGAGCCGGTAGATTTACTGGATGCGATGCGGTTGTAATCACTTTTGATTGGATGCTTGGTATGCTTCGTGGAGGAAGTATAATCGAGATTGGGATGGGGCCGTATTCTTCCAAATTAATCTCTGAACTCGCTGAGAGAAGGAGGGCTACTGCTTACCATTGTGATACGGCTCCTGCAAGATGGATGGAAGATTTAACAGGTGCAAGCCGAGTGTATACAGGAAGATCTGATGATTTCTTTTCATATCTTGAGGAGCAATCAGTTTCTTCTGTTGCTGTATGTTTGATAGATGGTTGTCATAGTCACGAACAGGTAAGGAAAGATTTTTGGAACGTGGACTGTATATTGAAACCTCATGGACTTATTGTGATGCATGATACCTGCCCACAATTTGAAAGTAAGCTTGGTTCTGCAGCTTGTGGGGATGCTTACATATTTCGTCAAGAACTGGAAGCTAATCATCGGGACTCCTATGGAACCATTACCTTTCCATCAGGGGGCTATCCAGATGCGGGGGGATGACTTGGGCTGTTAAGAAGGATCCGAACGCACTGTACTTTCAAAAATAAAGGATATGGAATGCAAACAGAGAGAAGACTAACAGCTGAGGAAGTGGAGCGATATGTCAAAGAAGAAGGAATGTGCTGTCCCTTCAGTGATTGTAGAAAACGGACTCTTACATGCGAGTGCGTCCAAGACAGTCAGAAGGGGATTGAAACAGATGTCAGATGCCGTTCTTGTGGGAGGCAATTTACAGAACAGTATGAACTCACATCTATTGTTATCATGCAGGAGAAAGTGGATGAGGCGAGCACAAAGAATAAAAAGACAAGTACAGGATCGAGATGATTGGTGTGAATGTGGTAATGGTAGGGATCGGGCAACCGTTGTGAGTATTGCAAAGACAAATGTACGAGGAGAAAGAAAAATAGTAGATCATGTATTTTCGATTTGGTATTGTGATGAGTGTGATGGAATTGTTGACGTATTAACAGACTGAAAGGAAGTAAGAATGAAGGAGATTATGTAATGGGTGACAGAGCAAATGTTTTGATTTCTGGAGTCTACCTGTACACACATTGGGGTGGAAGGCATCTACCTTTCATCGTCCGAGATGCGCTCAAGAAGAAATGGCGATGGGATGACGATGCCTACCTCACAAGGATCGTCTTTTGTGAGATGGTTAAAGGCCAGGAAGCGGAAGAGACCGGATTCGGGATCTGTAGCTACATGCCTGACAATGAGCATCCGGTTATTGAGCTCAACTGTGACAACCAAACGATCACCATTGGTTCTGTCACAAAGACGTTCGAAGAGTACGCTGCAATGGACGATGGAGAGCTACAGGAGTTTCTTTATGGTGGTGTTAATTGGTAAAGAATAGAAAGGAGAAAGTACAATGAAGATGATGGACGATGGACAGATGATCGATGTCAGTATTGAGTGGACAGAGAACTGCTTGGGAACGAGTCCTGCAGATCCGAAGCTCTATGAAGACTACATTGCCTCTCGTGCGATCAAGAAAGGCAAGAAGAGTGAGGAAGAGGTTGCCAAGGAAGTTACAGAAGCATACGAGGCTCTTGATGCAGTTGAGCAAAGGGGCTGGACAACCTTTCTCAGGGACAAGGATGGCTTCTATGTGTACGACTATTGGGTAAAGGGGTTCATGAAGAGCTCTTTGGCTGTACTCATGGAAACCAAGGATGTGGATAAGGTGACTGCATACAAGAATACGATTGACCGGTACATTTTCGTTTGGCCGAGGAAACTCAGGTTCCAGTACGATCCTAGTATCCTGAAAGAGAATGGAGGAAGGTTGCCGGTCTACGAAAGGCCTCTTCGTGCCATGACTCCGCAAGGTCCCAGGACAGCTCTTACCCGTAGCGATTACTTCCCGCCTGGAACAAAGATGGACTTCACCGTCGAGCTGCTCCCCACAAGTAAACTGAACATCGAAATGCTAGAGACGATCTTTAGCTATGGGCGCAAGTTTGGTATGAGTCAGTGGGCAAGTGGTGGATGGGGAAGGTTCGATACACTCAAGTTCGAGCCTCGTGCAGAGATGAAGATGAAGAAGAAGGGAAATTGAAGGTTATGAGTGCTATTATTGGTGGGTACTGTGGTGGGTGTGATAGGAAGACCTACGTTTCTCTTGGGCATCCTGAATGGTTTGATGCTTGGCTATATAAAGGGGAGAGCAGCAAGCAACATAAAGCGTACATTGAGCTCAGGAATTTGAAAAGGTGTCAGAAGTGTGCGCCCGAAGAGTGGAAGAGGCTTCTTTCTGTAATGCTCAAGAAGGATCCTGGGCCATCTTCTCAGTCGGATTCGTTGTATGATGATTATGTTGCTCTCAAAATAGCCACAAGGAAAAAGAAGAAGGGGAAATAATATGGCATGGAGATGTGTTTACTGTGGATTGTTTGTGCATTTATTGACTAAAGAAGAGAAGGAAGATGATCCAGCTTACGAAGGACTTCAATGCGAACCAACTTATGAGTGCAGACATTGTAATGATATTTACTTTTGTACTCCTCTAGAGACAAGGAACGAACCGGAAAAGAGCATACGAGTGGTGGTCTGAACCGGATTTGATGCGATCAGAAGGGAAAAGTAAAGGAAAAGAGGAGCTTAGAAGAGATGAGAAATGAGGAGAAAGGGAACAGATCTGAGAGGAGGCGATCAGACAAGGAACTGATGTGATGTGAATGGTGAGGGGTATGAGTCGAAAAGTAATGGATGCAATAATACAAACGGAAAGTCAGATACAGACAGCTGAGTGTGTAGGGTGTGGCTATTGTTGTATGAAAGCTCCTTGCGCTGCTTCCTCTCGACTCTATCCTGGTGTAACACATTGCCCTCAACTGGTATGGAGTGATGATCTTAGCCGGTACCTCTGTAAACTTGCCCTGCTTCCCGGTGAGGTAGGTGAGAGGTACCGGAAGGAGCTAGCTATCAATGCAGGTTGTTCTTCTTCTCTCTTCAATACCTGGAGAGAAGATGTGCATAAGCGGAGTGTAACCGAGGCGAGTCCATATGATCACGTCTCTAATCCTATACCTCCTGACTTCCAGTTGTTCCTTGGTATTCTAGCTAATCAATGGGTCTCCGGTGACTTACTCTACCTAACTGCACTGCAACTACAAGAGCGTTTAGAGAAAGATCTTCATTACACAAAGGAAGAGGCTGCAGAGTATATCGTGCATGTACTCAAGATCTTCAACGAGAACAGAAAATCTTATGTGAAGGATTTTATGGGTTGAAGGGGAAATGACCAGAACGGGAGAAGAGGAGAGTAGAAAAGAAAAGATTTGAGGGGAAAAGGATGTGACAAGAGATAAGAAGAAATGATTCGGAAACGTATGAGTCGTAGTTTTTTGTACTGAAAAGAAATGGAGCTGACCAGACCCGAAAGGAAAGGAACAGGAAATCACAAGAGAAGATTAGATCCGATACGATTGGAGAAGGAACTGAACGGGACGGATCCGACATGAGGAGAACCGGAAGCGAACAGAGAAGATTAGATCCGATACGATGGGAGTTGGAGAGGAACAGAAAGGAAGGGAATCGTGATGAACTGGAAGTGAACAGAAGGGTACTGAACAGATCCGAGTGAGATGAGCTGAGTTGGAGAAGACAAGATCAGAGTTGAGATGGAAGAGATCCGAACGGAGGGGGAGAGAACCGAAACGGAGATGATAAGACCGGAGCAGAGGGGAAGTGGAGAGGAGATGAGCAGAAAGGAAGTGATATGATAAGAACTGGAAGAGAGCAGAGCCGAATCGAAGTGAAAGGGAGACTAGTTACAGGCCGTTATACTAGTGAGTATCTTGTTCTATTATAAGCCCCTAAAAAATATGAAAAAATTTGAAAAAAGAGGTTGACAAAATGCAAACCCTGTGGTATAAATAGTATTAGAAGTAAATATACTATTCAATATCACAAGGGAGGCAAGACAAATGATGTGTAATGAGTGTGGTAAGAGTATGAAGTTTAGAAGCGTTGGCTACAGGGGCGAACGCAAGGGTAAGGAATTCTGGACGTGTAGGTGTGGGTATGAGGAAACTATTGATCTCTTAGTTGAGGTCAAGGAGAATCGGGCAGGGAGGAAGAGTAGGAAGGATGAAGATAATCTAGAAATAGTTATGGGAGGCTAACTATGGCAAAGAAGGTAACACT